TCAATCAGAAGTATCATCTTTATTCTTAATTCCTAAGTTGTTCAAAATGTCTTTTGCCATTCGATCTGTAATGCTATAACAATTTTTGAGAACATAGTGCACCATAGGGTGTTCATGTGCCAACTTTTCTTCAAATTGGCTAAATCTATTTCTGGCTGCAGAGTAGTTAGCACGATATGAGATCAATGATTGAATATACTCTTCATACAAATCACTTTCAGATTTGATGCGAATTCTATCGGCTACTTGCATGATTTTGTAGAACTTGTCGAACTCCTCAGTATTAGCTCCACACGCATAAGAGTATAGTACGTTTAACATCTTGTTACTCATGATGTTATTGTGTAATCTATCATGAGTTTGACGATAACAATATGAGTCACAATCTGTTGTATTCACCAACTCAATAACGCCTTTGAAAATATGTTCTACTGCACATTTGAGGCCTGGGTTCTTTAATGCTCGCTTATATGCAGAAGGACGAATTTGATACAACGTCTCGATGCCAAACTTATATGCTAAACGTTTTAATGGCTCTAATTCGATGCCATCAATAAATCCAAATTGTGTGCATAATGCAGTAGGATCAGAATTATAACTGCCTATGCAGAACCCAGATAGTTCATCGATTTCAGAAGACGTTAAGAATAACTCCTCATAATCGTATTTGTTTGTACGTTTATTGTACTTTGTCACTATGACATTCGCTGAAGCAGGACGTTTCTCACGAGGTTTATCAGCCTTTTCAGCCTTTACTTCCATTGATTTGCGAAGTGGCTCAAGATCAGTTGTGTTGAGAATTCGGACTTCATCACCTTGATAGATTTCCTTAAACGTATCAATGAGCGCCATTTCAACAGGATTAGAACGTCGTACAACAATAACCGGTTCATTGATTCGTGGATAATTTTTGCTTGGATTTGCTGCCATCGCCTTGATGATGTCACGAACTTTCTTTGCACTTACACCGTCGTCAATCAAGAAATGAATATACTCACGTCTATAGTCAATAAGGTCAGACAATCGAATTTCTGAAACTTTATGACGACGATACATCACTAAGTTGTCAACAGGCTTTTTGACTCGAGGTGAATATGAACTTGTTTCATAAATTCGCGCATGAGACAGTTCACGTTGTAGATTAGGGTGCTCTCCTACCTTTCCAGCGTCTTCTGCAGTAACAGTGCCATTCAAGAATTTGATGCCTGATGCCATTAGCACATTATGTTTTGTGCCTGCCATTCGCAACAATTCACGAGCTAGTTTTCGTTCATATTTGATTTCATGAAGTGAAGCAATATCCGATGCCATTAAATCATCATTGATTTTGTTTACGCGTTTTACAATATTGTTGATTGTAAATTTGTCCATTTGGAGTTCTTCACGTGATGGCTGTGGCATCAATTCATTAATAGGAAAATGAATATATGTTACTGGTGCAGTGGCATTTAACCAAGAAGTTTTCATTCCTGGTGTGCCTTCTAAAGGATATACAATATTGCCACAAATCGCATATACACCAGGCCCATCAACAGATTCGTTGTAACGTGTAAAGAAATAATCGTCGCTATACGTTTCGAAATTTTTGAAACTCGGGACATTAAGATTAGCGCCAGATAATTCATATACATCTGGATCAAATGGCGCTAAAATTCGACGAATTTCTGAGTGCCATGAATTAATATCAAGTGCTCTAACTGGGACTGTGACTTCAATACCAGATTTATCGCCTTCCTCAAATGGGCCTTCAAACACTTTCATGATTTGTGGCTCGCCATTTGACAATGCAGCAGTATAAATTCGTACTGTTCCTTCAAAGAACGACGTTACATTAAATGTGTCTGTATATGAGAATGGTGACTTAGCACCTAGTCCAAATCCACCAGTAAGATCACCACGATCGGTTTTAAGTGATTTGAAGTATTGAGTGTAAATTGTGATCATATCATCATGGCTAAGACCAGGACCATAATCTCGAACTACAAATCGCGGATCAAGTTCATTAGGAGCTTTGACCTGCCATTTAGCCTTGGTACCATTAAGTAGATGAGCATCCATAGCATTACAAACAACTTCACGAACTACAGCACGAATTTTGTGTTTGTAGATACCACTTGACAAAATCTGAAAGGCCTTAGCAGAAGTACTTATGCTAAACTTGTGAGCATCACCTGAATTTCCAAGAATAACTTCATTTTGATTATTAAATTGCATGATAAATATCTCACTTCATATTAAAAGGCGTGTTTATATTGATCGAGTAATTCTACTGCACGTCGAACGTCTTCTTCAGTGTTAACTCCGGCTTCTAAACGAGCTACCATTTCGAGGTTCAAGTTACGATCGATCGCAGCTTGATGTTCATCAAAGAAACGTTCCATTGCATGGTGATGGTGTTTAATTGCAGTGCGTAGGTTGTTTATGTCAATTTTCATTTCAATTTACTCAATGGATATATTTGATATGTCTATTATACTAAACGTTGATTTGAAAGTAAACATTTAAATGCAAAAAGTTTAGACAAAATTAAAGGACCCTGAGGTCCTTTTTAAATTTATCTTTGCGATAGTATTTTGATTTGTCCTTTACAACCTGCATTTTAAATGCAGGTGTTCTGACAACTTTTGCGATCGGATTACGTTTACCTTTCATTTCCATAACTCCAAATATTTATTCTCTAGATCTTCCGGTACAAAGAAATGGCTTGCAAAAAATGCGTCCATACCTGTAACAAGATTTCGATCTTCTCGAATAGACATACCACATGCTTTGTCGCCAATTATCCATGAACCGATGATAGGATAATAACCGTCATGTGGTTGAATATCATGCCATTGTTGATACATATAGCCCCAGTGATCATATTCAGGCACTTTGTGCGATCCGGGTGCTAAATGACTAAGCTCTTCGCCTGAACAAAATTGTGAACGATAAATATTTGAACCTTCACGCCCATGAATTGCTTTCTTAGCATACTGTCCAGATTTCGGACGATGGCTCCCATCAAAGCTTGCTAACAAGTTAGGATGATTAGGGAACATTTGCCATAATTTAACAAGCATTGCTTTGTTTGAAAGTAACATTTTCCATGCAGGTTCCATCCATCGTGTATTAGTGCAATCAAGAATGTCAGATCCAAATTTCTCTTCAGTCATCCATTCCCAAGGATAAAGTTTAAAACAATTTTTGATCTCTTGGTCTTGAAGATCAATGAACGATTTAGTTTCCGGTCCAGTGCCAATACGTTCTTTCAAAAGGCCAATGTCTTGCATTTGCAGTTCTTTGACTGATAATCCTGCTCGAAGTGCAGAATCCATCAAATAAACTAAATTGCCAAAGTCTTCATGACGGAATCCACCACTTGATGCAAAATGAACTAATTCGCCAGGTTTAAATCGAGATTGCCATACTTCTTGAAGAGTTTCATCAATAAGATTATATTGAATGCGCAGATCGTCAGGATAATCTCTTCCATCAGGAAGTTTCTTCATACCTTCGATATAATTCCATTGTGCAACAGAACACTCAAGAATTGAAACTGGTGTATCGCCATTGTACTCAAACATTTTCAATGAATTGTCCGAGCCAAATGCAAGGTCAAAACGCCCATATAATGATTTGTCGCCGCGTTTCCATGATTGTTCAATTAACGGAATTGAATTTTCATCCAAGTTGAAGTATTCAGGGTAATCTCCAGACGTGACCATTTGCTCTACCATTGCACATGACATATCATGAAGTTCTTGTGTTGCGGCTTGAATGCGATCAATTTCACCTTCTGACATACCATACACTACACCTTCTTGCCAATACGGTGCACCTTCAGGACCGGATGGAGCATTCCAATAGTTGAAGCCGATTCCCTCTAAAAGCTCGACATGATTAGGGCGAATTTCGAAATTAGTATGTCGTTTCATATTTTCACTCAGGTTGTAGTGTATAGAAGTATTTTAAACAATATTATTAGCGATGTAAACTGTTTATCTAAATTTAGTATATTCGCAACGATGTTGAGGGATTTTCATATAACGATCGGCTAATGTTAAACCAACATATGTGCCATCAGAATACCATGTAATAGAACTATCGTTACCTGTATATGTAACAATTGAATCGCCTAAAAGTGATAAACATTTGAGCGTAACTGTGCCAGCAGGCGTATATCCCTGATTTGCCTTTGGGCGTTGCATTACAAAAATGCTCAATGCGATAACAATTCCAACAATTAAACAGAATATCATCTGTCTATTATTTAACTTACTCATAAAACCTCCAAATGGGACCGAAGTCCCAAATTAATTAACCACCAGAAGATACAGCACCACCAAAACCACCACGAGACACTGAAGTACTACGTGAGACTGATGTGCTTCGAGATGTGGCAGCTCGAGCAGATACGGCACGAGATTCTGTTGCACGATATGAATTTAAAGTACTACGAGCTGGTGGAACATATGCACTTGAGCCCATTGAACGTTGCCGTTCTTTATATGAATTATATGAGCCATTAGACATCATATTCCCAAGCATCATACCCATGGCACCTGCCATTAGCATATCCATACCAGAGAACCCAGAATCAGATGCAGCTTTAGATGCGGCAGCAGGATCAGTTTTATGGAGTTCAAGTAATTTTACCCAATCTTCATATGTGCCAGTATAACCTTTTGATTTAGCTTCTTCATATGATTTGTTAAGTGTATCTGCGACTTGAACAAATGCACCTTCAGGAGTTTGTGTCACACTTTCTGCCACAGCAACAGAATCATCTTTTGTACATCCGGCTAAAACGAAAGCCGGGACAATAAGCATTGCAACAGATTTTTTAAGTTTCATAAGTTTGCCTTAGTTGAAATAAACAATTAAACCACAAGCCATAATAATTATTCCTATAAGGAATCCAGATGACCAGTTATACTCTGGAAACATAATATCTCCATTAAATATCAATGTTTGAGTACTGTGCAATGATTGCAAGTCCTACAGAAATGAAGATCAATCCAACCCAAGCTCCAACATCTAAGTTTTGATTAAGCATTGCTTTAGCTAGAAATGCGGTGGCAATGGCTCCAAGGCCTGACCACATGACATATAAAATTCCAGCTTGCATATATTTCAATGCAATAACACAAGCAATAAATGATCCGGCGTATAATGCAGCACCAATCAACAAAGGTACAATATTATTAAATCCATCTGCCTTAGCCATATAAATCGTTGAGACAACGTCGGTTACAATGGCAACAAGTAACCATACTACTCCCAACTGAACCGGCGTCATACCAGTTCACTCAAAACTTTACGAGCTTCTTTAAGCCAGTCATCGCGAGTGATGTCGCCATCATCAGGTGCAATTGCAGTAGTGAACAATTTAATAACTTTCCATGTACGAGTGCTGTAATTATTTTCAGACCATTCAGAAAATAGGCGTGTATACTCATCATCTACCTTTCGAATACCGAAAATCCGACGCAGTGTACTAGCTTCTTTCTCTTCTCCACATTCATCTTTAGTCCAGCCTAGAGTTTTGCCAATAACACAAGTTTTATATTCACCCATGCCAAATACGGTATTTGCTGGCAATTGTTCTACTGCTTCAATTACACGAATAAGGCCATTTGTTAAATTGATCTTCATATTAATTTACTCATTTGATTTAAGATAGATCCATTATAACAACGGTTCTATCTCATGTAAACATTAAAAATGAATTATTTTTGGATTAAATCCAACCAAATTTCTCGAATTTCAGTGGTAACAATTTTCTGCAATTCTGCTTTGAATTTTGAAGGTTGCTGAGCTGCATTCAAAGTAAGACCTTCACGTTCGGCTTCTTCAAAAATATCTTTCATTGTAAGACCCATTACTTTGCCAAAGTCTTTAGTTGTCACTTCACCAATGTGAGAAACAACATTCGAGATACGAGCTTTAGTAACATATTCACTGAATTTGCTCAAGAGTTCTAAGTCTTCAGGTGGTAACGGAGTAGGGATTTTAGGAAGTTTTGATTTGCCTTTTTCTTTAAACTTGTCAGTTTTATATTTGATCGCAAGGCGAGATCCACCACGCAAGAACATTGGAGTATTTGGCTTGATGACAAGGCCTTCTGCAACATTATCTTTAGGAGCAGGTTGTGGGTGAATGCTATACATGTTTTCCCATGTCAATGATGGTACGATAGAATCGAATTCAACCGGTAATTTCAAAAGTTGTTCAAGTGTACCACGAGCAATTAATGGAGCAATTTTCAATCCACGATAATCGCAGAATTCTTGAACTTTATCATCAGCCCACCATCCATGTGAAAACCCTGCATCTGGTGCATCCATATAGATGTCAAATACATAGAATGATTTAGGGCCATAATCAACTTCTTTCTGGATTCCTTCACCTGCATATTCACCAAAGATTTGCATACTTTTGAATGAAGGCACGTTAGCAACAAGATCACTTTGAATTGCTTCAAATACGTCAATCAAGTCTTTCATTAGATCTTCATATCCGAAGAATTTTTCAGTTTCGCCAATGAAACCTGAACGTTTTGCAGGTTTGATAGAGTCCGCTGTAATGACAACCGAGAAGTTTGTGCCGTGAATTTTTTCACGAGCTACAAATTCTGTGTTGACTGAACCTTCACCAAGTGCAATAGCATCAAAACATTGGCGAATAAATTTATCGTTAGTGTGGTTTTCAAGGCTTGAATATTTAATGAAAGACATATTGTTCTCCAAAGTATTGGGATTATTAAAGTACTGCGATTGAACGACTGATTAAAATAGGACCTACTTTTTTAGGTGTAAGGAAACCAGAATTTGCGAGTTTTTCGAGATATAGAGTTTCCTGTTCTTTAGAAACAATTACAATATCGATAGTTTCTTGGTGGACTGCAATGTGTCCTGATTCCATGTTTGTTGCTACAACTTCAACCAAGATTTTCATTCTACTGCTCCAAAAATTGCGGATACTTTTCCATCAGAATAGGTATGTAAAATTACTCTGATTCCTGCTAAGCGATTATTTTCTAGAGTGGTTAGATTTGCATCCGAAAGGTGCATGTGTTTAAAAATTCCTTCATCTGATGCTTGATCGATTTCGCAAACTTTAAGAGGATTTTTTGCATACTTCTTAATAGATTGCTCATCATAATCTAAATCAAGATTTAGCAACTCGTTATATGTAGGGAAGCGTTTACGTGCTTCGATGATTAGTTTACGTTCATTAGGTGTCTTAGTCAAATTTGCAGCATCGTTAAAGACTTTGACTAAATTGTTGTAAATCGTTGCAGTGAGTTTCATTTCTTTCTCCAAAGGAGTCAGCTTACGCTGACATCCAATCTTTACGAAGTTGTGCATCATTACCAAATAGCATTTCAAATTGTGCCTTCCAATTTTCAGGAAGTTTAACTACATCGAAATGCGGTTCACGAATAACTTTTTCATACTCTTCCATCTCCAAGCTTCCGAGTCCCTTGATGTAACGGAAACTATAGCCTTTAAGATTAGGTTTGTCTGCTTCATATTCATCAATTGTGTAGTACCATTTTTGGTCTTTGCCTTTCTGACAAATTGCAACCGGAGTTTTGACAAACTTGATTCGCCCTTGTTCAAAAAGTTCAGGCCAATTACTAAAGAATGCTAATAACGATGGATAGATCGAGCCAGTCCCGTCGACATCGGCATCCGTCATAATTGCAATATTTCGATAATTTAGATTTTCTGCAGGTTCACCAATAGTTAATCCAGTGATTGCACAGATATCGAAAATTTCTTTATTCTTGAGCATTTCTGCAGGTGTCATACCCCATGTATTCATTACTTTACCACGTAATGGATAACCACCATGAAGTTCACGATCACGTGTAGAAATTAAGTAACCAATCGCAGAATCACCTTCTGTTAAAAATAATGTTGTCTCAACTGTGTCATCACCGTATTTGTTAGCTTTAATATGTTTTGCAACTTTTGCCTTTGCAGCTTTCTTTGCAGCACGTGTGTTTGCAGCTTTTTCGGCAGCTAATAACTTTGCAAGAACTGCTTCAATGATAGGCATCAAAATAGATTCATTTGCAATAAGCATCCGAGACAATTTCTTGATGTCAATATCAATATGAGCTTTCACTTCACCCCATGGAGAAGTTAATCGTTCTTTTGTTTGTGAGTCAAATCGCATGTTTGGCATGTTCTTAATGAATAATAACATTGTCAAACATTCTTTGATACGTGCTTTATTGACTTCAACTTTATGGCGTCGTTTGATTTGCGGAATCAATTCATTTGTCAATTCATCGATCACATAATCAATATGAGAACCACCAACCTTTGTGTGGATTGCATTGACAAATGACAAGTGTCTGAATCCATCATCTGAACGTCCAATAGCTAATTGAACATTGTCCGTTTCCATGATGATTGCATCTTCATCATACATTTTTGCATATTTTTTGAAGTTTCCAAGTACTCGAACATTGTTGAATTTGAATTGGATGTCTGGGTAAATAACTGCTAAGATTTGTAGACGATCCTCAACAATTTGTTCGATCGTGCTATCTATACCATCACAATCAAGCAATGAGAAATCCGGCACAAATGATACTTCAGTACCTTGTTTTCCACCTGCTTTTGTTTTCCAATCAATGTTTGACATGTTGTCTGAACATTTAACAACGATAGTATTTTCACCATCACATGTTGTACCAATGAATTCTTTAGAGAAAATATTCGTTAATGAACTACCAACACCATTGAGGCCTGCAGTTTTACGAGTTGCATCATCGCCAAAGTTGCCTCCAGCTTTAGTTCGAGTCCAACAAGCTACAGCGCCAGGTAGTTGAGTGCCTTCTGGAGTAGTAATCATTGCCTGCGGAATACCACGACCATTGTCTTTAACTGTAATTTGATTGCCTGAAATTTTGACTTCAATTTTATTTGCAAATGCAAAATCAGTTCGAATTGCTTCATCTAATGAATTATCAATAATCTCATCAATAATTTTGACTAAAGCCGGAACATATTTAAGTGTTTGAAATTTGCCAAACAAAAACCGATCATGGTTTTCTGATGTTGTAGAACCAACATACATGCCTGGACGCTTTAACACATGTTCACGATCAGATAACATTTTAATTTCAGTGCTCATCGCAACTCCAACGTAATTAGGTTATTGAAAATTATAATTCAATAATGTTAAAGCAAAGGGAGCTAATGCTCCCTTAAATTATTGTTCAAAGTACTTCTTCTCGGCTTTACGTCTATTTGTTAGACCTGGAATAACTTGTAAGACACCTTTAACTCTGCCCTTATTCCATACCAAGAACTGACCTGCTGCACCTGCATAATCTTTCGCATTCAACTTCTTCAACAATGTTGACCCAGCGAATGCGGTTTCACCAATATTGTATACTAATGAGACTAATGCATCAAATTGTGTCTGTTTTAAAGGAACAGTCACAAGTTTATTAACAGCTCTGACGAATTTTTGGAGATCGTTCTTCATATACGCTTTAGCTTGAGCTTCAGTGCAAGTATCGCCTTTCTTAACAGCAACGCCATTAGGGTAACGAGTTGTCCCGTATCCGATAGTCCAAACACCCACACTATCAGGATAAGCCGAAGTTCTAAGCCCCTCAAATTTTCTGATCAAATCAACGCCAAGATCTGAAATATTTACTTCACTCGGCGCTAATGTATTGTTGATTACTTTATTAAGCTCATCGACTTGAGCTTGTGTCAATTTTCCGCCAGCTATTTCACGAGCTGCATCAAAAAATGGCTTAACATCCATAATACTTTCCCATAGTTAAAGAAAGTATTTATGATATGTTTATGCTATAGCTGAATAAGCTCCTTCAATTGCCAATCTTTGATGTAATCGCGGAAATTGAATAATGTTGTCAGGAATAGCAGATGCAGAACTATGTGGATGAATTATCGGTATCTGAGCTTCAGCCGCTACCGGTGCAATAGGTGCAAAATATTTAATGCACTCTGCTCGAATATAACACTCTTCTACACGCATCCCATTAATGCTCGCAGAGTAAACATTACCTATAGCTGAACGATGAACACTTAGTGTTCGACTTTGGTCGCCTGAATTAAGTAGTTTCATCATCAACGAAAAATAATGTCCTGGTAATTCCACATTACCCTCTTTGGTTTTGAGATCCTCTGTTGATAGACCTTTAGAATCTATCAACAAGTATTCTGCACCTGTTTCAAAACCTTTCATCATGTTCTCCTTAAACTTCTTTGAAAATTCGAGTGCCATTTGCAGTAATTTCTTTGATTGCTACGAAATCGATTTCGTTGTCTTTGATGACAAAAAGAACTTGATTGGTTTCAAGATGATTGTGAAAATGTTTCTCAACAACAGTTAATTCAGGGTTAGTGAGAATTGCATCAAATTCAGCTTGAGAAATAGCAGTTGTATTTGCAGGTTTAGGCATTTTATTAACTTTTGCGATAAGAGCTTGTTTGTTCATGATAATTTCCTCAATTTGATTAATGATTTGATATGACTATTATAACAACAATGGCCCAAGATGTAAACATCCAAGGCCATATATTTTTGATTTTTTTACACTGTAAATGGGTCAATATCTTCAGGTGCAGGAATTTCTTCTAACTGTAATGCGTATCGCTGTGCCATTTTGAGCATGATAACATCTTTTGCGCAGTCGTGAATTGAGTCGTGATGCACAAAGCCATCAAGAATTCCTTTACGCAAAGGTGTCTTGCTCATTCCACGAACTAATGAATACGCTTCAATTGCAGTTCGAATGTCACGTTGACAATGGTATTTGATAGGCTCAAGCTTATCTGTGTCATTCGTTTTAAATGTTTGACGAATCATATCAACAAAGATAGGAAAGTCAAAAGACATGCCTCTGCACCATCCTTGTGATTTCCATTGATTGATTCCATTCTCTTTCAAGAATGCCAAAATCTGCGTAACAGCTTCTTCAACTGTGACATCATCCGGCGAAGGCAATAGATTCTTTTTAGCCTCTGGCGATTGTTCCATCCACCACTTTACCGTTGAAGGAGTAGTTGATCGTACACCCTTTTGAGATTCAAGATTGAGTTTAAATCGTTTGCCGTTTTTGATGAGTTCATCTAAAGGCTGCATGACTTTAGGGTCCGGATCAAAAATGAGAATTGACACATCTACTACAATACAATCAGGCTTGTTGCCTAAAGTTTCTAAATCAATAATAAAATCGTTATACTTCGCCATTGATATACACCCAATCAGTAATTAAAGTTCTAATGTCTGCAAGAATTTGCATATCGACATCGATATGTGTTATAGATTTAGAGCAAGCGTAATCAGTATGTTCGTTTGCCCAATTTGCAATATCTAAACCTGTTCTTCGTAAACGTTCAAGATGCCCTTTAATTTTGAAATGCAAGGAATCTTCTGTGATACCTTCACCATAACGATTACCCAATACAGTACGCAATACAACTCGTGATGCCGCATCCTTTCTAAATGTATATTCAGAAAATGTTTTAACATCTATTGCACTCAAACTACCGTACAATGCATTTAACATTTCTACTGGTACGCTTAATGTTCCTTTGCTATTAGCCATTTTGCTTCGCCCTTATTTTCAATACATCATGCAAAACGACTACTTCATTGTAATGGCTCAATGCAGATTCAGGAACATATACTTTAATAGGATCATCTATGATCTCATTGACCATACGAGCATTATTGATCTTTTGTGATAGCGATTTGCTAAATTGATCAACCCATTGGTGAACACGAACACCCATGCCGATGCATTGACTGTTATAATAAGATTCGCCTTTAAGTTTAATGATTGAGTCACGGACTTCTTCAATGTAATCGAGCAGTTGGGCAGCTGCTTTAACTGTTAGTGCTATATCAGGTTGCATATTAAACTCACTGGTAAGTGGAATCCAAGTACATCAAATACAAAATCATTAATTGTTTGATTTGTTGCACATTTGGATCATTCATTTGTTCTTGATTCAGAGATTCAAACAACTTTGAATCAAGCTCTTCACTATATTCATCGTATGTCTTCATTATACCACAGCTTTAATAGAAGATTGATGTGCTAAAACAATAGAATTGATGTCCATTGCTAATGCAAATGGAATTGTAACCGTTGAAGTAGGTTCACAGTGCATTAATGTCGAGTGAAGATTAAAGAATGGCTGAAATGCATAAAATGTATTTCTAGCAAAATCGTTTGCGTCTAAGCCGCTATCAATAACGTGTCGAATCAATTCCATCAACCTAATCAAATCTTTCGCGGTTAAATTCATTTTTCATTTCCTTAAACGAAGTAAACATTGTTTTTAGCGCGTGTTGCTCCAACATATAATAATTGCTGAGCTAACGCAGGATCAGCACGATGAATACACGGCGTGAACAAAAACACATTATCTAAAGTTGAACCTTGAGATTTGTGAATAGTTCCACATGGCAACGGTTTGACCTTATGAAACTGAGCCTTTAAATCCCACCATCCTTTCCAGTTCGGTCGTTTGTCTCTGGCACTTTTAAATTCGCTTGCAGACTTTGACATGAAATATTGGAACTTGTTAAGTTCTTGTTCATCATGAATCACTTTGATCATATCAACTGCATCTGAGTCTACACCTCGAATTTCGAGTTCCCAGACTTTAATCGAGTCTGAACCTTTAAAGCCCTTGATGAATAAGTTGACATATTTTTCACGGCAGTTAATAATTCTTACTAGTTCACCATTATTGAAAATAACTTCAGTAAATGTTTTGCCTTCAAATGTATGACTTCGCATCAATGGCTCTTGCATAACTAAGACTTCATCTTTGATGTAAGGCACAGTAGTCTGATATAACTTTTTACGAATGATGTTATTCAAATCATTTACTGATTTGTTTGTAAATGCTAACATTCGATTATCGAATAGGTCATCAGGATCTTTGACGATTTCAAAGTACTTTGTTAAAAATGCTGCAACCGAGCCACCATTAGATTGAACCATTGAATGAACACCTTGTCCATCCACAAGATTCTCACGAATCCAACCGCCTTTACGAATTTCTGTTGCAACTTCAATAATTGGAGCATTTGATCGCATAACTTCAGTCAATGTTACTTGTTCAAATTTGTCATTAAAGAAAAACGCAGAAAGTTCTGGTATGGTAGAGTTAGGAGCTACAGGACGGATCTGCGCTATATCACCTAAGCCGATAATTGTACACCATGGCGGAATAGATGCCATCAAAATCCGAAATAATTCGCGATCATACATTGAGACTTCATCGCAAATTAACACCCGACACTCTGATAGGTCTGGTGTATCTGATTGCTGAAAGACTGTAGAATCTTCGTATGTGGTAGGATTAATCTTTAACAATGAATGAATTGTTGATGCTTCCATACCTGAAAGTTTTGCCAAAACTTTCTTTGCTTGGTGTGTAGGAGCTGCAAGCATTACACCCTTTTCACCACTCGAAATCAAATGATTGATCAAAAAGCGTGTAAGTGTAGTTTTACCTGTACCTGCAGGCCCATTGATTGTAATATGTGGCTTTACTTCACATGATGAAGTTGTTGCCATCATAGATTTAGTTGAAATGACTTTGATTACTGCATCAAATGCGGCTCGTTGCCCTTCATTTAAATCTTCTAACTTCAAATCATTCATAATCTTTAAACCATAAACATTTTCTAATATTATAAACTACGTCAAGCTACTTTAACTTGCTTAACAAACATAGTCTTTAATTGCCGAGTCATGAGCTCACGAGCATAAGCCGGTACTTCAGGACGTTCAATTTCTTTGACAGTTTTGATGCCAAATAACTTGCGTTCAGCTTTGAACTCTTTAGTTGGGTTCAAGATATTAGTGATTTTATCTGCGTATTCTCGCATGCCTAAAGTTGCAGAGCGTTCATTTGGAAATATTTTGATGACACCTAATTCTGATAGTGCCTCATCAAATCCATCTTTGTCTTTATAAAATACCGCATAGCCACTAATCATTTTGAATCTCCAAATTGCTCTACACCCTTTAATGTAACTTTGAAGTGCTCACGAATTTGTTCTTCAACTTGCTTACGACATTCAGATAAAACCATGTCTTCGATGATCGATCGCTTTGTGGTCAGCCAGCCGTCATCTCTATTGATTATGCCGTTAAGGTATTGTTGGATGATTGCATTTACTTGTTTTTCGATGAATCTCTCAAGATTATATGCTGCGAACAATTTGTGTACTCGAGATTCAACTTGTTCTTTGAGAACCTCTCGATATAGTTGTAACATATCATCTTTATTAATTCCATTGCCTGCAATGAGATTTTTGATATGACGTTTTACAGTTTCAATGTTAAATTCCTCAGTCATGTTACTCTCCCAACATTTCGTTTACTTTGATGAATAGATCGCCAGTCTTTCCACCATTTTTATCAGGGTGAATAGCAAATCTAATTCGTTTAAGTTCTGCCATAGAAAACTCATCTTTTCCTACAGGCTTTTGATCTCTTTTGAGAATATCTTCAAAGTTTGCCTTTGAAGTAAACTCTCTAGCTTTCAGTTTTACAACAAGCTCATATTCCTTTAGAAGCTTGTTGTAATCATCCACATTCATGTTATGTTTCTTTTCTAAGCGAAGATACAGATCCTTGAGCCTATTTCTATTGTTGACTACATCATTGTAGTCGTACACAAGCTCTTTGTACTTTCTATGAAATATTGTGTATTGGTTGTAGAAGTGCAAGAAGCCTGCATATCCACCCATCATCAACAGAAAAATTACCAAGAAGTCCATTCTAAATTCCTCAGATCTTGTTAATAAGACAATTATAACCAACTTTATGTTTAAGCAACTTATATGTTGGTGTACTTAAAGGTAATCCTAATTTGATGCGTGCTTTATCACCATCTGATAAGTTTTCAAACTTGATTAACGCAGGCTTGATGATAGTTTTGAGTCTATGCATATTGTAATAGATTTTTTCTAATTCGGTTTTCAATCTACTGATAGCATTTTCATGATATGAAATTTCATTAGTTGCGGCTTTAAACTCGATTGGTTTAAGATTAAGTGTTTCACCATTACTTGTTGCACAGTTTTTGTAGAACTTGTTCAACGCTTTAGCCGATGCAAGTAAAGCCGATTTCAGCGTCTCTGCCTTTTCAGTATGCACACTTAAAAGACGATTAATCTTTTTAGCTTTAGCTTTTCCTACAGGTTGTCCATTTTTTGCGATCAATGTAGCTTCAGTTTCTCTAATTAATGCAATACGACGTTCATACGAAGCTTTAGTGTTTTCATGAACTTCTAATAACTTTTTCCAGCGTGGCAGATGCTTAGGATGAATCTTAGGCTTATTGTACTCTTTGTTCACTGCATCTTTGAGTGCATTAGCTGCAGTAATAGTACCTATTGCAATAGAATGAAATGTTACTTCTGCTTCTTTGGTGATAGCCATTGAATTCAATTCATTAATACGAGCATCGATTGTAGCAGAAGTTAGATCACCGCGTAAAGTGTTTAATTCACGACGTACCGGAATAACATTACCGTCAATATAGCCAATGGTATTATCAATACGTTCTAATGACATAGACGCGGTTTCATTTTCTTCAAAGGGCATACCGGAATATGCGCATAGTGTTTGATGTTTAATATTAGCAAATGTAGACAATGACATATCAAATTTGATACCACGTAATTTAGCATTCTTTGCTTTGTTTACGAAACATTCCGCAATTTTGATGTTAGAGATCATTTCGATGCTCCTTTTGTCGTTGATGAACGTTCACAAAGATAGATAATTGCAAGAGTAGCAAAGAATGCTAAAATAAAAATTGAAAATGTCATATTAATTTACTCATTTAGTTGATATGTCTATAGTATCAAACTATGTCTTAGATGTAAATAGCCTGTGTGATTAAATTTTGATCATGTAAATGTAAAGCACGCGTGCTTTACAAAATTTTGATGGTATAATGGTTCTACCGGTTCACCGCTCTAATTATATCTGCCGTTCGGTACAGAATAGCTGCTGCGCAGCCGGCGCTGTGCGCCGAAATTAGATGGTTTAATTGTTTAGTTGTTTTTGATATATCTCGACTGTTATTTTAGTTTTTAGACAAAAATAAAGGAGCCAAATGGCTCCTTTAGTTATATGTACAATACATAAATGTTCACGTCTGGCGTTACTTCGTTAATTATTTCTGCAATCTTCTCCCAGGTTCCACCTGCAATACCAGCGCCAATTTTAGGAATTCCTACTGATTTGCCGGCATATTTTTCATTGATTACAGTAAATGCCTTTCTGATGCTATCATATAAAACATGTTCAGGACATTTGCCAGGTCTGAATTGAGTATATGCATTAATGATGTCGCCGTTAACAGTTTTGGCGATGCTCACATCGCCGAGCTTGCTCCAATCACCATATTCAGTTTTCTTGTCTGCTTCTAATGCAACAGGAAATGTCTTACTAATAGAACCTGCAACTCCCGCTCCCATTGTATGGAAACAGTTGCAACCATGGGCTATCGCATCAAAATCATTATGTTGGAATGCTTCAAGCAAATCACAATATACATATTGCCTAATCATTATTACCTCGGGTTAGATTATTAAACGCCTAATGTTAAAGCACTTAATACTTTAGAGAATAAAGCCATTGCAGTTTCAGGCTCTACTGCTCCAGTTAAAGTGCCAACTGCTGCAGCGATAGCAGCTAATGCAATTGCTGCAAGACTCATTGTTGCCTTTGGGTTTTTCTTAAAGTTATCGCTAACTTTGCCTTTGAGTTCAGTCTTCATGTTGTTCCTTATATGCTTTAGTAGCCTCTTCGACTGTCATACCATCCAAAATATTGAGACAGATTCCAAGATCAGTATGCTCTTCAGTATCATATGCATGAACTGCATCTAACAGGTCTTGAGAATTACTGATTGTGGTATCCAAGAAGCTTACTTGTTGTTTAGTTAGTGTTAGTGACATATCTGTCTCCTAAAATATTTATTAACAGATTAATTACTAATCTATGCTTTACATCAAAAGATATAAATAAAATTAAAAAAGCCTTTAAAATGCACCCGCCTTAATACAGGATTAAACTATTGACAATAACCTCTTCTGGTGTCATCTGTGCCATTCTGCCTCTAGAAATTTCACGTAAACGTAATAGTGCAACGCCTTGTCGATCCATTTCATGCTCAATAGAGTTCAATCGACGCTGCAGGCTTTGTGCATCAAATCTCATAGTTTTCAATTTCTTTAATGCACTTTCAGCCAAATTAGGCGTTGGTGAAACGCGAATAATGGCCTTTTGAAGATTAAAAATTCGTGTTTCTAAACTTTCGATTTGAGCTCTTAATGCTTGTGCACGTTTCTTGTTGAGTTTGATTTTGTACATTAAAGCGTTTTTGAGTTGATTAATTTCCATCACATCGTGTCCTTAATAATTCGCCATGCTAGTGCCCATGTGCTAAATGTAGTTAATGCAAATACTGCTAATGCAGTATCATTAGGAAATGATCCAGTCATAGCTATGTAAATTTGAGCTATATGAATTGTTAGCCATGATCCACCGCACAAAGCAAATACAGCGGCTAATGCAATCATCGATTTCATACTCATACAGTCACCGATTCTTTGTGCGTATCTTGTTCTACGTTTAAAACGAGATATGTTTGATGAACACCATAGGGCTTCCAACCTCTGCATTGCCCAAAACCTTTTAGCCTATAGCCCATTGAACCACGAGCTCTGTACATCTTAATATACTTTTCTTTAAGCAAACGTTGCAATGCGGGAGATCGCTGTAAATTTACACAATGCTCACGATTGATAGGCAATCTGACGTATTCGCCTTCAACTTGCTGTTTAAAGAACTCTTTATAGTATTTGTACTGATCGGCATCAGAAATTCCGCCGCCAATAAGCTTTAAAATTTGCATACGTGCTAATCGTTTTGCTTCATATGCGACAAATCGTTCTTCAATTTGTGGATTCTTTGCACGTACACGATCTTCAAGATTTCCAAACGTTAAAAGCTCTTGATGCTTAAGATCACTTAGTATTTCTGCCAAACTGCTCATCAAGCAACTCCGTAAATTTATCTGCTACCTTAACAACATTTTGAAGGTAATACTTTTCGCCAAATAGTAATGGCGCTTCCAATTTAGCCTTGATAGCTTGTAAGCCACCGAGTGCTTGAATCAATTTTACATGTGTGTGGTATTGATATTCGATACCATTAATAGTTAATACAAACATTAGAGCTCCGAGTTTTCATCTACACAAAGTAATCCAAACCAAACAACAATTACGAATATCACGTAGAATGTTAATGGCAACGCTTCAGGTAAAGGACCAATAAGTACCTTTAATAGAATTATAACTATTACAGTCAAAAGTATTGCTACAATAGCAGACAAAAATGCACAAGTAACCATGTATGGGAATGTAGGTTGCCATTTCATGCTAAATTCTCCAACAATTTACGTTCATCGATACATCGTTGGCATTTGGTGCAATCAGAAGTTATGCCATGTTTAGAACGTTCGATACCTTGAAGGTCCATTTCTTCGATAGCTGCTGCAATAGCATAGTATTGTACAACAAGTGGAAATCTATGACTTGATAACACTTCACTACATGTAAATTTGCCTCTAAACAAAATATTTGTATGAAGGCCATCAGATTGTTGGATATCTCGGATGTAACCTCGAACGAGCAGAGTTGCATGAAGCTCGTCATAACGTTGACCAAGGAAACGTCGAAGTGCTACAAATTTAGGTTTATTTTCCATGATATTTTACTCATTAATTTCTGATAATGCCATTATACTACATAATGACACATGTGTAAATAGGTTTTATTTTAAAAAGAATGGAATATCACGACCAGTCCATTTTGCCATATGCGCCTTTTCGTTTTTGTAAAGTGTACGATATTCTGCGATTGCATTTGTATGAAGAATACGACCTGGCATTACTGCTACAAATGGAGTTAATTTATTTGCACCAAGTGGAATTTTATCGATATTGTCGATTAAGGCAGGGATCAAGCGTGAACTAGCATGAACTTTGCCATAGCGATATGTATATTCACTAAGTAACTCGATAACTAAGTCAAGGAGAAACTCGTAGTTTTGGCGAGATTGCATTGCCCATACAACGCATGGGTGATTTTTATGAGTTGCACGATATAAAATATCACTTTCGATGCCATTTAATCGAGAAACAGTTGAAAGAATTTGACAATATTCGACACACATTTTAACAACATGTTTGTCACAATGGTACTGTGCAGATTTAGCTGGATTTGCGTCGAAATGAAAAATATTCATGATGTTTACTCAATGTGGATTAGATCTGATAGATGTATTATACTAAAATAAAAAGCATGTGTAAACAGTTTTACTAATTATTTTTACTACAATGGAGCCTTACGGCTCCATTTTTGTTATGCTATTTCAATTTTGGAAATATCGAAGTATGAATATTCCCAGCATCCACCGTTTTCATCATAACACCAAACCATTGATTTAGGAGGCATATGTCCTGGAGGTGGTGTAATTTCCTCTTCAATAGGCTTGTAGAAATAAAATTCACCATCAAAAACTGTAACAACTGTTGTGCCTTCAGGAAGTTTAGTGGAAAATGCTTTCATAACAATACTCTTAGTGAATTAGATTTGATAGGGCTATTATAATATAGCCCTATCATGATGTAAACGGATTATTTCATGAAATATGAAATAGTGTCGCCATCTATATAAACCGCTTCACCTTGGCTAGCGACAAAATCTTTTGCATCATCTAACCATTCAAATCCTTCTTGATTCATTACTTCTTCAATGAAGATTACTGAACCTGAAGATGAATATCTAACTACCATATAGTACCAGCCTTTCTCATAGATTTCATCATTATCAACAACTCGGTACACTGCGAAGCCATCAAGATCACAAGTTTGATCAATGCTATACGAGATTTTATTAACTGAGAAAGCTACAACCGATTGAATTTCAACGTTAGGAAACTCTGCACAAATTGCAGATTTAAGAGCAGAAATTGAAGGAGAAGTAAATTGTTTCATTATGATTTCCTCATGTTGTTTATCGATTTGATAGTTGTATTATACCACAAAAGGTGCACGTTGTACACCTTTTTATGAAATTATTTAAAAAATTAATCAAAATAGTCTTCATCATCTTCATCTGAATCTTCATCGGCAGTAAAGATTACAAGTTCGGATGTTTCATCCGCGAATGTGAACATGCCTTGGTAATATGATACATAAAGAACTTCATCAGTAAATATTGTTGCATGCTTATCTGCAACTAAGCGATTTACTTCTTCCATGTTGCATAATTCTAATGGAACCGCACCAATCATGCCTGAATCTACTGGAAATTTGAGAGAACTATTTGATGAATAGTATCCATCGCCATAAGCAGTATGATGTGCCCAAACTTGGTTACCTGCGATTTCGTATACACCATCTACAATGCCATCAGCAATTAGAGCTTCATAATGCTCATCAAGCATTACATAACATGGATCACAAACTACATATGAATTACGTTTAAGTTGCATTTTAATTTCCTCATTTACGAATATCAAAAATTACTTTAACTTCGAGTTCTTGTTCTTCAAGAGATTCAATAGAATCTTCAGGTGTAAAGCCATAGTTTGACAACCATTGCTCATCATATTTAGGCTGAATACATTCATCTGCGTCATAAGTCTGAATATTGCCTTCTGCATCAAAGTATGAATAAAGGCCTTCAGATTCAACTGCGATAATTAAAACTGTACCTTTAGGGCGAGTATTGATAATTTGTTCGAAGTTCATTGCTTTGTACCTTTATCCATATTTGATTTGATAAGACCATTATACCATAGCCTTATCACAATGTAAACTATTTTTAATAAATTTTGAATGCTTCAGTGTTTTCGTGCAAATACTTGATTGCTTCTTCAAGAGTATCACAGATCCCGTCTTCATATGGTTCATCATCAATAGTAATATCCATTGTGCTTGTATCAACTGAAGAGCACCAAATAACATATTGCTGTGCATCTAAATCAGCATCAAAAACCGAATAAACTGTTGCAATGCGAAGTTCCCAGCCATCTTGACGGCCATTTTCTGTTAAAGGATTAGGCTTAGCAGAAAGAACAAATGTGTTTTTGTGGACGAAGTTACCATCAAGGATGTTAAAATCTGCAAGGAATTGATTGATAATTTGTTGTAAAGAAGGCAATTGGATGTTTAACATGATATTTTCCTCAATTTCAAATAAAGATATTTTATTTGATAGAGCTATTGTATATTATCCTTAAAGCAAAGTAAACTAAATTTTGAAATTATATTTGCTTTGGTACTCAACAATTACTGAGTAGAGCCCTTTAGGGTTCAAATACGACAGTCGTTCACACTCTTCAATAGCTCGAATGTGATCATCAAAACTAGCTCGTGTTTCATAGTCGCCGCCATAATAGTGTTCTACTACAACAAACTTGATATCTGAAAATACTTTAGGGCCTGGATCTGGTACTTCAGTAAAATAGATCATATGTTCAGGGCTAATAACAAGCCGTTTGTCTTGTTCAGGATTACGTCTGAAAGCAATGATCTCTCGATCTTGCAAATCCGTAATGGTACCATTGTCTTGAATTTTAATGTAAGGATTATTTTTGATAAAGTGGTATTTGTAATTGTCATACACGTAGTTTTGTTGTGCTAAGTCATATAGCTCAGGATCAACTTTGTACCATTTAGCCATGATAATTTCCTCTTTAGATGAATGTATTGTATTATAAAATTTTAGACATGTAAACCACAAAAGGCACTTAGGTGCCTTTTGAACGTAAAAATTCTTTGAGTTCTCCGATAACCTTCACATGCCCAGCCTTTGAACCGAGATTGAAAATAGGAATATCATAATCAATAGCAATTCGAAGAGCCATTGCGGTTCCACCTTCAAGTTTGCCGTCAGGTGTCCAGCAGATAACGAAATCGACTGGCTCATCTAAACTATCACCTAAAGTAATTTGAGCATTTCTGCCATGCATTTTGCGTGCAGAAAAACTACAAGCTTTCCAATTAGGATGATATTTAGCAGCAAAATCAATATGGCGTTGCTTTAAAGCAGGTGTATCAGATGTGTAATTATTGTAGCCTTGCCATGGCAACCAAAGTACAGTTGAATTAGGTGCACCATCAATAAATGCTTTATCTGCACCTAATGCGCCGCCAGTATGACAAACATGTCCGAGGATATCGAGCTCTTTTGCAAGTTGGCGCATAATTGCAAGAATATCCATAGGCGTTCTACGAGATCCGATGCCGGCGTATTTCATAGGAAGTCCTCAAATAATTACGTTAGGTAAAACGACGTCATATGTTTTGTCAAAAATTTCAGGTTTACATGGGTAATATTCACCATTTACTCCTTGAATGATGTAGTCATTAAGTGAAGCAGTCATTGTGCCTTCAAGTGTTTCGATAGAGAGTCCAGATTCCATGACTCGGTCATACATTGCGTTAAAGTTTGCAGCAGTATTAGGATCAATTACAACATCTAATCCCATAAACAAGAGAACGTTTTCAAGAGATTCAGGTGTACCAAGCCATTGAACTGCATAAACTTCAACTGGTTTCTTTCGAGCTAGAATTTTAGTCATAGTTAAACCTCAAAAAGGGCACATTGTGCCCTTTGTTTTAATTGATTAAGCTGCGTTAACACGAGCTATACGAGCAAATGCAAGTTTAAGAGAAAGCTTTTGTGTAGCTCGCGGATCACGTAATTTGCCAACTTTAGAGGTTGCAAATACTGGAGTTTCGTTTTTAGCTTTAGCCTTTGACATGATAATTTCCTCTGTAAGATTAATCAAATAGATTTATTTGATAAGGCAATTATATCACATACCTTATTCGAAGTAAACTGCTTTTCTTCATTATCCAATTTTTGTTCAATTGCGATAATGGCATGAACCCATTTCTTATAAACGAGTGCACGGCTAATTTTTGATAAACGGCTGATTCGCCATCCTTGATGAATGTAATCTTTTACATCAGATTTGAGTACAATCATTTCAGTGTACGAGTCATCAGTTCCTTTGAAAATTTCAACGTATTCACGTTTAGGTTCCCAGAACTTTGGCAAGAGGTCTGTAACGTGGTCGAAGTCAATAAACGATTTTCTTGCCTCTTCTAAATCGCCGAAGATGTTAGGTGACATAGGTTGTACAGAACAATCATCTCCAACAATTTTATCAGTTTCACGATTTATATACATATCGCGTACTCTATTTTTAGCCCAGTTTCTACGTTTAGTTCTAGACATACCAGAAGGCATTTTGTGCCCTTCTTGACCAATAAGATCTGCCAATCGTCGAATACTGATGCCGAGGTGATGATGCTCAGGATTTTCATCCTGAGCTATTTGATTAGTAACCATTGTTTTGGCGTTCAAAGTTTTCTTTGTTCTTCAAGTAATACAATTCGAACATTTCTTCAGCACGAATACCTAAAGCATTTGCCATGTTCAAGACGAAATGGATAATGTCGATGAATTCAAATTTAATTTCAAGTTGATCTTCAGGACTCAAGTCTTTAATTAATGTATTACGTTTTTCAAGATTATTTGACTTCCATGCTTTCCAAACACCTGATGCTGCATTTTCACCATTTGACATACCACCAAGAGATGTCAATAATTCACGAAATTCATCATCAATTGAATCCTTTTGAGCTCGCATCCAATCAACTACTTTACCAGCAGTATCAAGATTACGTGGATCTTGATTCATTTCAGGTTTATCTTGAGCAAGACGAATCTGTAAACTGTTTTGCATATCAAGCATTGTATCGAGGTACTGTTCGCCATTAAACCGTAAATCTTCTGCAACTTGACGAGCTGCATCGATACCATCAATTAACTGTGAGCATTGATTAAAGTGTGCCATGCGTATTTCTCCAAAAGATTGGGTAGTAAATTTGATAAGGTAATTATAACAAAAAGTTTTTAAAGCGTGTAACTAAAATCAGCCTTTGATAATTTCTAAAACATTTAAATTTAATAAGTTTTCTAACTGTTTGATAAATTCTGATGCTAAGTTTTCATCATCATTGTACCAAAGATAGAGCCATTCGCAGTTTATGTGCCGAACACAAAATGCTTCATCATGCATATTTGTGTATGACACATAAACAATTTGCACCATTGTATTAGTACAGTATCGAGTTGATTAGGTGTTAATAGCATATTTATCTCGCATCATGTCTAAATAACGCTCAAACGCAACAGAGTTCCAAGGTTGCTCAGGATCGCCTTCACGAACAGCTTTCATTGCTTCTGCAGATTTGATCAATTCTTCTGGAGTAAAGTAGTAGAACAACCGAGACCATTTGCTTCGGAACTCATTTTCAATTTGGCGATCAATCTGTTCTTTAAATCGATCTTCAAAGAGTTTCGAGATTTGTTCTTTAGTGCCATGCCAAAATAACTCTTCTGGAATTAGGCTTATGTTCCAAGTTTCAGGATCGCCTCTGCAGTCATCCCAAGAGTCTTGTACTTCAACTAATTGTAAATTTACGACCTTGTCAGATTTCTGGATTTGTGAGAAGCCTGCCTGTTTTTCAATATTTTCTGGACGTCGGTAGAATTCACTAGTTTGGTTCGGTACATAGTTAGGATTGTCTACCCAATATGTATTTTCAAATGGAATTACATCAAGATGAAAACCACGATAAGATTGTACAAAATGTGGCACTGGGTACTCATCAAGTTCAGCATGTTTTGTTAATTCAGCAATAGCTTCAATTGCCAAATCAATAAATGTACGAGCACGAGCTTGAATCTCTTTATTTGCTTGTTCTTTAACTTCAAATGGAGTCATCATGCAGCACCTTTAAGTGAAATGTAAACATAAGTTTTTGCGATGTTAGTACTAGCGACCAAAATTTCAGGGTACTTGAATTCAAACTCGCATTCAGCTTTGTCATCAATTAAGTTGACTGTTGAAAAGCCATCAAATGATGGAAAATACCCTAAATCAATGAATCGATCTGCAAAGTTTTTAGGAAGATCCTTTATTGGAACTCGAAATTCAAATGTACTATAGTTGTAGTATTCGCCATCATCAGAATAATTTGTTGTCAAATTAACAAGATTCAAATCCACAGGCTTAAACTTAATAGTACTAGAGTCTGATGCAAATTCAACCATTATTTGCATTTTTTAGTTACTCCTAATGCAATAAGAATAGCCTCTTCTCGTTCACCCCATTTGAGGTTTTCTTGATCAATTTGTTCAATTACATCTGCTGCACGGCGTAACAATTCTGGTTTCATAGTAGTCAACGGCAAATATGCTTCTCGTTCTTCGATGTAATGAATACGATCTGCTTCGTCCTTGAATCTTTCTTTGATATATGCAGTGATTTCTTCATCAGTACCATTCAAAAATAGTTCCATCGGTACTTGATTGAGTACCCATTGTTCTTGATCTTCAAGATCAGGTGCACATTCATCCCAGGCGTCGTATGTTGCACTACAAACAATATTTACTTCTGGTACTTCTACATGGATACGATGAAAACCTGTCTGCTTTTCGCGATTTTCTGGCGTATCTGGTGCTTTAGGGTCATAGTGTGGATTTTCAGGCCAAGTAGATGTAATATGGTCATATACATGAATTACGTATCCATTGCCTTGAAATTTACGAGGCACATCAATTGTTTCACCACCTGGAAGTTCCATGATTGCATTTTGAGCAGTTTGAATGAATTCCCAGGCTCGCTCTTCAATTTCTTCGTTTACCGCTGTACGTCGTTCGAACATGTTCATCGCATTTCTACCTCAACAGTGGTTAATTGAATTCCAAAATGTACAAGAAGCTGCCATGATGTAGCAATTACAAAACCAATTGTGGCATCGTCAATTACATACATTGAAGCCATTGTACACAAGAAAGTCCAGATGCCAAGAATAATCGGTTCATATTGCTTTTTACAATATGACATCCATGAGTATGTAACAATACTGAACAACACAAAGAATAATGCAAGTTCCAGTGCCAATAAATTTATTGCAGTGCTTGCAGCGATAAATACTGCAAGCGAAATTATTGCACCAATCGCGTTTTTGATTGGGTGTCCTTTCATTACCACTGCTCCTTGCCTGTATAGTGACGGAATCGCCAAGGAGTTTCACGTGCTAACTGTTCAACAGCTTGTTCCATTATCTCTGCCCATCGTTGCTCATGAAATGTTTGCAACTCGTGTGTATAAGGCATTTGTCGTACTTGGCCAATGTATGTACGAATACGTTGAATCACCAAGCCATAATTTCGTTGCTCGTTTGTTATATAGAACTCAATCTTGTCTAATGATTCAATGTGATTTTCAACTGAAACTTTACGACGATCTATGATTTTTGCAAGATCATAATCTTTTGCTGAAAGAGCATCATTGACACTACGTTCTAGGCTTAAAAATACGAGCTTTTGAGCAATGCGTAATGCACGAATTTGATTACGAATAACTCGTAGACTACGTGCTTTAGCACGTAGTGATTGTTCGATAGCATATGGAAAACTCATGATAATTATCCTTTAATCATTTCAACTTTAAGAATGCGTTTGATGTCTCCATTACGTGTTTCGATAATGAGTGGAGAATGCAACGTTACTGATGCAGAATCCATGATTTTATCTGCAATTTCAAGAGACGTAATAATCGGAGCATCTGTGAATTCTGTAGCCCAGATAAATGCTCGGTTGACTTCGCCAAAGCGAGGTCTGTTGCCAGTAGTAGAAACTAATATGTTTTCATAACTAAGAACTTCAACTTCATCGCTAGAACGCCATGGCAAGATTTTATCAAGCATAGTAGGAGTTTTAACTGTATATTGAGATTGTGTAATTTTAACTATAACCATGATGTTCTACTCACTGTAGTATATTTGATAGGACCATTATATCAATAGTCCTATCAAAAGTAAACAGTTATTTTTGCAATTGTTTGTATTTTTGTGCCATAGCAAGAGAAATAAATTTAGCCGACATTTCTGCTATTTCCTGATTTGTCTTACCTGCTTCAGATAGTTTTTCGTAGTTTGAGATGATGACATGAATCAAACCGTGATCTGTCATTGTAAAGTCTTTAAGGAACTTTAATGCTTTAGCGGTATTTGCAGCCTCAATAATATCGAGAGATGCTTTATGCCACATGTCAATAGTTGACTCATCACATGATAAGATTTTAGCGCGATCTGCCTCAAATGAAATTCGAGGATTTACATCACTGTAATTGTACAGGTTTACCATGACCAGATTATCATCAGTTCGATGCTCTGTGAAGTCAAGATATGAGATATCCGAATGGCTAATGATTTTATAGATGTCATTAGATTCAAACATATCAAACAGAGTTTTAGCGATTTCATCTATCGCTGCTTTAGATTCTTTAAAGGTACTTAATACATCCATCAGATTACTCCGGCAATCATTAGTTCATAAAGTTGATCGTCACTATAGTGGCTCCACATAGGGCCAAGTGTGTTGTTTGTTTCGGCATTAATGTGCTCATACAGAACATCAAAGGTTTCGCTCAATTCAGCGATTTCATGTTCAAGCATAGAATTCGGTCTGAGTGACGTCGACCAGTCACAAAACGCTTGTCTGTATTGGGCTTGTAAAACTGCTGCAGCTTTACGTAATAATGCTGCACTTCTGGGTTTCCATGGATTATCGCCGTAGAGTGACGATAATTCAGGTTCAAGGCGATTCATGTTATCTAGTAACTCGCTTATGATACTATGGTGTCGTTCTGTGTCATGCATTTTGCACCTCAAATTTTACAGAATTGTGTCATACGAACCTGAGCCATTAATCCTGACTCAGAGTTTTGTAAAATGTATTCTTGGATATCCGATGCTTTTGCACCTTCTTTTACAATCATGTCATTCACATCTTTAGATTGCCATGGAGCATTATCCCAGAAACAAACACGTTCGCCGGCATCAATAAGTTTCTTCATTCGTTTAATAGTGTCAATGTGACGGCATTCATTGTCCAGAACCCAAATACGTTTATCAGCATAAGGCACTTGATCAAGACTCAATGAGCCGCCAGTAATGGCAAGAGCGTTTTCCAAAAATAAACTATCAATAGGCCCTTCCATAACAAACACAAAATCTTTAGATTCATCAATTGTGTCCTGTCCATACACCTTAGATGCATGTTCATGTGCCTTGATTGTCATGTATTTGATGTTTGAAGGCTTTAGTGCACGCCCTTGAATCGATTCGATTTCGCCTTTCTTATTGAAGATTGGTATCACCAATCGATATTCGGGTTTAGGTGTTTCAAATGTACCAGGTTTGATAGAATTACATAGATCTTGCCATTGAGCAGTGAACCATAAACGATTCCACTTTTCTTTTGGGATGGCGCGATCACTGACATATTTTACAATAGGGTGACTATCTGGCAATGTATCTATTCTAGTAGAATAATTTAATTTTTCGATTACCTTAAATGTAGTGGTGAGTTTTTCTGATACTTCAACAGGTGCCGGCCTAGATGATGTACCTGAACCAGACTCTTTGAATTTCTCCATCATGTATTCACGATAAAGTTCTTCATCTCTTTCTTGTAAAAATCTGTCAAACCGAGACGAATAGTCACAATTGTAACAATGCACGAATGTAGTATTGTCATGATGAAAATACCAGAAGCGGGCCTTGTGTGGATCTTTTTGAGAGTCGCCACAGACCGGACAGGCGCAGTTAATACGTATAGGCATGCCAGGAATCAATTTGTAATTTCGTTCATATGATAATAAACGAATGGCATAATCGTTGTCGATCCAAGAGCTCATAATATTCCTCTCATAAAACAAATGGAACCAATTGGTTCCATTATATACTATTCCGCATAGTAAGTTTCTGCTAAACTCTTTCTCTTTTTGTTGATTGTTTGAGGACCTGCATTTACAACAGCTCCCGTAGTTGTACCTGAAGCAATGTTTGTAGGATTACCTTCTGCATCTCCTGCGACCATATCTTCAAACAAAGGCTGAAGTTCAGATTCAATTAACTGTATCTCTGATTCAGTTAATCCAAATCGAGATCCAATTGCTGCTAATGAACTTGTCAATGTAGTCCAAGTAGTTGCGCCTGGAACTCTTGACAAATTACGTTTAAGAGCTCGTACTGCACCATGAAATGGCGTATATGAACTCTTTTCTTCATCGGTTTGTGGACGTTTAATTACGTTACCTTTTTCGTCGATAACACCCGTTTCAAAAGCTTTCCATTCTTTAAAATCCTTCTGGATCAGACGGATGAAACGTAGTGCGTAGGCACTATCGACAACTGTTTTTGCTGCACCTGCTATACTCATATTAGTCTCCTTATTTCACTATTTATGAGTTGTATGTTGTGTACTTTCGTTCTGCGGCTCTCCAAAACAGTTTGGCCTCTTCAACCGACTTCATGTTTTCTTCTGTGAAGCCTTGGAACTTTAGATCAGATCCTTTATGCCCAAAGAATCGCAAAAACATTATTGCACCAAACAGTGCATATTCAATACATTCATGCTCAGTAAGTTTATGCCCATTTTTGTTAGTTTGAAAGCATTGGTATTCTAAGTTGTTGCCAAAGGGCTCGTCAACATCAAGACGAGTAGCTCGTAAAAAGAACTGGACATTACCAGAACTTTCTACTACACGTATGATTTTGACCACTACATTTTCGATTTTAGGTGTACTCATTTTCCGTAATTCTCAATCCAGTTAGTAACATGCTCATAACGTTCTTCATCTGAAGCAAGATATTGAGCCCATAAGAATACATCTTTGCGCCATAGTTCCATATACAATTCAGGATCTTCACGATACTCGACTACAGGCATAGTAGCGTCTTCATAAACAATAGGTTCATTACCAAATACACGAAACAGTAATTCTTGATCAATACAACGATTCTTTTCATTGTAAATTTGATACCCAATTGCATTTGCACGTGCTGTATGCCCTTGTTTGACTAGCCAATCTTTCCAGTCTTCCCAATCAACACAATCATGTAGATAATAATCCATGAAGCATTCTTGAGCAAATGCTTCCCATTCGATGATTTTGAATGCAAGTTCGTTTACTTTATTACTCATCTTCGAGGCTCCGAGCGTATGCTTTAACAACAGTTTCGATTTTTTCGAGTTGAGTAATTATATACTCAATAAACTCTAAACGCCGTGGATTTGTCCATACTAGGCGATATGATGAATTATATTCTTGTTTGCCTGCGATAGGATATGCTATGTTACCTTCATAGATTAAGGGCCATGCTTTAATAATGCTAATGATGTCAATATTAATATGAGGTAATGCATCTAAATATGCCACATTACACACACCCGAAATTGTAATGCTTGTGCCAAATCGTGATTTGAGAGCATCAAGGTCTCCAAAATGATCTTTCATGTAATGAAGACGTTGAATAGTCTCTTGTAAAATTGCTAATTGATCGGGTTTCATCCTAATGGCTCCAATGTACCAGTTTCAGAAAACTTCTTACATTCCGCTAAAGCGAATTCAAGAAACTTCCAACGTTTCTCATTAAGCCAGAATGTTGGATAGAATTCACCTTCACTATCAAAACATTCTTCGTCAAATTCATCGCCTGTATTTACCGGAAACTGTGACCACAACGATTCGCTTTCACCTGTAGGATTTGCCATAGCATATTTAATGCAAATATAGCTTTTAAACGTTGACGGGCAGTTATATGGCACTGGATCAATTTCTAGTCCATAATCAATCGTTCTGATGTATGACAATAGCCCAAAGAAGTTACCACACGTAGCGCGTAATGTAGTAAAAATTGTTTCATGAGGATGATTCGTTGTATTGTGGAACATCGTAAATTCATACTTCTTTAAAACGCGCAATGCATCGATAATTTCAGTTTTACGTTCGAGTGCATGTGTAATGTTCTCAATAGTTTGAGTCAAATATGTTTTGTGTTCATCAGTTAAGCTCATAATGATATACTCATTGGATTACAGTGCTATTATACTATAAGCTGCCTACAAAGTAAACAGCTTATTTATCAAAAGTTAGAATAATTACGCGTTTTACAAATTTGATGGTGTTCATGCCCTTTGCTGCCAAAAATTACGATCGATAAATTTTTCATTTAAATTTCCTCAACGAATGCCCATGATGCATGCCATACTGTAGCACCTTTAGTATCGTTCATACATACTGCATCTTCTGGCATTACTACTCGGTATAAAACTGGTTCTCCGCCAATCGATTTCGAAGCTCTGCCTGCATATACTTTTGCTAAGCCGATATCTTCTGTAAAGAAAACTCGATTTAGATTTTTGTTTCTGCCTTTTTCTGAAAGGATCCCAGAAACATTAGGTGGAATTAACATGTGCTTGATACCTGCTGCAGTACAACTTCCATGATAGAAAACTTTTTGTGCTTCAGGAAACAGATTAACCATGTTAGTTCCGATAAGTTATTTGATAGAGCTATTATACCACAAAAGGGAACCAGTGTAAACTGATTCCCTTAACTTTAAACTAAATTAAAGTGACGAACGAGATGTTCAATAACAATGTACCATGATACTGGCGGAATAAAGATCGACGCAGCGGTCCACCAAAATCCTTTAGCTAAAACAATACCAGTGATGTACACTGCAAATGCAACAAGGCCAACTAATGCTCTCATAATTACCTCAGGCGGGATTGTATGGTAAAATTTTACCAGATTGTAAAGCGAATTTAAATTTATCCACGTATGATGAATCATACATACGTACAACAATGTGATAGTTCTCCCAAGCAAATTCTCTGAACCATCCACTTGTGATAGAGGTGCAGACCTTTTCAAGGGCTATCAAAAATGACTCTTTAGGGTCAACTTTAAAATTTGTTGGAATTTGTGAACGTTCTAATGCCAGGACGTAAGTTTCTTCGAGAACACCCAGCAATTGTGTTGTCAAATCCTGTTTAAAGAATAAATCTCGAGAACAATTTACTTCAGCATCGCCATCCATGTAAAATGTATACGCAGGGCGTTCAAGGAGTTTTACTGCTTCATGTATAGAATCATGATCATAGATGTAATCAAAATTTGATGTAAAGAACTCATCTTTACGAACATTAAGCATAGGGTGCCCATAATCATATGTCTCTTTAACACGTCGTTGTAACCATGCTGGATCATGAGGAATTGCACCAATTGCTGGACTTCGCAAATTCCGAATTGTGTTCATAGTCTTCAAGAAATGTGGTGAATTCTTGAGAAAGCGATGAGACAATTTAAGTGAATACAGCATATTTATTGTTGCAATAGTACATGGAATTGAGCCGACGTTAACACCATCACGAATAGTCCAAGAACTTTCTACCAGTTCATACGTGGTGCAATTTTTAGACATCGGATACGTGACTTCAAAGATTTGTCCGTTGATTCGATAGGCGCGAGTGTGAGTGTTGAACTTCTTCGATTTTGCATCAAATATTAATTCGGACAATTCTGCATTGTGTTTAAGAGTTTCAATGACTTCATTTGCATGTTTTTCATCGATGCAAATCATATCAATGTCTTTAGGTTTTAAGTTGTTAGGAATTTTCATGCGCTCTAAATGTTGAGCTAAAGCATACGAACCAATAATCAATGGTCTCATTTCATACCTCTACTATTTACAGCGTGTTTGATTTCTAATTGCATTTGATTAAAAATGAATGACAGCTGGATATCAGCTTTAGATGCATTAGGATCATCACGAACAGATTTGACAACCTGCTTGAGGGCTTTACGAGCCTTAATTATCAATTCAATATCTTTATCTTTCATAACAATTTACTCTTTAAGGTAATAGAGCTATTATATCAAAACAAACAGCTCTATGTAAATATCACGAATAATATTTTTTGCATGCAGTATAAATGCGATCAAGCCATTTCTCTTCAGTCATTTCGCCTTCATCGAACATCGTCGGATCATAGCCATAATTGAGATATCGAACCCAAGCCATCATTGGGATTTGATTATCGATTACTTCGTAGATGTTACGACAATACTCGTCAAAATAGTAATACAACTGTTTCGCTTCAAGCTGAAATGCTATGCTTTTGAAGTTGCCATTGTACTTTCGATAAAGCATTGTAAACACAGTGTTAGCGAATTCTGCACGTGGATCTGTAGGTTTGTCATAAAAATCATAATACATCAACAAGACTCCGAGCTATTATACCATGTGATTTCAGTTGTGCCATGACTTTGAGTGATGTCAAAATTCATGAAGTGTAACTCATGTTCTTCAATAATTTCGCCTACATGTTCAGCTAGTGTACGAACAGTGGCAAGAATTTCTTTTACACGAATTTCTGCAGTGAGCCGAGCTAAACGTTTAGCCTCTTTTTCATCTTCACGTTGTTGCTTGACAACTAATGCGCCTTGTTTACTCATTTAACTCTCCGAATTCGACCAATTGCTGTTATGCCATACTTGTTCAATGACGCCGTATCCATTGTTAGATGTAATAGAGAAATCTAAACGTTCTTCAATTGAAACTCGTTCGGCTTCATCTAATAAGTCTTGAATGCTGTTGACAAGTTCTTGTAAATATTGCTTACTTTTGCTCATAACGGCACCTTTAATATGATTCCGATGATGGCGACCATGAAGAAGTCGAACCGTAATAGCGACCACCCATGCCATATGCGGGTTGAATATAAAAATTTAACTCATGCTTGTCAGCAAAAGCCTCGGCTTCATGAATAGCAGCATAGATTTTCTTATGCAATGCTTCCATATGTTCATCGATTTGGTCTTTAGACGTTCCCATGTGTTTATCCTTAAAAGGTAATAGGACTATTATAACATAGTCCTATGATGCTGTAAACCACTTTAGAAATTTAATTGTGCTGCAAGATCTTCAAGTTCAGATCGTGATGCTGCAGAAATTCGATGTACTTTTTCTAGTTCTTCACGATTAGACAATTTGATTGACTCTTCTGTGATAGGAATATTCTCCTTTGCATCAACACATGCTTTAATAATGATGTCATCAGTCATCATTTCGTCAGGAATAACTGGTGCACTTGGACCATCCGCTTCATACCAACGCTGATTACCTTTCTTAACACATAACGTGAATTTGTTATTGATTGATTTGTCGCCATAACGAGATTTAATTTGTTTCATTAGCTGAACACCTTGTGCTGCAAGCTCTTCAGTTTCAATTGCAGCTAAAATGAAGTCAGCAGTATGGCTCAAGCCTGCAGATTCTGCAATATCGCTCATGGTAATATCAGAGTTATCCCAACCGCCACGAGTTGTTTGAGCAGCAGTCCAAATTGGGACCCCTTCTTCAACCGCTAATGCACGTAGTTCTTCAGCGATTGCTTTAACGAGTGTATATGAATTTTCGCTAAACACCTTAATTCGAGATGATGCACAAATACCCAAGTAATCGACAACAATAACATCTGGCTTAAATCCTTTCTTGAGTTTGAGTTCATTCAATAACGCTTTAAATGTTAATGCATGCGCACCGCCAATAGGATATTGTTTGATGTACAATTGTCCTAAAACATTTGCTCGTCTCCAACGTTCCATACGAGCTTTATATTCAGGGTAACTAACATGCCCATCATCTAAGTCATCCATTGAAATATCTAGCAAGTTTGCATCAATACGTTTTGCAACAACTTCTTCTGCCATCTCCATTGAGATATAAAGAACATTTTTACCAGATTGCAAATAGTCGGCAGTTAATGAACACAGCCCTAAAGATTTACCAACATTGACACCTGCTAAAATGATGTTAAGTGTTCCAATTTCTACACCGCCTTTAGTGATTTTTCCAAGTATAGAAAGTTTGAATGGAATCTTACGTGCTTTGTTCTGATATGATAACCAACGAGATTCATAGTCATCCATCCAGTTATGCCCAATAGATGAATCAAAGCATACTGCTAATGCCTCTTTCATGATATCTGGGATTGCACCTACATCAGGCAATCGTTTATCTCGTTGGTTTATAGGTTTATCAGCATTGTTCTGAATTTGAACAATTTTTACAGTGGCATTATATATCGCACGTTTTTTGATAAACGCTTCTGTTTCTGGTACTAACCAATCAATAGATTCCTTTTCAGTTTTAAGATTGTTTAATAAAGTAGTTGTGCCGTTGAAGTCTACTTCGTTTAAACTTGAATTGTTGACAACTAAGTCTAATGCTACTTTTGATGGAACTCCATGGTATGCATCTACATGCTTCTTAATAGAGTTATAGAGAATTCTTGCTGGACCTTTGTCAAAATATTCCTCTTTGAGATATGGCCATACTTTGCCAAAATACTCTTGATTCGAGATCAATTGTCCTAAAATAATATCAATCATGTGAACACCTTAATTAACTAAATCAATTATATCATCATCTCATAGAAGCAATAGGCCCGAAGGCCTATTTTAAAAACTGAACGGTTTCTTACGTTTAGAGAAGTTCACAATCATTTCTTTTAGAATATATTCGATATGTGGAATCAACTCTGCCTTACGATCTTCACTTGGAGTACTGAAGCCATATGTTACTCCATTGCCAGAAATTTGGATTTCTGTAATGTAAACAATATGATCTGTACCATCTTCAAGCTTAATTAGGAGTTCATGTTTTACATCTTTCATTGCATCCTTAATAATACTTAAAGACTTTTCATATAAAGCGCCTGATGGGCCTTTATCATCTTCTTGAATTGCTTCAACTTGTTCCATATGTTACTCCAATAATGCCTTTTCCCACATCGCGTACACACGAGATGGATTGTATTGTTCATATAATGCATTAGCACGTGCAACACGTTGTTCATATGAGTCTTCGAACTCATTTAACGCTTTAGAATATGCGGCAATAATATCATTAGTTGTCATACCTTCTTCAATCCAAACAACTTTAGTTAATGGATCGTGTTCAAGTGTTGCATGGCTATAACCGCGTTTGATGAGTTGAAGCACAGGCACACCTTTCTCAATAGCTTCCAATGAACCGTGTTCAATAGTGCCTGTGTCATGACAAGTGTTAACAAGGACTAGCGCTTCGGCTAATGTTGCCTGGATAGTTGCACGCGGAACATCAATATGTACAAAAGGCTCTTTGAGATATTTCTTAGGTGGTGCCCATTGACTCGGCAGGAATGCAGCAATTTTATGATGAGATTTACTCATTGCTTCTAAAGCTACATTTGTCTTTCTGAATTTCAAATCGTAGCGCTGTGCTGAAACTACAACACCATTAGAAGGCAGCACTTTAGGACGATTTTCGATTAATGTAGCCGGGAAGAAATTATCTGAGATGATGTCATGCTCTTGCCAATAATCGAAATCAATTGCACCTTTAGCAACTTTGATATTCATTTTTGAATACACTTGAGCCGTAAGGTCTTTAAATGTTTGAGTTGGCACAAGATTCTTGCCGCCATTTTGGTGAATAAAAACAGCAGTACGCCAAATTGAAACAAGTGTTCGAATACTAGGATCGAGTGGCGTTGCTAAAAGGTTTCGAATTTTAGGTCCTAACCCGAGTTTGATCAAGCCATTGATGACACCTTTTGCGCCTTCAACAGTAACAACTACATCATATTTTGAATGGTCCAATTGTGAAATTTTGTCAATGATTTTGTTACCATGTTTGATAGTGTACTTGTCTACAATTGGGTAGTCAATAGATATTGCATTGACTTTATATGGACCAAAGTTCTCATCGCCGAACGCCATGTAATCGATTTCATGGTGCTTACTCATTGTTTTGATGAAATTCAATTGAACTGATTCTAAGCCACCAGAAATATAATCAGCATTAAATGTAATAAATCGACATGGAATGTATAAAATTTTCATGTTTCATCTCAAAGAAAGTGTAGTATTATGGAGCCCGAAGGCTCCAGTTTCAAAATTATTTTAAAACATTTTCCCAGAGTTTGAAATATGCTTCTTCGTTAAATTTGTTGTAAAGATATTCAGCCCGAGCAACACGTTGTTCATATGTATCTTCAAACTCATTTAATGCTTTAGCATACATCTCGATTAGTTCTTGAGTACTTGTGCCTTCTTCAAATTCAACTCGAACAGTATTAGGGTCGTACTCAAATGTAGCATGGTTGTATCCTTTTTGAATGAGTTGAAGTACTGGCGTACCTTGAGAAATAGCTTCAAGCGATCCATTTTCTACTGTACCAGTGTTGTGGCACGTATTGACAAGAAGTTTGGCAGTTGAAATTTCTTTTTGTATGGTTTCGCGTTTAGCATCGATAATGACCCAATGATCTTTCTCCAGCCATTTTTTGCCAGGTGCCCATTTCGATGGACAGAATGCGATCTTAGGCCCATCAAATAAATCCATTGCACCGAATGCAACATTAGATTTTCTGAATGCATTGTCAAACCGTTGGGCTTGTACAATATGCCCTTCAGAATGAAGGACTTCAGGTTTATTTGCAATCAAAATCGGCGGATAGAATTCGTCTGCAATAATATCATGCTTTTGCCAATAATCAAAATCAATGACTTCTGCAGCAATACGTTCATTCATTTTAGAATAAACCTTTGCAGCTAAATCTTTGAACGTTTGAGTAGGAACAATATTCTTTCCGCCAAGTTTATGGACCATTACTGCATTGTTCCAGCATTGTACGATACCACGAACTGTTGGGTCAAGTGGAGTAGCAAGAATATTACGAACCTTTGAAATTTGTCCAAGTTCGGCTAATGTATTAAGAACCATTTTACTGCCTTCAATGATCACAATAGCATCGTACTGATCCCAGTCTGTGATTTCTTGAAGTTTGTATTTGATTTTATACGCATGCGCGGTAGTGAACTTTGCGCCAATAGGTTTATCAATTGATAATTCGTTAACTTTAACATTGCCGAAGTTTTCGTCGCTAAATGAAACGTAATCGATATCATGCACTTTTGACAAGTTGACGATAAAATTATACTGAACCGCTTCAAGACCGCCAGCAACATGATCAATATCAAATGGCACCGAACGGCAAGGTAAGTATAAAATTTTCATATTATGCTCCAATAAAATTTTTAAGGTTTAAGTCATAAACCACATCAGTAAATGATTTAGCTTCATTAATATTGTTGTGTGCATCATGATCAAGGATTTTATATGGAGTTATATTAAATTCATCATATACTTCATTAAACCGATCTACAATTGCATTGAATTGATCTTCACTTACTGTAATTAAATCATCAGTAAAGCTATCTACAAGTTTGTTTCGTGTTAGCCCAATAACCAAGACTTCATTGTTTTGAATGAAACGTCTGAAATCTTCTTTGAAAATTTCAACTGGCTTTCCACGAAGAACACTTTCATATACAATGTTACTTAAACCGCCTCGATCCAAAACATAGGTTTTACTGTTATCGACATAATTTAACATCGTTTCAAAAATTGCGACTTCATTTCGAGTTAGACAAGTGAAACGTCCTTCACTTGTCTTTTTCGGAAATTCCATCAAGGTTACATCAAAATGACTAGTAAGATTGCTAATCAAAGTTGTCTTACCAGCATTATCAGGCCCTTCTACAAGAATTATTTTTGCCATACATCTTCACCAGGTTGAATAACTACTTCATCATATGAAGGCATTATATACTCACTAATGATGTTAGCATCAAAATAAATCAATTCACCTAACCCAGGATGAAACACATTTTGTGGATTTTCGTTGTAGATAATTGTCGGACGCTGAGACAACGTAATGTAATACGCGATCTTTGACATTTTAACATCCATGATGGTTACATCTGGATATAGCTCGGCAATCTGATCTTTAAAATCAACATATGTGTCATTTGGATCTGTGATAATGAGCATATTACCAGTTTCTGCACAATCTTTTACAACATCCATGAATCTATAACATTTGTCAGAGAGTCTGAATGGAAAGAATACAATATTAGAACCCATGTGCTGAGTGTCATCGATATTTTTTATATATCGTGCAATGACATCAGGATTGACTACCTTTTGAGTCATCACAATTTTATCTGCATCAATTCCATGAGCAATAAATTCTGCTCGTTGAGATTCATTCAATACAAATACTTTAATAGATTGCCGTGCAGTTTCAAGATCCGATTCCCACCATTTATCAATGTATGGACGATCTAATCCAGGAACTTTGGAAATATTTGCATTGAAAATAAATTCATGAACTCCATTATAACCAGTGACATCAGTTATTAATACGTCAATGTTGTTTATTCGCATAATTTCATCAACATTAGATTCATTCCAATACCAGAACCATTGGCGAGTTTCTTCAGCATTAGTACCATAATGAAATTGTACAAAGTTGAAATCTGGAAATAAGAATTCTAATTCAGATTTGTCTGAAATGTTGAATGGTACAGCAATCAAATCGCCTTTCTGTGCACGATGTAGATGCAACTGAAAGTTGCCGTCTTTGAGGACGGCATACTCGCGAGTAGCATATGATCGCATTGAAAAAATTGGCACAATCATTCTGCTCATAACTTATTCTTCCAAAAATGATTTAACATATTCAATATCCCGTTCAAATACATGTGCAGATACAATTGAGTGTGCATAAGTGCCAAGTCCTACACCACATTCTTTAGCAACATGTTCCATGAATCGATGCATAAGATAAAAATCTAATTGCATTACCACTGCACAGTTTTGACTACGCATATGAGTATGCATATAAAGTAGCCCTTCACGAATATAAAACGTAATAGAATCCGTGCATGGGTATTCTAAAGTTTCATCTGAATCTAAAAGAACTTGGTCTTGCTCCTGAAGAATTTGGAAAACTACTCGTCGTGAGTTTGGTTTTTCTTTAAGTTCTTTAATAAGAGCTGGCATTTGGGCGGCGATTCGTGGTCCATAGAAGGTGTTGAAATTCGAAGGAAGAGTATCCGTCTTCGGCTTTGCAATGAACTTCGCGACATTTGGATACTCCTTAAACGCTTGTTCCGCATCTGTGCCACCTTGAATCATGAATTCCCAGAATTTTTCAGCATAACCATAATCAATACGATTGATACGTTTGTCTTTAAATGTTGCACCTTGTTCAGGTAATCCGATTTCAATAAGAATTGAACCAATTTCATGACACTTACCGATACGAGAATCTGTGACGAATTCTGGTGCTTCAACAACAAAATTATTGATACGTTTGAATGCCTCTTCAAACGTGCTAGCTAAAATATATTTTGACATCAAATCACCTTTGGGGTATATGGTTGTTTAGATAATAACTCATTTTTTAGAAAAGCATCTTTGAACTCACGTGGGTTCATTGCTTTGTCATCAATGATCCAGTCATAAACCGGCTTATGAGTTATTAAGTGATGATATTTCAATCCGATTTTCTTAAGATTTTTTATTAAAGGCGGCAAGATAATCGAATCAATTAATTCTGGGCCTACTGACTTCATGCCTCTGGCTGTGAACAGTGTGATTGTATGCCCTTGATCATATAACGAATTAATAGTATCGACCATTTGTTGGTCTGGAATGAAATTCTCATAATCTCGATTATCATTCCAGACGGTAATGGTGTTATCGATATCTATGCAAAAATGTTTTGCACCAGTCATTAAAGTTTCTCCCAATGCATACCATCAATGAATTTATTTGGACGATATTTTTCACCGGTTTCTAAATCAATTAAGAGCCATTTATCAGGATTTTTGGTTGTCAATGTAGCTCTGACTAATCCCGTGTCATACGCTACTGAACCATCCTGAAGGCGTCGTCCCATGTGACTAAGTGTTTTCGATAACAAATACATGCCATAGTAGTATGCACTTACAGCTTTAAGTGGATTGTTTTTGAAATATCCCGCAAGCGCGATCCAAATAACAGCAACCCATAAATGATGATACTCATTAAATGGTTCTGCATCAACATTTGTCAAGCCTAATGGCTCAATATTCACAATAGCTGAATCGCCATCAATCGATAATCCACCCCACATAGGATCCGCATTAAATTTATCATAACCAGTTAATGCATAAAATACTTTAGCTTCATCATAAATTCGTGGACCATAAATTTTTGTTTTGCCAAAGTATCCACGTGGATCGATCAAACGAACTTTGCCTTTATCATCTAACATCAAGTTACTAAAGTTCGGATCACCATGAATAACATAGTAATCTTTGTCAGAGGCTTCATAAATTAAATGGGCGTATGCTTGTTCAAGCATAGTTTCTAAACGTCCAATTTTATGATGATTCACATATTGAATATCGCCAAATGATTGTATTAGCCCTTTAATTTCATTACAACGAGCTAAAACTTTATCAACGACTTCATAACGATAGTCTTCAGCAATTTGTTCACGTGATGTGAATTCATTCATTTTAGGGAACTTAAGTGTTTCAAGAATTTCTGTGAGCATTTCTGGTTTATATGCCTCAAACATTGGAACACCTTTAATTCGTTCCATTTTAAAAGACATATATTCACCAAAATCACGTCGATCAATGATTTTTGGCACCGCATCACTTTCTACACTATCGTACCATGCAAGCTCTTCACGTTGAAGTTCTCGCCCCTTTTCATTCAATGCAGTTTTATACACAACATCATTTGCTATTGTAATTGAATTAAATTCTCGATTTAATTCACGGTGACGATGCGCGTGTTGGAGTTTTGGTTTATCACCAAGATCAATAAGATTAATCAATTCTTCTTGATACATATTTTTTGCATCAAGCAATTCTACAAAATCACGCCCTTTGAAGAATTCGTTCGCTTCATCTTTATCATCAAAGTTACTAATAAAGAAATCTTTAAATTGATAGATGCCGACAACATTACCACCTGTACCACCAGTTTCAGTTAATGTTTTGCCATCAAAATTATATCGACATTCATCACCAAATGTATAAACCGAATTGCTATTCCATGAGAATGCATCAAATTGTGGAATGACATCACACCAATTGAATACTACATTATGCAGATTGATCAAATGGGAAATTCGAGAAATTGCATAAGCCGAGCCATAAGCTTCATCAACAGTTTCAACAATTATGTCTAACTTGAAAACCTTTGCATACTCACGTACTTGTTCTGCAAATTTGCTATGTACAACCACAATAATTTCATCTGCACCTAATTTTTTGTAGATGCCATGCAAATGATGTAGAATTGTATGCTGTTTGTAGTTCACCAAAACTTTAGGAATATGATGTGTGATAGGATACAAACGAGTAGCTAAGCCTGCACCTAAAATAACCGCTTTTTTCATAATTAAAAATCCTAAAAGAGTTGTGATACGTCTTATAATATCACAACTCTCAATTAAAGTACAATGCTTATTTAGATTCTGCTCTGAGCATAGCTCCTAATGAGCCACCAGGATGGTAAGAATAAAAGTCTTCGCGTGTGAATTGTAAATAATCTGAAAGTGTTACGCCGATAGTGTCAAGTAGAGTTAATAGAACCGTGGTGCTGGTAGTCGGTGCCAATTGATTGACATCACACTCTACAATATTCGGTACACCGAATTCCATATCAAATGGTGCTTTTTGCTCATCGGTTAAATTAGTATTACAGTGTAATAAGATTTGAGTCACATTAGGGCGGATTGTACGAAGATGTTTTGCCATGTATTGCATTTCATCTGTTTTGCCGGAACGTGATACATGAATAACTACATCGTCATGCCCAATAAAACCTGCATCACCATGAGAGTAATGACATGTATTTAAGTACATAGACGGGATGCCAAGGCTCGCAAATGATTCTGATGCTTTAGTAGCCAAGTTTGAGTTTTTGCCGACGCCAGTAATCATAATACGTTGTCGATAATTTGATGCTGCCACAGGCTTCAAAATTTCAAGTAACTTTTCATATTTCACTTGATTTTCTGCAATAAAATCGCCTAGTATTTTAAGCGCCTGTTGTTGAGCCGCTACTACATCTAATGCTAATTTGATACTCATAATGTTTACCTCTAAATTATGGAACTATTATATCATCAATCTTTCAAAATTGATCTGCTTATAGAAAAGTGAATTTTGGCTGGTTCATAATGGCGCCCTTGTTCAAATTCTTTAGTGAAACGAACCGAGAGTTGTGTTTTATTCATTCGAACAAAATTTGTATCGATGTACTCAAACAACTCTTTTATTGCACTTGCACTTTTTTCGCCGTTGAAGTATACATGAGTCCACATCTCATTATCAGGAGAGCTGATAATTCGATCTTTAAGAATGTGCTCAGCTTCAGTTACAATAGCCTCAGCTTCTGCATGGTTGATGAAACGTGGAGTCTCGCTCAATAATTTTTTAAAGTTAATCATTAGTATAAATTCTCTGAATACAATGTTCCACCATTAGATTTGTCTCCGCCTACACGTCTAACAATTTGTTTTTGCTCGACTGCAATATGCCATGCTTCATTGCGATCAACAAATCTAAAGTGATTTGTCACGAAGCCTTGAATTTGCTCTGGCATTTCATAAGTTCTATCTCCGAGACGATCAAGTATTTGCCATGCCAATTCGTCGAAGTGTCTGACACTTGGAATAACAAGGTCACCAAATTTTGTTGCAGCACATACAATGCGTTCAGGCACATTTACTTCATTGCCATTAGGCAACTCATCAACATCATAATGCTCTAAACGTCTGCACTTCTCTTGCCATGCCAGATTAGCATGTGCTAAATGATTAATCTCAAACTCGTGAGCCTGTTTAAGTTTTGAAATTTCATCTTCTTTAGTAGGCAAAGAGTTGTCCACTAAATAGGTACTTTGACATGCCATGTCCGGTTCCCAAGTGTATTTACCTGCTGCGTTTAATTCTGAAAGATCTGTACCATTATCAATCATATCATTCACCAATACATTGCTTTAAAAGCTTTTGGTAATTTGAAGACTTAAGATAACCAAATTCAATCAAAGTTTGCTCGATTGCCATTTGACGACAAGTGTGAATTACAAAAGTTGCTGCATCCATTTGTGGCTTATTACGAAGTTTCTCCAGTACAGGACGCTCACGTTCTACTGCATCATCAATATGTGTCTGAAGCATCTTGCGATGATTTTGCATATCTTCTTCTAAATCAATTCGACGTTGTTGATCAGCTAAACATCGTTTGTCCCATCCTTTGCACATTTGTATATCTTCAGCAAAAGATAAACTTGGAATAGCTAATGCTAGTGCAATCAATACAAATTTCATTACATCGCTCCCAATAAGCTTGCGATAATTGCAAGGTCACCGACACCTGCTATAACAACAATTAGTAATAAGACTAATGCAAATGCGATAGATTTTAAAGTATTCATCGCACCGATTGATATTGCAGCTATGATAAATGCAATGAATGTTGTTACGCCCATTGTAACGAAGCCAAGTAAGTTTAGAATAACTACAAGGACTGTAATCGCAGTAGAACTCTTATAGAATACTACCATTGCAATAGGAAATATTGACAAAAATAACGCTACGATACTTCCAAATAAGAGACTCATGAGGCGTCTCCTTTAAGTAAAATTAACTCGGTTGTAGTATAGTTAAGTTGATCAATAGTGATACAAGTATCTTCCCAACGTTTAACAACATCTTGAACTTCAGCAATGACTTCGTAGTCAGATCCTGGATAGTTGTCCCAATCTTCTGCACGTCGAATCGGTTCACCACTAAATGCAGTAATAGTTCCGTCTTTGTCGACTGCTACATAAGCAGCCCATTCTGGCAAGTATACTGTTACAGGACCAGTTTTTTCAGAACCTGAGATTAGTGTAACATTTAACGCATGCGGATAGTAAGTAATTTTCATGACGATTTCCTCATTAGGAATAATTATTTGATAGAGCTATTATACTAACAAAAATAGCGAAAGTAAAACAAAACTTTCGCTATTTTAATCATTTGCCGTAACGATTTACGAAATGTTCAACCATATTATCTGCAATAGACGCAGCTGATGAAGAAACTCCATCGCATCCACGAAGGACACCGCTATTTGGCAAGTATGCCAATGCACAAGCCTTCCAGAATTCACGTTTCTCTAATTCTGTGATTGCGGGAATAGGTGTACTAAAAAGCTGGTATTCGCGAGCTTCATCTACAGATACAGTAGTTTTACATTTAGTACAACGAACTTTAGGTGGACTACTTAGCAATACTGTGTCGAAATTAAATTCATGATTGCATAATAAACTGTTCATAACTTACCTCTAGAGGGCATAGAGCCCTCGTTTTTAAAAGTCAAATAAATCTTCTAATGAAGAACGTTTTTCTGCTTGCATACCTGCAGATTCACACATACCTTCCAAAGGTTTCTTATATGTTTTTGTAAACAATGACATAACGTCAACATGTTTTAAAACATCTTCACGAATTTCTTTAGGAAGTTCGTTGCCTGATGGCCATGCAATAACTTTGTCGCCAAATGGATTTCCAGGTTTCAAAGGCAAAATCATAACTTTATCACCTTCACTAATATCCGGTAAGTTATCGAATGCCTTAATTGCACGTCGATACGTCAAAACACCACGAATATGACTAGGACATTTCAATCCAGGGAAGCCATTATCATCATATTTTGCAATGTTATTTGCAGTTCTTACACCTGCAATAACTTTGTAATCAAGATTTCTAAATTCATTTTCAAATTTCTTGAAATAGTCTTGAAGTGGCTTTTCACCTTCTTGAAGCATGATTCGAATACTTTCTAACAATGCATCTTTGACCGCTTTAGGTGTAGATGATTGTTGAGTTTCCATGCCCATGATTTTCAAGTATGGCTCTTTAAAACGAGTACCTTCCATGTCATACACATTTAATGCATAACGTTTCTTAGCTCGCCAGAATCCGCCTATACCGTTTGAACCGAGTGGTGGACATGCAATTGCTTCGCGATCCATGAACATTAATTGCTCATAGTTGTTAAGATATTCGCACAGTTCTTGGAAGCCTGCATTAATAACCGGTTCGATTTTCTTTGAACCTACTGCATCTAAGAAGTCAACTAATTTTTCAGTTGATGCAAATTTTTCAATGCCAACTTTATCAATGAGTGGACTCAATTCAATATACAATGAATCTGTATCACCATAAATTACATACGGGTGATTAGTTGTTCCACACATTTCATTAAGGTATGCATTAATTTTTCGTTCTGTCCATTGAAGGACCAATTGTCCGAAAATAGTAATCGCTTCTGCATTACGAAGATCGTAAAATCTAAAGTAGATATTGCCGAGTGCACCGTATAATGAATTAATCAATAATTTTCGATTAATTTGATTCGTATCACACAAAACAATATAGTTTTCACATTCATGCTCAAGTTCAAGCAATTCTTCTTGTGAAAGTGTTTTGAGATATTCGATTTCGGATTCAGTTAAGTCACGACTAAAATCTAATTTCATATAAACTCCAAATTGATGGGATTATTCTATAACATCATAATCAACTGACACTATAGCTTTAATTGTTAGTTCCTTTGAACAGGATTCGCAATTGACTTTGAATTCTTCATCGGCATGTCTCCAATGCTCAAAGTAATCAGACGTGTCAAGTTCAGAATTGCAGTGTGGGCAGTATATTTCAAACATTTCTATGCCTCAAAAGGGATATGACAATTATATCATATCCCTTATCAAAAGCTTAACTATAATTCAGATTGTATAATGTAATACGAATCACTTTAGGCGTACGTTTATATTCAAAACATTGCATTGATAACTTCGGCGCCGGCAATTACAGGATTTTTAAACATGATACAACCTGTAACAAATCCGGCTAAAAACAACACAGGAATACAGATTAATAGGGCTACAAAAACTCGATACCACAAGCTAACGTATTCACCAATTGATTCACAATTTTCATTTGCTACTTTAATTTGTTCGAAGATATTCATAGGCCTAACTCCCACAGGCATTGGTTTAATAACTGATTGATTGAACGTTCGTTATGTATAGATTCATTAAGAAGCTGTGCTATAACACGATAATCTGTTTCACTATTGCATCGAGCGTTAAGAATTGTTTGTGCATTTGTGCGACACATATCAAACGTTTTGAAGAAACTGTCATAACGAGGCAAACGAATTGCATTTAACACATTAGGTTTCCAAACAACATTGAACTCGCCATTGACTTCATCAATAAAGAACAACATAGTTTCAATAGATTGAGTATATGTGTACTCTTCAGCTGATGTATAAACTCTCATCGACTTACCTCCGTATCAAAATCTACAAATTTAGCTCTACATTCCTGATAGACACTATGCATTAAATCTAACACTCCATAATTGAATTGAGAATTTTCTGATTTCCCGAGCAGAGCTCGGGAGCGTGCCGCTATTTCTGAATTTATAAATTCTAGAACTTCTTTACCTTGTGGATATCGTAACATCTTAGGCACGAATTGTGCGTCAATAGTAATATTACATCTGCCTCTTAACACAGTAGCAATAAATGGATAATGTTCTATCAAATGCTCGCCTGACGAGCTTGATATTACTCTATTTTGACCATACATAATAACCTCGTAATATATCAAATTAATCAAATCATCTAATTTCGGCGCACAGCGCCGGCTGCGCAGCAGCTATTCTGTACCGAACGGCAGATATAATTAGAGCGGTGAACCGGTAGAACCATTATAACATTAAAATTTTGCAAAGCACTCGTGTGCTTTACGAATATAGATCATTTTATGAACACTCAAACCAAATCATAACAATTCTTGGATTCTTCTGGATTTATACTGCATAAGTTCGGTACGTGTCATTCCTGAAGTGTCTTGTTCACACTGCGCGTTAACTGTTTTAATCATAATGAGAGTATTATGATTTATATTATCTATAGGAAGTTGTCGGCGGTGTGTGTCTGCCATAACTATTCTGCATGGATATTGCTTTGCGATATCTCTAATGCTTTCATAATATTGTTTAAGTGACATATCAAATCTCCATAGATTTTAGAATAATTATATCATAATCAAAAAGCAAAGTAAATATTTTAGACAAAAATAAAGGGACCAAATAGGTCCCTTCGGATAAAATGAAATTATACAACGCTATACATTGTAACCGCAATAGGTAGAATTTCATTTGTCAGTGTATTAAGACTACCTTCAGTGATAGGAGTACCTTGGAAACGATGAACGATACGTTCAATTTCAACAACTTTTCGTTTATTAGTTTCTCGATCACGTGGATCAATTACCAATTTGATATTATCGTCTTTAAATTCCAGTGCAAGGATCCCAAGAGTAATTTTTGCATCTAACGAGCGTGTAGAACGAGTATCAATTACTGGAGCTGCTGTGTTAAATTGTAATTTAGATTGCTGGATCATAATATCTCTACGTACTTTGTAAGTTGATAGGACTATTATAACAATAGTCCTATCAAAAGTAAACATTTATTTGATTAATTTTTTAATCAATTCTGCATTACGTTTTGCAGCCATCATTTTCTTCTTCCATTCTTTACGTTGGAAGAACACTTTAGTAATTTCTTGTGGAATGATACCTTGCTTTGTCTTCGAATACATCATACCGCTTGGCGAGCATGAGAATTCATTTGAAGGGCTCGGTGCAATCTTATTAATGAAATCACTAAGTTTAGGCGGCGCAAATTGGCCTGCAATTGTTTCTGGGCTAATGTTTACTTGGCGAATGATTGACGGATACAGAGATGTTACGTCAAACGACAAAACATATTTGTACGCACCAGGCACAGGGTTTTTAACATATGCGCCTTCATATGGTTGTCGAACATTTGGCTTAGCTTCCGGTAAAACTAAGTGCTCGGCTTTTAATGAGTTGAAGATAATTGCATCCCAAGTTTTCACAGGACTCATTACTGTTGCAATATTCATTCGAGCGTAATAGCCCATTGAAATTGACAGGTTGATAAAACCTCGTTTTGCGTCAATTGCTTGTACACAGTACACATCGACAATGTTATATGAAATATAACGCTGGTGGTTTGATTCACGTAATTTGTCGATTGGTCCGTCATATTCTAATTTGTTGATGCCAGCTTCATATTCTGCAATATAATCGAGTTTATATGATGGCTGTGAAGTAAACGCAAACTTTTTGTATAAATCCATGTAATCGAGAATCATTACTCCAGAAATGTTGAAAATTTCTTTATCACCATACATGTTTTGAATGACTTTTGACGTTACTTTACCAAAAGGACTTAAACGTTTCATGTTCGAAACGCCAAGAACGTTTTTGATACGATTTACAATATATGGAATATCAAATCCTTCAACGTTCCAACCGGTGAAGATGACAGGAGTTTTTTCTTCCCATAAACGAATGTATTCTAACAGCATTTCCTTTTCTGTTTCGAATGGCATATACACAACTTTATCTAAAATATGTTGTGGAACTTCATCGCCGCCTTCATCAATTGATTTGCCTGCAAGAACCGGATCCCACTTTGAAACACGTCCACGTTGAGAGTTCAACAAGTCAAACACGTAGTATTTGTCATCAATAGAATCATAGTGTGTAATTGCATCAATTTCATATTTTGCAAAAGTCGGATTCGGGAACTCTCCTGCTGTTACCTCGATGTCACAGTTTGCAACACGAATTGCATTTCTGCTATATGTGATGTCCTTTTTTCCATACACATCAGAAATATATGCAAGTTTGAAGTCATCCATACCTAAAATTTCTACAATTCCACGTGTCTTTTGCATCCAGTCTTTAGCTTCACGAATGGAGCTAAAACGTTTAGGAATACATGGCTTGCCATAAATGTCTTTATATTTTGATTCAACGCCTTCTTTGGCATGAATGAACAGTGTAGGCTCATATGGAATTTCACGAACTTTTTCGACGCCATTTTCCACATAACGCTCTTGAATAAGGTCGCCAGATTGTTCAACTACTAGATAGAAATTATCCACGTTATCTCCTTGGTAGAGTATTTTGTATCATTATAACACCACAAAAGAGGAAGCTAACTCCCTCTTTTATTTTAAAAATTACTTAGATTCAACAACTGTAGTCTTTGACATTTCTTCGCGAGGTATCCAAGTGTTCTTGTCAGTTTTGACATAACATCCAGTGATAAAACTATATTTGGTTTGACGACCTGTAATAGATTCATAACTATTACATTTAACATAACCACTTACCGTATTGTATGTTAAGCCTACTACAACAATAACACAGACGATAATAACAGAGAATACGAGTTCAGTTAAATTATTACTCATTATGCACCTACGACATATTTTGATTTAAGAGTCCACTCGGCTTTCTGTGCAGCTTTGATAACACGGAAATTGTTAGTAACTTCAATTTCAGGTGGGACATATTCAACCTCAATAAGACCCCATGCTTCAAGTGTCTTAGCGATAGAAACGGTACGTTGAACATCTTCATCGCTAATATTAACTACTTTACCGTCAAGGCGCATCATATCTTTAAAATGAACGATGTACATTTGATCAGCGCCAGTTTGCGGAGACTGCTTCTTCAAAATATGGCAGGATTGATAAAGTACTTTATCTCGTTGGTTAGCGATACCCATACGAGTCAAAGTTTCTTTAACTTTAAGAAAATTTTCTGGGTGTACCAATTTAATAGGGATCATCATAGCTGCTTCAACTCTTTAATTTCTTTAGGATTTTTAGTGATAGATTTAAGGAATTCATCTGTTGCCAAAGCTTTAGCTTCTCTAAGAACTGTTTGCAATTTGCCCTTTCGTTCAAGTAATTGTCGATAGTTGTAGGCAACCTGTGAATTCACTTTATAGTAAGCCATAAGAAGTTTAAGAATGTACTGATCTTTAATACTTTCATCTAACTTTAGTGATTTAGAAAATCGTCGTCCATACGGAATAAGGTTCATCAAATAATTATGATGCACTTGATCTGGCAATGAACTTAACATCAAATTAGCATTGTACACAGTAGTCAAGCAATCCATATGCTGGCTTAACATATTATCAATCATGAACTTTGAGTAGTTTTCGAATTGACTGACATTCAATTCACCCTTTACAGAGTTGATGTTATTAAGAATCACAAAGAGTTCATTTTCAGGTTTCTCTTTATATTCTTCAATAAGTTTTTTAACCGTATCCCAGTCTTTATTAGCCCAGGCTGCCTGATGTGGATTTAGAACTTCCTCATCATCGTCAAATAAACATATCATGCTCATTTTAATTTACTCACTTAAATTTTAAGGCTATTATATCACATAATAGCCTAAATTGATAACCTTATTTTACCCATTTCAACTCTTTGAGGAGTTGAACGAATAAGTACATCAAATGAATTTCTGGATTTGCTGCAATCCCATGCATTTGATTGTTTTCACCTACAAGTTCATATAAACGAAGAACTGAAACGCGATCTACACGAGTGTATAACTCGTCAATAAGTTTCTCAATGAATACCGCATAATCTGGTGCATATTTCTTTGCAAGCTTGCGAAGTTCTGCAAATTCACCTTTTTGACCATTTGCTCCTAACGCAGTTATAACGTCATCAATCGAACTTCGAGTTTCCATGACCATAGACAGAATGCCTTGATCAATAATACCATTTGTTGAATAGTGGTCTAAATCACTAATTGTTTTACGAAAATCTGGGAAGTTTTTCTTGACTAATGCTGCAATAACGGTCGGAGTTTCGACTTTAATGTTTTCATTTTTGCAGATCTCAATGCAACGAACTACCATTTGACGCATCATATTTGTTACGTCTTCACCTATTGGTGCACCGAACTTAATGACTTTTGCACGAGATTTTATTGGACGAGAGATGCCATCGAGATTGTTTGCGGTAATAATCACAGAACAATTCTTTGCATAAGCTTCCATGAATGAACGCAAGTATCGTTGTGCTTCAGCTAATTGAGGTCTATCAAACTCATCAAGAATAATGACCTTTGGCTTACCTTCAATTGATTTTGATGTTGCAAACCGAGTTAATTCATTTTTGACAAAGTCGATGCCAATACCTGAACCATTGACAAAAATATATTCTGCACCAATGTCATTACACAATGCTATAGCTACGGTAGTTTTACCAGTCCCAGGAGAATTTGATTGAAGGACTAGATGTGGCAGTTTGCCTTTAGCCACTAATCCTTTGAAAATATCTTTATCTGCTTGAGGTAAAATACATTCATCCAAAGTAGTTGGACGATATTTTAATTCAAACATATGTTCACGTTCATTAACTGATAAAGCTGTCATAATATTTCTCTCTAATTCAATTCAAAGGATTGGGCCCGAAGGCCCATACAATTAAAAGTTATGTGTAGACCCATCTTCTACTGAAAGTACATAACTTGATTGAGTGCCAGCAAATTTAACTGCAAACTTTTCACCAACAGCCCATAACTTAACTCTATAATCATCTGGCAATAATTTCATGTTTTGAATATGAAGAATGAATTTGAATTCTTTATCACCAGTATAATCTGCAACATCGAATGTTGATAATGGCTTTTCAAAATTAGGATCAATTTCTTTGTTGTATGTTTTGAATACAACTTTGCCATTTGCATTTTCGATTGTTAGAGTGGTTGCACCGAGCCCGTGAGAGATTTTCATCAATTGTTTGTAATCGTCACCGCTAAGATCAAATTCAACCGATGCTTCTGGGAATTTAATCGCTTTCTTTGGATAAACAATTGCTGATGGATCTGCTGCCGGCCATGTAATAACTGAACGTTTGCCTTTAATAAGAATTTCATCGCCGTTTGATGTGATTTCTGAATCTTCACCGGATAGAGATAAAATACCTAAGAATGCATTCAAATCATAAATTGCAACGTTAAATTCAATTTCTTCACCTGGAGGCAATGTAGTTTCACCATAAGTTGCACCAGATGCAGAACGGGTCATTACAAAATCGCCGGCTTGAAAGTAAATTCCTGAGTTAATTGTTGCAAAGTTTTTAAGGATTGACACAAACTGTTTAGAAAATTTCATAATTACCTCTTAATTGTCTTTAAAATTATATCACATCATTATGCTTTAGCTTGTGCTTCACGTTGTGCAAAACGTTCAATAAAGATTTGAGCAGCTTGGATAAGTAATTCATCTGGGTCTTGGCAATATGCATCTTCAAGGCGTTTCACACCATCGATTCGAACTTCTTTAGCACCTTGTTCACCGGCACGTTTATTTGCATTGGCCATCATATTGACCCAGATTTCATTAACTTCTTTATCAAATGAAACATATAGCTGGCGTTTGACTTCGCCTGGGAAATGTGAGAACTTAGCTTTAACTTCGTCTGGCATCTGTAAAGCCCATGCTTTACGAATACGATTATCAGCTGATTCACCACGAGAATGTTTAGGTTGCAAGTCATTAACCGTAATTTCTTTAAAATTTAACATAATGTATTACCTTGTATCATTTGATGAATGTATTTTAAATCAAATTATTGAAAGCACCAATAACTTGATTTTGGCTGTGTGGATCATATGTATTTTCAATAACAGCCCACGCCTGGCTCCGATTGGACATGATTTTCATACGCGTAGTTTCATCAGGAAATGCCTGAACTAGCTGTGCTTCTGTGACAATTAGTTCAGCGCCTGTGTATAGATTAATCAATGTCCATGTAGGAATTTCAGGATATGTTATTATATCACTAAATGGTTCCATTGTACACCTTTAATTTACACAAATTACTCGTTGACCGCATTCATCGAATGCTTCTTCTATAGGATCCCACTTGCAAACTGATGGACTGAAGTGGACTTCTTTAACTACATTGCCTTCGTCATCCGATGCTGAAACTATTTTGCAATTCAATAATTCGGGGTCATTTTTAACAAGTCTATTTAGATGGTTCAAATATTGCTTAAGATTCATATGCCTTTAATCTCTTCATACGGATTTTTGTCTTGCGGATGACACTCAATAAAGAGTTCCCAGTGTTGTCTAACTTTATGCATCCACTTTTCATAATCACCTAGATTGCGATCGTTAAAATCATGTATGGCTCCATCTAGACAATATAGCATATCTTCTAGAACTTCTTGGCATTCAGGTGTTAACTTTTTCATGATACCTCCATTACAGTAAAACGTCCAACTTTCTTCATTTGAAGATGTTGCCCATAATCTTGCGGGTTATGATCCCGATGGCTGATAATAAACACATTTGAATCGGGCATATTATTCAAGATAGTAGTGACAGATTTTGTGGCGGATGCATCGAAGGCGCCGTCAAAGATTTCATCTAAAAAGAGGCATGAGATTTTGATGCCAGATATTTTTTCGGCAATATCTCGCCATGTAAACATCAATGCCAGATCAATTCGTCCTTTTTCACCTTGCGAGAATGATGCGTATGAAAAATCTTCTCGACCTCGAGATTTAATAGTTTCAGAAAATTCTTCATTTAATGTGAACGAATAGTCTGCTTCCATCATCGCCAAATACGAATTGATTTGTTTGTTGAAAATAGGGATGTATTTTTTGATGATAGACCCTTTAATGCCAGAATCTTTTAACATTTCGGTGATGACTGTTCGACGTTGCTTGTCAATGACAAGTGCACTTTTTCGTTGAATCACATCATACAATTCATCTTTGAGGCGTTGAACTTCAGATGTGTTGTCTACAAAATCCTTTTTGGCTTCTTCAAGCGCGGCATTGACTTTTTTAATACGTTCTATTTGTTGAAGCGCTAATTGGCGATTAGTTGCAATTTTATTTTCTAAGCCACGTATAACTTCTTTGGCATTCAAATATGCAACCTTACGATCATGTATCTCTTTGTGGATTTCCTTGAGGCGCTCAAGTTCTGCACTGAGTGTGAGTTTAGAGTCTTCGATTTTTTCCACTAATGAGTTGTCTGAAAGCAATTGAAGGCATGTAGGACATGATCCGCCACCTTCATACAATTTCAATACGCGCAATGTCGAATTAAGTTCACTTTCAGCTTGAACGATGGCACGTTGAGAATTATGAGACTCTTCACTCGGGTCATCGCCTAGTTCTATGGCTAAAATTTGCTCATTGTATGATTGATTTTGTGCTTTAATCTTGTCTACTTCGGCCACGGCTTCATCTTTCATAGCTTCCAAACGAGTGATGTTATCGCCAGATAATTTTTGCTGACGCTCATTCGCTGCAATAAGAGTTTGAATTTGTGTTTGAAGATGTGTAATTGTCAATTCGGTTTTCGATAATTCAGCATTAATGTTGCGAATTTCATCCTTATTGAGCTTGTCCATGTCAGCAAGAATTGACACTTCTAATAGGTCTTCAACAAGTTTACGGCGAGCACCAGTAGATAGGCTCATAAATGGTGTGTAACCTGCAGTACCGAGAACTACAACCTGCTTGTATGAGTTATAGTTCATCCCAATCATTTCTTCAAATTCGCTTTGGAAATCTTTAGCGCTTGCTGCAACATCGAGCGGCTTGCCATCTTTATATACTTCGAAGATATTTGGCTTGATGCCACGTTTGATGTAATATTCATGATTGTTGTACTCTAATAACAATTTAACCAATAGGCCCTTTTTGTTAGTTGAGTTAAGTAATTGTCCCTTTTTGATGTCACGAAATGGTTTACCAAACAATGCAAATGTAATGGCCTCGAGAAGTGTAGACTTCCCTCCGCCATTTGGTCCTGTGATAAGAGTTTTATGAACCTTATCCAATTGAATGAATATTGAATTGTCACCGACCGACATAATATTACAATATTCAATTTCTTTAAGTTTAAACGTTTTCATTTAAGACCCTTTGGTATAGCGTATGCACCTGAATGAATGTCTAAGTATATAGAACGTGTAGCGCTCCGTATTTCAGGTGACACTGAGCCTGAAATAGAGTCATAAATTGATGCATAGTAATGTTTTCTTGCTTTAATTATATCACGAATCTGATAAAGCGCGATAGGTTTATAGTCAGTGTTTTCTAATGATGTATTGACATAACGGCAATCATCTAAAGTGGCAAAATGAACATGACCATGGATGTTAATCTTTCCACGTAGTTCTGTCGGATGTAGTGGTGCATGAGACAACCAAAACTCTTTGTACTTACGCAATGCTGCTACTTCATCAAATGTTTCACAAAGTTGTTGCATTGTCAAATTATCGGTGTCGTGATTTCCACAAATAAGAATCTTTTTGCCTGGCCATTTAGCGATTTGGCGTGCACGTTCCAATGAAAATACTGCATCGCCTGTAAAGTAACAGACATCTCGTTTTGTTACTGCGTTATAGTATTCACGCTCAACATGTTCGAAATGGTCTTGTTCGTCACGAAATTGAGTGCGATATTTTGCGATAGCTTTATGTCCTGCATGCAAGTCGCCATAAAATAATACGTTAGCCATTACCATTCTCCAGGTGGAAGTTCTTCACCGATATTTGCATCTATAACTGAATCGACTGCTGCCTCTACTTGATGAGGATATAAACGCATTGAACGCCCAGCCTCTTCGCATGTAATTGTAAGTTGTCCGACTTTGCCTCCTTTACGAGTAACAAGATATTCAATCTTGAATCGAGCAGGATATTCAGATGCTAGATTAAACATAATGTGTTTTGTCTTTGGTTTCTCGTTGACCAATAGAACATTTTTCAATTTCATTTTGAAGCCTCCAAATATAACAATTTTGACATATCTTTGATTGCAGCTGCATCTTCGGATGTTAAGTCTTCAATCGATTCAACATATTCATCGATAAGTTCAGATAATGACTTTACTTCAGTTGTGTCTTCCTCTTCAATAACTGCACTTGTATCTACTCGGTTGACCACTTTAAGTTCATGAACTACATTTTCTAATGCAGTTTCAAATGCAGCTAATTGTTTATCTACTTTAGTGACATACAATCTAACTGATAGATTTTTATAGATTTCAGGATTTATTTGGGTAGGATAATCGATACGTCTGTGCCACATAGTATTGTTCTGAATGAATTTTGATTCTTCAGTATCTGAATCAAATTCCCAGAATCCACGTGGATCATTTTCATCACCTGCTGTCAATGACCATGGTGTCCCGATATATGTTACATTTTTATTTTCAGAAATTGTATGGAAATGCCCAGACCAAACACGTTTATACGACTTCAAGAAATCAGGTTCTTCGCCATGAGATTCCATGCCTTTGTAGAAATAGAATCCATTGAGTTCAAAATGTCCCATGCAATATTTCGATTTAGATGCCTTAATAAATTTTAAAATTTCTTCTCGATTCTCTTCACAGATCCAAGGCACCATATCAATCTCTACGCCTAAATCTATAGTTGTAGGAGAACTAATGACTGTGAAATTTTCAAATTGTGTCAATAATTCGTCACATGCATTAGGGAAGATAGTATTTTTAAATGTTGCATCATGGTTGCCGACAATAACATAAACTTTAATGCCAGCATCAAGAATCTCTTGGCAAATTTTTCTGTTGAAATTCATTGTCTTATGCGTGATTGCCTTTCGAACATCAAACCAATCGCCAGCCTGCAACCAAGTTGTTATTCCTCTAGATTTAGAGTAATCAATGGCCTGTCTAATTCCTTGCAATTGGATATTCTGGATCCATGGATCATCTTGACGAACACCAATATGCAAGTCTCCTAATTTCAAAAATTTCATATGAATACCTTATCTAATCTATGGATCTATTATATATCATATAGTATGCATAGTAAACAACAAAGGGACCGAAGTCCCTTAAATTATTTTTGTTCTAGTTTAGCGGCTTTGTGAGCTATATCCAACATCGCTTCGCGAGAAGAGTTCCACATTGCACGAATTAATTCATCATTATATGGCTGGCGATAGAACTCACGAAGTTTTTTAATTGCATAAGAATACCCAGTGAAATTATTTCTAATTAGACATTCACCTGCATGTTTTTTGAGGCGTTCTAATTCCTTTTTGTTACGTTTAATTGATTTCTGCGCACGTTTTTGTGCTTGAGCTTCAATGCGTCTCTGAATTTTCTCTGCATCATATTCATCTATAACTGAGCCTAAGAATTCGTCATCATGTTCAACAGTTTCAGATTCGATAAATAGCTGTTCGATATTAGCTTCCATAGCTTTATCCTTGATTGAGTGTTAAGTAAAGACCGGAATCTTGTACATCAAATAAGTATTCAGATTCCGGGTCAATTTCAAATAATTCAGATTCAGAGCTGAAAAAATCTTTCTCTTCATTCAATAAGTGTGTTAAATCAAGTATTCTCTCCATACAAAAAGTCCAGTGCATCATTGTCTTCGACCTTTGGCCTTTCTTTTGGCTGTGCCTTTGTCGAAGCTTCATATTGTGTCATCTTATCGTAAATGTCCTGAATAAAGCCTTCATCTGCAATAGATGCCATTTCAGGATCACGAGAATCATACACGTTGTTAATAAAGTAGCTGTATTTTACCGCAGTTTGCTTGCGTTCTTTTTTGATACGCTGAATAAACGCGTTGAAACAAGCCATAGTGATGTAAGCGTGTGGATTGTCATATCGGGTCTCATCAAAATTGATAAGTCCTTTAATTGCAGCTTCTACACCATCACCAATCATTTCTTCTTTCCATGCTGGCGTGTAACCAGAGAAATTGAAACGTTTTGATAGTCCACGTGAAATTAGCAGAATAGCACGCCCAATAGTGTCATTTTGCTTTACTATTTTACCTGCAGCTCTACATTCTTCTTTCCATGAACATATTGCTTCATATAATTCTTTGTTATTCACATAATTGTGCTTAACTTGTTCATTACCCATAAAAACCTCGTACATCTTAATAGATGAAGCATAATAATATTTATTCATTATAACACATTTTTCATACAGCAAAGGGACCTTGTGGTCCCTTAAAATGTATCATAACCTAATTGCAGAAGATAGTTCTTAAGCTCTTTGATTTTAACACGTGTCCCATCTATGAAAATATATGGCATGAATAATTTTGACACTGCGATCTTCGTCTTTAACTCTGCATACAATTCATCATCGATCTTTGGAATACCATCTACAAGTTTTACAATACGCTTGAATGTATAAGGCAAACCTGCCTCATTAAAGGTTTTCTTTGCACTTTCACAGCCTGCACATCGAAACGTTTCTTCTTCAATACCGTAAATTTCAATATTCATCACGATTAAATCCGCTATAATAAATGAAGTTGTAGATTTCTACTAAATCAAATCCGCTTATATTGAGCTCACATAACGCTACTTCAATATCTCTCATTGATATATCACGATCTGTTGGCATATCGACGCAATGTTTATAACCATTGCTCCATGTTTCAAAGTGTACTAAATCTTCTTGCGCAATAATATACAATCTATCGCCTGTATCGCCTTCATAATTGATTGAGACTGATGTAACTTTCATTGCTTATCCTTTAAGAATAGTCTGAGAGCCTTTTTAAACAAGGGTACTCGTTTTGCCTTTGTGCATTTTGCCGGGAATTCTAAACCTATTGATGCTGCAAGATTATCCATGCCATCAAGATCAAGTTTAGAAAAGTACTTTGTTAAATCATTGATATAAGCAGGGTGAGTGTTGTGCTCGGATAAATCTTTTTTGTAATATTCAGACAACGTCATAAAATATTCAGAGATGTCAACACCTTTGGATTTCAATCCTGAAGTATCAAATTTATGTTTGAGTTGTCCTTCTAATGCATTACAATAATTGCATAAGAGAGCACGTACTTTGCCTGCATTTGGGCCATGTAATGTATGGTCATGGTCTAGATGATTAGATTTTATATCTGGAGAAAGAGCTCTTCGGCATAATGGGCATATTCCATTTTGTGCATGATACAATCTAATCTTTTCTTCTTCAAATTTTTTGCCGATTAATAACATACTATCACCTCAGTAGATGATAGTATTTATTGTCAGCCAATCACACGATATGAATCATCAGCGTCTAAGATACACCAATAATCCTTTAGTTCTTCAACAGTCGAAATGTCAATAATTTCACCCGTTTCAGTATTTTTTAGCTTATCGATTCCCCAGATGTCATCGATTAAAATTGTGACACTTTCAACTGTATAGGGAATTCCAGGCTTTAATTCCGGGAAATATTGTGCAATAAAAACATTATCGTCGAAATATTTTTTGTTGATAATGACAGTATTGCCTATACTAGGCTTCACTCGAATCGGCATTTAGCACCTCATATTCTTGCGGATTGGATGTAGTAATGAATGCCCACCATTTTGCTTTTGGCTGCTCATTTTCTGGAAGTCGATGAACTTCGTGGACATTAAACTTTTCTGATGTTTCGACACAAATCATCTCAATAACGCCAGATATTTCTCCAAGATTTCTGATGCAAGTAGCTCTATATGATTTACCCAGAGATAGCTCTGGGTAATGTGTTAAGAAATCATCAGATGTATTGAAGAAATGGTCCGTCAATTTAAAAACCATTCCAGTTTGCATATTACACCTTTACAAAGAAATGTGAAGTGAAGTTAGTGAAGAATGCCCAGAAGTCTTCATCCAATGGATTAATTTCAAATACTACACCAGTAGATAAAGCTTTGAGTGCAACACATCCTTTAGTCATATCTAAAAGTTCAGTGAATTCATCTTCTGCAGGAGTTTCACGAACTTTTTCAATAACAAAAATACTATGTTTACTCAATTCTGGAGTTTTCTTAATTAAAGGCTTGATGTGGCGAAGACCTTCAGGAGTGAATGAAATTTTATCGCCTTCAGCAAAATCAACAGGGTTCAAATATGTAGTATTCATTTCAATTTCCTTCAATTAATAACAACTTAGGTATTTTAAACCTTATTTCGATAAAGCAATGTCTTGGCGAAGCTCATGGAACCCACCAATAAGTGTTTCACCTTTAAAAATAACAGGTAATGAGATTCCAGCAGGAGAGGTTTTACCAAGTTTTGCTAACAAGCTATGAAATTCTGGAGTCCATATCGGCCCATTTTCATTTACACCAGATGCAATACTAATAAATTTGAACTCTTTGCCTTTTGCCGTACATAAACGTTTTGCACTATCGCAATTGATACATTTTTGAACTTCAGGCAAATAACCATAAATCGTGTACATTTTGTTTCCTCTGTTAAATACGATAATTAATCTATCGTATTTATTTTATGAGGCTATTATATACAATAACCTCATGTTTGTAAATACTTTATTTTGAAAGAATTTTGATTGTTTCTTCTAGTGTGTCAATCTTGTCTGCAATATCTTGCTTCTTAGTAATAAGACCCTGAATTTGAGTTTCAAAATCTGCGATAACTTCACTTGTTTTTTCGCTTTCTTTAGACAACGCATCAATAACAGATCGAATGGCTTCAATAGCTACATTTGTTCTAACTTCTTCTGGTTCAGTGGTCTCCATAAATAATGGCGATTTGCTCAATACTGTGACTAGCGGTACAGGATCACGAAGGCGAATCCCAAATGTGTGCTCGTGCATCGATTTTTCATCATCAAAAATTTCAATGTTTTCACATTGTAACAAGAACTTTTGGAGCTTGTCACAAAGGGTACTAGCTTGGCTAGTTGCATTATAATAATCATACAACGGGTCCACGGTAACGATACATTCAGTGCCTTTGTTTTTATTTGCACGAGATAGCACTTGAATCACATTATTGTCTATGCGTACACCGGTGATGAATGGGCCAGATGATGAACGATGTTCATCATTACCTAAGCGATAAATTGAACGATTGTTTGCATGAGATTCTCGTAACATAGCCGATGTAATAGCCGGCAAGTTGTGGCGCATGAAATTAGCAAAGTCAAAGTCACCTTCATGCGCAGTAACGACGTCTCCGCCATAGCTGGTAATGTTAAACTTTCCAGCTACCAAGACACGCTTAAAACAAAATTTCTTCATGCGAAGTTTAATTAATGTTTCATAAGCCCATTTAGATTTAAGAATCTTTTTAATAACATCCTTAGTACTGCTTTTATCTAATGATGAATTATGGGTAACCTGGCGATCTAAAATTCTTTCGATTTCATCATTTGTTACCGTATTAAATGCTGTACCTAAGGCAAACATTGCATTTCGCTTCACAGCCTGTTTAGCATGAAGCGGGAGTGCTTTGTTTGAGCGTAATTCGCCTGATAGAGCGTAGTCCTTCACCGCTTGTGTAAAAACATTTACAATTGCATCAGTAACAAGTTCATTAAATTTGGCTCTAGTGGTCATTTCATATTTCCGTTAGAAGTTATGAGACTATTATATCAATAGTCTCATCATATGTAAACAAGATTAAACTAAATTTATAGCTTTTGCGATGGCATATGAAATTCGTGGCATAGCAATACCTGTTCCAAAATATACAACCTTGCCTTCATGTGTTCGCTTGCCGTAGGACCCAAGTTCGACACCTTTATATTCAATATCTAAACCCTGCGGCGTATCAACGACAATTGTGTCCTTTAATCCTTCTTGTCGAAAGAATGCCAGAGCATCTGTCACAACAGACCGTTCAAATGACACTAACTCGAGTTTAAGAAAGATTTCTAAGTGTGAATCGTCAATTACTCTTTCATTTCGTTGACAAGGCGTAAGCATCATAAACTTGCCTTCAGATGGGACAGGTACACCGGCTTGAGCATATTTAGTCATCATATCATAAAATGACTGTTCTGCACTTCCAACGTAAAAATTGTCCTCATCATGCGCCATAGGTACAGCGCCTTCAGGTATAGTTTTGTTTATCGCTGGCATTCCAACACACTGCGCAGCTGAAATAGGCTTATAGCCTAGCTTTTTATAAAACTCTATAGCGCGTAATAGCTGTGGTAGATTAATTTCAAATCTTGGGTCAATTGTTAGATGTCGTTCAAACATTCAAGTGCCTCTGCAATTTTGTCAGTATTTCCTAATTTGGTAAGACGTTCGGTTCGAGTGAATTTCACAAGTGTGCCCTTTGATGCCACCCAATGATATGAATCATTACGGTGAAATAACTGGCCTGCCTTTTTATGCATCTTGGTTTGTGGTACATAGATTTCACCGCGAATGACTTCGCCTACTGTAGTGAATCCTTCAATATCACTTTCGGATACCATAGGCAAGCTGGTAGAGTTTTCAGTGAAAATAATGTAGTAAGTGTTGTAGTCGACCCAAATCTTTACTTGGTCAATGCCATCGACAAAGCTTGTTGCATTTTCAAGTAAATATTTCTTCCAACTAGAAGTTGTACCAAATGAAGGACGCCCATTAGATGCAAATGCGCCTTTAGTAGTTTCAGACATTATGTCTAAATCTTTTACTGAGACACCTAACTGATTTGCTTGGTGTTTCAGTGCACCGTATAAATCTGACAGCTCAACTTGTGCCATTATGCGGTTGTCTGAGGCAAGAGCGTCAATAAACTCTTGAGCTTCTTCAATGAGTTTATATGCACTTGAGTGCACACTTTTCTTTATATCTGCTACATGATACCCAGCCATTATTTATTCTCCCAGACTATTTTACCGCCATATTGTGCAAATTGACTACGATATTCATACCCGTTGTCTTCCCATTTGTGTTTTTCAGGATTCCACATTTTGAATGGCTTTTGCGTAGTATCATATACGGCAACCTGATCTTTAGATGAATCTTCTTCATCCATAAAATGTACGGCTACTGTTGCACGTTCAAGCCGTTTTTTAATTTTTTGATTTTCCCAATAGCCTGGATTGCTATAGAGAGTTTCTTCTGAAGTTATTGGGCGCATTGTAATGCTATCAATAGTGTGGATGCCAAATTCACCGAATGGCAGATTATCATCAAGTGCCTCTTTAACCCGAAGAATAGCTTCATATGCCTTTTCATCGCCGTGTTTTTCAATAAACTCGTGACCATTAGGATCGATGCCAAACAATGCAATGAAGACCCATGTAGATGTTTCTATGGCCGCACTAACATCATCAAATTCACTTCGTGACCATGTGTGAGTAGTTTTTCGTGGCAAATGTAATGAACTTGCTAACGCGTTGATCAATTCCATAAAATTGACTGCACGACTACCTTTGAATACTTCATTAGGTTCAAAGATCCGATTTGGGAATTCAGGATTAATTCGATGCTCAATATTAATCATATCAGCGTCGTTTTCATCGCCTTCAATTTTAATAATATGTGTAGGTGCTGCAATATTTGCCATGACGATTCTCCAAAGGAATATGTGTTTAATTATACTACATTATCAGGCGTTTGTAAACTAAAATGTTTAATAAAACCTCGAATTGTATCTCGCATTGCGTTTTCACGTTCACGATTTGCGGCACAAACTTTCAAGTACTCGTGGTTCATACTAATAACTTGTGCAGCGTCTTCTATTGTGTCATATACACCTAACACTGCAGACTTCCAGTATTTTGATTGACGAGATCCGATTTGAACGTCAATCGAATCATCGGCTTCATCTACCACTTTGTATGCCTTGTCTAGCATAAAATTAGGACTAGAATTATAGGCGATTATAACATATTTTCCGACTAAGCTAGACATTTTGATTTCTCCGTACGATATTTTGCAATTTCTTCTGCAACAGCTAAGGCTACATCAGAACGCATCGGTCTAACCTCAAGATACGTTGAATATGAGCCTATAACTATTTCATATTCAAGAAGAACTTCACCGTTTAAAATATATCGAGTTATATTTGGCTTGTTAATTTGTTGCTGAGAATGTACTTCAACATTACAAGGGTATCCTTCAGTGTTCAAAATGAATTTAATTATTGCATTAGACACACAAAGCTCTTGTTCACATATACGCTCAAAGATGCTTAGCATTATACACCTCTTTGTTCCAAATTACACCATCACGAAGTACATGATTTGGCAGCATATAGTCAGAGAACCACCAGTCATTATCATACATCGCTTCAATATAGTTATCAATACACTCCTTGTACATCCAGGATTTCTTATACTCTTTTATCGACAACAGTTTGCGACGAATTTTAGAGATTTCGCAATGGTGCTTTGCCATTTTGTTGATAATTCGTACAACATGATTTCTTGCTACATGGTAACCGTGATTGTGTGCAAAGGTATGAATAGGGTCGTACCAATGCACCTTATTTCTTACGTCAGGGTGAGCGATTTTAGGATCATACCACTTGTATTGGTTACTCTCTTTATTAAATTTTTCGAGTTTATGCTGGTTAACGTGCTTTAAATCTATGTAGTGTGAACATCCCATCTCATAATCGAAATGGTAATCAAATTCGACAGGCTCAAGTTCAAAGAACGTGTCATCATTGAAAAATACATCAGATGTGCAGGCATCATAATTAGACTCATCCCATGATGCATTAAAAACTGAATAGTCAATAATACTTGGTGCAGAGACTTCTTCAAAATGAAACCATGAGCCATGATCAGATACTGCCTTAACCATAGACTTATCAAGCTTTAAATTATTCTGTTTTGCAAAATCCATGATTTCATCATAGTCTAGCCCGAATGCAGATCCACAACGCAAATTTAACGTATCACATAATGTTTGTGCTTCGAAATCAGATTTAACAATTGTTACTAAATCTTTGCGCTGTTCATAATCTTTTAAAAATACAACAAACATCTTAAACCTCCATGGTATAGAGCCTATTATACAAAATGATAGTATGCTTGTAAACAGTTATGTATGTCAATTTGTCCAGAAGTCAATTTCATGACATGACGCACCCATTCATTTTGTGTGTAACGCCCAGGGTAGTCATTCCATTGTGTACAATATTCGATTATCTGATCTGCATGAATTCCACATGTCTGATATCCTATATCGCTTTCAATTGTTGCAATTGCAGTTTCTAATGGCAAATGTTTAACTTTGTTATATGTTGGAAATGAAATCATACCCCATTTATACATTTCTGATACTGATTTTGGTGTTGTGCGAATTCTGCTATCTACGCCTTTCATATTTTTACTCACTAGATTAGGCTCGTTAGAGCCTAAGTTAAACATTAAGGAATTAACGAAGTTGTGTAACTTCAGCAATTTCTTTCCAGTTTTGTTCATCAGTTTTAACAAAACTTGCTAAATATAATGCTGTACGTAATGATACATTACGAAGTCTTGAAATGTTATCCTTCATCCATTCTAAAATTTGTTTAGTTTCAGATTCAAGTAATCCAGCTTTGAACATCATATCGGTGTTTAAAATGACATCTTCAACTCGGACCATGATTTCTTCGTTGGTGTGAACTCCAAGATCGAGGTAAACCGAGCGAGATACTAGAGCATCAAGATGTGGTGCTAATTTTGATCCACGATCAATTTCACGATCAATATCAGTGTTGGTAATGAAAACGATTGTACCTCCAAATTCGAATTCTTGAGGAATCTCTTTTTCTTCAAGATAAGATGATGCAGTCGTCCAACAAACTTTACGAGTTTCGGAAGTATCTAATGCAGCTTTCAAAAGGTTAAGAGAATCTTCAGATGAGAAAACATCTACATCGTCTAAAACTAATACACTGTTTGGACCCGAGCATTCATACAGTTTACAGAACATACCAATTGGAGACATTTTACCATTTACGATTGTATACTCGATTTTACCTTCAGCGTCGGCTTTTTCTAAGTCACGATTTAACGTGTATGTCTTGCCAATGCCTGGTGCACCTGAGATAATGAGTGAACGAATAGATTTGTTAATTAACCCTTTAGTCATAATATCCATAACTGAAAAGCGTTTATTAATTCGTGCTTTCATTTCTTCAACTGATTCAGCAACATATTGAGCAGCAAGTGGAGATTCAACTTTCATTGTTTTTGGAAGTTGTCCTTCGATTGAGTAATCACCATGATAAACCCAAATTCCACGTTGTTTACCATTAAAATTAATAATGACTTTACCATCACCAAATTGACTATCATAATCATTTAGTTCTGCAGGGAACCAAGTATTGATTAATTCGAACGTACCATGAAATTCATTTCCACGATAAATTCCTTTGTTGATAGTAACTGTAGCCATAATATTTTACTCAATGTAGTATTTGATTTGATATGACTATTATACCATAAAGTGTAATAGGCGTAAACATTTATTGAAAAATATTTACTCCTATTTGTTATTATTTTGCAAATAGCGCGATGAGAGCTAGGCCTAGAACTATCCATCCGAGCAACTCGATGATTGAACTAAGGCGATAGACTGACACATTTTGAGTGTCTTCTCTAGGCCAAGCTGCTTGCAATGCAAAGTTATTTTCACCACGCAATGTACTCAAAGAGAATTCATAGTCTCCGCTTTTGAGCCATAGTGTAACAACTGAACGAACTTTACGAATAGCGACAATTTTTGCAAATCGCATTAATGGCACTATTAAAACAGTTTCACCAACTTTATATTTCATATTATTACTCCAATGGATATAATTTCAATAAGAAGTCACGAAGTAAAATTTGTTCACGAACAGTCAAAACTAAGCCTTCATATTCGTCTACACAATCAATGTACAAATCCTTGTTAGGAAGAACTTCTACAATCGTGTCACAAAATTCACCTGTTTCTTTTTCTTCAGGCGTTTGTTCAATGATCCAACGGTTCTCGGCGATTTGTTTCATAGTTTCAATCCCATTTTAACTTGATCTTTGTACACATCAAAAATAAATTTATCCCAAAACTCTTTGTCGACACTAGATCGCATGCCATTCTTGGCAGCTTCGGCTGATAATTTATCAACATCGCTGATAAGGTCTTCAAGAATTGTGGAAACCTCTTTAAACTCGAGTTTGCCTAATTTAATATCCATTAGCAATTCACGATCTTTTAATGGATATTTAAGGTCGCCAGTCTTATAGATCTCTTGTAATTGTAATCCACCTCGAATCGCATGATGCATTGCTTTCCAGTCGATGCCGTTATTTAATTCAGCCTGACGTGCACGTTCACCATACTTCTCCCACTCGGTACCAATTTTCCGCTTGAGTTCTGACATTTTAATAGTGAGTTGGTGCTTTACACCCATGACATTGTAGAATGTTGATCCAGTTTTAGGATCTGTTTCAATTTTGCAATATTCATTGATAGGTAATGCATCCACAAAATCTGCAACACGATAATCTCTAGTTCTAGAAATATATCGATCTGGATAGAACGTCACATCAGCAATATCAATGTTATGCTGAGTAGGCAAGTCCTTAATAGCATCATGAACTTGGCGAAGTGCCGCCATTCGAGTACCTTTGATGCCATATTTTGCCGCTTGCTTTTTGACATAGCCTAAATATGCTTTCATGTCAGTAGTATAGAACATTGAACGATTCGCAACAATAAAGTCCCATGGCTCTATGAAATCGTAATCGACAATAAACTCTGGTGGTGTATGGAGCATGTCTAATGCAATAGTTTCACCTTTAATTGCAAGTTCAATGAAATATTTCAATGAGTACATTTCCACATCAACATCGTCTGCAGTATTTTTGGTGTGGCTGTTGTTTGTGTTCTTATTATAGTGAGACAATGCGTTGCCCATAATGATACTTTTTGCATCAGGGATAAAGATGCCTTTGATGTCTAAATCGCTTGTTGGCGTAGATGTACCATACAACTTAGATCCAAACACACATTGCATAACTAAACGTTCTTTCATAATATTCATCTCATTGATCAGATAGTGGTATTATAATATCATAATTCATTAAAGTAAACAATTAAATGCACAAAAGGAGAACAATGTTCTCCTTTTATTTTAGATTGATTCACGTAAATCAGCCATCCAGGCTCCACCGTCATATTCAAGTTCGAATGGCAATGGTGCACTAAAATCCAATTCATTTGTGAAAGTTTTGACAGAAACTTCAACTGTAGTGCCATCAGTCCAAATAAATTTTGCAACAGGTACTTTGAAAAATGACTGTGTTTTTATTTCAGCTTTAAACTGAACTCGTTCACCATTTACCCAATAGTACTTTGTGTGTTTAAGAAGGTTTAAGTTTGACATGTTAGTCCTTAAAGTCAAGTTGTTGACATATTTTTGAATGTTTCGCTTTGAGGTAATTGAATATCAATGAAGACGATTTATATTCATCAGAAGAACGCTTACGAAGCATGTTATTGATATATGATGCGCTTTCAGCCACGCCAAAGACTCCACCGAGCGCTATAGCAAATATACCAGCAATAGTCATTGCACCTAAAGGAATTGCTACAATATTTACCCAAATGTTATTTGTGTACCACTCAGGACCTGCAATAACACCTAAATGAGTTAATGGCTCAGACAAAATGAATACTGATAGGCCAACCAGTCCGCATACAGCAACTATAAACAATGACACTATGCTGAATAATGATAATTTTATCAAAAGCGTTCTAACATATCCGCAAAGATTGTCTGGAACACGCCCATTTGAACTAGACCAGCGCAAGAATCGATAATGCCATGATGATTTGTTAATTTCCATAATAATTACCTCAATTGTGAATCTTTATTACCACGACGATTGTAGTAAGATTGATGATTTGTGTCATGTGATGATTGGCATGTTACACAAAATTGTACACCTTTAACAAACAAACGTCGCTTTTCTGGAATCTCGTCTCCGCAATCGTCGCAAAACTTGTTTGATTCTCGTTTTGCTTGAAGTTCAAGTTCCAATCTAGCCCAGTCAACTGCATCGTCAATTGTTGCTTTATTAGTTTCAAAAACCGGATCGTTAGGACCCCAGCCGTTCATTTTAATTTACTCATATTGGTTGATACAGTGCAATTATATACACTGTATCATGTGATGTAAACTACTTTTTAGCTTTAATTTCAATATTTTTCTCCTTTGCGTATTGTCGCCCGATTACATAGCCAACATGTGTGCAATCTCTTGAGCATTCAGATTTATTCCATCTGTCTTGTATAAACGTGTAAAAACGTTCGGACTCTTGCTTAGAAGGCGTTTTGAATTGAGAGTAAACTATCAATGCTCCTTCAACAAATTTATCAAAATCTTTATCTTCTTCAGCGGCAAGACACTGTTGGATACTGCATCCAACTAGCATAGCAAAGAGTAAAACTGTCTTCATTGATACTCTCCTCTATGAGGATTTAGCTGTAGACATGTTTCCATGAATCTACTATCAAAATTATCATTGATCCAGCCTAGTTTTGTTACATTATTGTTATTCACGGTTGACACATAATCATCTCTAATTTCTTTAAGGATTGCACGATTTGGACAAACTGACGATTTGTATACACGATACGAAAACGCTAATGAGTCCACTTCATGCTCATACGTTTTAATTTTTATTGCAGGAATGTAATAAATTCCTGCCCCTAATAAAATTAGAGATGATGTTATTAACACCATCTTTTTCATTATTCTGTCTCTGGTAAGGCGCCGCCATTTTCAAATTTGTATGTAACATAATCATTAGATGTGTTCCAAACTCTGAAAAATATAGGGCGTTTGCAATCTAAAAATATATTATCTAGTTGGTCTTTAGAAGAAATATCAACTAGAGCGGGACCTGCAATTGCACCAAGTGTATTAATTCCACAAGTTCTCATATTGAACATACCATATGGGATAGTAGTTCTAATTCCATTTGATCCTATGAATGATATACCAAATGAATCAGTTTCTTTATCATAGCTAATCTCGGCGAAAGGAGGCAAAAGCGGAGTTCTGGACTGGTCAATCCGTGTACCGTATATTGTAAAGATTGATGGTGTCAATTGTTCCCAAGCTGCTGCAAAGGGACTTACTAAAAGTAGACTTAACATCGCAGCTTTTAGTTTCATCTATCTAATAGTCCTATTATATATTTTAGCATTAATTGATTTTTGTAATTTTCGCACATGACTTTATCTTCAGCATGTTCACATAATGAATCAAGAGATCTAGATTTTCTATTAATTAGTGTACCAATAGATGCTCGACGATCCCGTTCATTTAATCCCATAAAATACATGCCATCGAGTTGCATTGAAACTATGTCAATACATTCTGCATTAGATGAACATACTAAGCTTGCTGCCTTTGACGTGCGTCTGTCTTCTACTGAAGCGTTTGTCAAAATAGGTGCAACTAGTGCACCTGTAATAACAATGAGTTTTAATAACTTCATTATTCAACCTTTAGAACATTGTTATCCTTAAGATAATTCGCTTTCTTAAGTACATTTCGAGAATATAATGCTCCTCTTTGATGTTTCCAACCCGCATTATATGATGCTAATGCTCGTTTGATATCCCCGTTATGCACCTTTAGCCAAGATTGCATCTCGACTCTAGCCCAGTGGGCTGAAACATTAGGATTTTGAAGCTCCTTTGTAATTTGTGCTCGACTTTTTTGTATGCCATTTTGGGCCATACGTGATTTTACAGTCGTGACCAAATTTTGATATTGGCCAGCTGCATGTTTGCCTGTTCCGCAGTTGATTCCTGCACTAGTCTCTTGCCAAATGATGGCAGCCATAATGTATCCAAAATCAACTCGTGAACCGTTAAACTTTAGTGGTTGAGAGCGGCCATATTTATAGGCCTTTTGCATGTTTTTGATTTGAACTTCGCTAAAGTTGTATTTGGCGAAGATCGTGGGCGATACTATTAACGTGATTGAAAGTAATAATAACTTTAAGTATTTCATAGGGGTCTCCTGCTGATTTCAGCTTCGTTTCATTTACGCTACGCGCATCCTTCTAATTAGTTGATAAAAATATTTATACCATGATCAACTTTTGACTATTATAACATACAATACACAAAAAGGACATCAAAAATGTCCTTTATTTTTTGCCCTTTTCTTGCCTTCCATCATCCTAGAATACCAAAACTTATAGAACTCTGGGTCCTTGAGTTTCTCTTGAAAGACTTTAGTTGCTTTGCGATTTCGTTCTAAAATAAACTCTTTGGTGTTAGTAGCATTGACATAATCAAATCCGCCATGGCCTCCTAGTTTAATATTGTACGACCTTTTGTTTAATACCAAATCGGCATTGACTAACTCCTTTTCATGCTCATACATCTCTTCTTGTGAATCGTGAAATTTAAGAATTTGTTTTTCAAATTTATCTGCACCGTACTTCTTTATGGCATGTTTAAGAGCCGTACCAGAGCCCATATAGCCATCATTTAAATTAGATGTCTTGTGGGCTCCGATATAAAAATGACCATTAACTTTGTTAGTGATCTTGTATGTGTAATAATACATCTTTCCACTTTACAAAATACCACGATAGTAATATTTAATAAAGTAGGAATATTGTTAGTCACCATATGTACCATATTTCAAATATGCTTCATGATTTGCATCGCCTTGATCGCGAATTGCTATAGACAAGTGTTCAGCAATGTAATCTTCATCTGCCTCGTTTTCTGCTTGACAAGTGATCCAATAATCACTAACACATCCGAGCTCGGTGCCAAGTTCTTTAAACACTTCAATGACTTCATTTGGATCATTGTACTCAATCAAATAATTATAATGATCTGCAGATTCAGTTACTAAATGGACGGATACAAACATACTTTACTCCAATGTGATAGATTTAACAGATAAAACGCGATAATGGCAAATGTCAAAGAAGAACATACCTTGAAACGAACTAACATTTTTATGTAGGTTCAGGATACCATACTGAACTTTCATGTCACGTGTATTCAGAACTTTTGCGAGATATTGACCATCAGGCAAGTTTAACGCCTTTCTAGACATAAGAGTCTCACATTCAAACACTTTGTCAATTTGCGGTTCAGGAATTTCCAAATCAATATCAAATGACATTTTTACAGACTTCATGTTCCATCGATAAATGGCTTCATCTGTGACCGCATTAACAAATGACGGATCAAACAAATTTTTATCAATAATTTTGATTGGCACTTCTGAATCATCTTCTAGTATTGCGGTGAATTCAATAAGGCTCTTACCTGATTGTTTGTTATACAATTCAGATATTGTGTATGAATCAGAAGGAGCGAATTCTTGTGTTATTTTAGCCATAACAATATGCTCCCGAATAAAAATAATAACGTGCCAAGAATCAATTGTTGCTTGCACAAGTTCAAATCTTTTCCGCGAGTAACAAATACACCGTGGACAATAAGGATTATTCCAATGTACATACCCAAAATATATGTGAAAGCATCCATTGACATATTACATACCTTTGAGTGCACAGAACTCTACAGCTTCTACAAATTCTTTGTCATCTTTAATTGACATATTATTTGCAGCGCATACTGGCAATAATTCTTTGAATCGTGGATCATTACGATACTCAGTACCTTCATAGTTTTCTACTATTTTAGGGTAAACTGTGTTAAATCGATCTTCTGAATTAAAGTTTGCCTCTTCTTCTGCTGATAACTCTAGGCCTTGTCCGGGTTCGTCAGCGCGTGGAATTTTATGTCGCTGTGCTTCTGGTATAACTGAATAGTTTCTTAAAGAATTAGTTGCACATTCTCTGACATTTGCCTGGTATTCGGATAGAACAGTCGAGCCATAGTCAGTTGATGTGTCAATATTTGACAGCATACTGTCATAATTCTTACCGCAATAGTAGATAGCTTTAAATCCATTTGTGCCGTAACGTTCAGCCAAGTCGTATTCCCAGTCGAATTCTAAATCGAATCCTTGGATATTGCCATCGACTTTAGACAGGTCAACGTATGCTTTATTTGTTTGAGATGTAGGAAGTGGCACTGTACCAACATCTGATTCTTTAGATAAACTAGGCTCTGAACATCCTACTAATCCGATAATTGATGCTACAATGAATAACTTTTTCATGGTTATCTCTTTTGTGTATTTGATAGTTTAATTATACCAAACTTGATCTACGGTGTAAATAGTTTTGACAAAAAAATAGGACTCAATTGAGTCCTATTTTGCCTGACGGTAAGTTCATCAGGTCTTACAAGCCCTTAAAAGGAACTTAATCTGGCAGGCATTGAATGAATCGAACACTCGTTAATGGGTTTGGAGCCCACTGTAATAACCACTATACGAAATGCCTGTGGCGGAAAGCAGTGCAATCGAAACACAACCGAATTAACAGTCCACTCGCTTAGCAGGCGGTGCCGACATCCTCGTCGGTTTACTTTCCTTAGAATAAACATAATGATGTGACAAGCCATTGATTTTGGCGTTGTGTATTATTAGTGAGGCGGCGAGAACGTTCTTCATCTTCTTTGCGACGTTTTTCTCGCTCAGCCTCTTGTCTTGCAATTCTTTTACGTGTCTCTTCCTCAATTGATCGTTCACTATGGCCACTATATCGTGGAAATCCAGTGCTATACGAAGGTGAATCAAAACCTGTTCCATTACGCATTGCCATTTCATTCATGCGTCTTGAGAAATCAACATATTGAGAAACGCTCATATTTCCTCCAAGGAATATGGTGGAGTGTGATGGAATTGCACCATCCTAATCCTGCTCTTCAGGCAAGCGCTAATCTATCTCAGCTAACACTCCAAAAGTAAATGGCGGAAGGTGTGGGGAACGATCCCACAAGGCGTGTCACCACGCTCGACTGATTTCAAGTCAGCTGCCGTCGCCAGCCATCGGCTTGACCTTCCAATAATTTTCAATTCTCACTTAAGGCGGAGGAACACCTATAAATTGTCTTGTGTAGAATGTCCTTTTATACTTTCGAGCATTCTACCACTCAATAAGTAAATCTTGGAGTTTGGTACATTTAACGAGTTGATGCTCCACAAGTTCATAAACAAGACAATAAAACAATGACGACCTAGGAATTTACGCCATTAGGACACCTAGGTCCCTTTACGACAAACTGGTCTATATTCACTGATATATTTATTCCACATCTTACTAATAGCTACATGAGATCTATTAGGTTTAGTTTGTCTACAAAAATCTCGAACAGATTTATAATTACCAGCTTTGAAATCATTAAATAATTTTATTGCATATTGTTCATTAGTATTTCTACTATATTGATGTTCATCACAATACCGACGTGATGAACGGTGTTGCAAATTTAAGTGCACTCCGCACTGTAAACAACATCTATCCAAAAATTCCCAATTTAGGATATAACCTAAATCCCAACCATCCGGTATAGATTCGTATTTATGAATCCTTTTGGATTGTCTTAATATTTTGTTGTGAATCCATTTTGTACCATACTGTGAATTTGTTTCACCTTGTTGATGTTTATTTATGGCATGAGAATGTTTAATTTTTTCTTTTGTTTCAGTTGTATGCTGTCTTCCAAGCCATGGATGAGAAATGATTTCCCATCTGTTCTTTAATGTGGATGATATTTTATCGCATATAATACTTTTGTATATATGATCGGTTTTCATTTTATCGTTATGCACTTTGGCGGATAATTTGAGCGCCGTGATAGAATTTTCATGACGTCCGTTATAACCGTATAGATTTTTACCGGTAGAATTTATATAATCAAATCCACCAAATCCACCAAGCTTTATGTTGTATGTATCTTTACGATCAACAAATTCTTGATCAACAATCAAAGCTTCAATTTCAAACATATCGTCTTCGGATTCGTGAAACATCAAAATGTCTTTCTTAAAATTTTCAACGCCATATTTGGCTATTGCATTTTTAAGAGCTTTGCCAGAACCCATATAACCGTCATCAAGTTTTTCAGTTTTATGAACACCGATATAAAATTTACCATTTAACAAGTTAGTAATCTTGTACGTATAAAAGTGCATGAATATCCTCAATAATTCGTAACGTTACAAGGATATTTATATTCATGCGAAAAAGCTCCCCACCTGGGTAACGATCCCAGCTAACCACGGATTAACAGTCCGGCCCATGCACCATGCTCGGGTTCTGAGGAATAAAGATGGAACCGCAAGGAGGAATCGAACCTCTCACTTCCTTCCCACCTTTTAAGTATCTGCTTAGAAGGCAGATGTGGGGACATGCGGCTTAAATTTTTAAAGTTCTGGCACGAGTAATCGAAACTCGGTGACTGGAGTACAAAACCAGCATAATACCACTATATGATGCCAGAACTTTAAAAACTTGATAATGTTATTTATATAACCATAAAGGCACCGTCATGACCACTCATCAAGAACACAGTGAGTTAAAACTTTTTGTGATGAGATTAATAAGGTTTGATCGAAAACATTTGAACTCTGCTAAATAAAAACTTTGATCTTTAAGATTTTAGCTTTGAACTTTAGCATTAGGATAATGTACAGGATTCGCGCTTGGGAAACCTATATCATTATCAAAGTTCTATAACCTTAGAAGTTAGCCGGATTTAGGAATACCGGCTCGAACCCTCTACAGTTTTTGATCATGACGATTAAAATTTACCTATCAGTCGATAACGATTGTAGGATTTGTTTCAGTTAAAATTGCATCGAATTCAAGATCGAAGAAATCAATTGTAGATTTGAGCTCATCAATTTGTTCTTGAATTTCCATAATTGTAGGTTTTTCTCGTTTTTCCATTAATTGCTTGAGCTCATCATCGTGTGCAGCTTTAGACAATTTAACTTCGTAATCACGTTCGATGTTAGCAAATGTAGCACGAGCACTAGCTAGCTCTTTCACTAAACGTGTATACAAAGCTTTAAGTCGAGGTAAAATATGTGTACGATACGTTAATGCATCGTTGATAGACATTTGTTCTTTGCCTACGGTTACCATCGTTTCAAAATTTGCTTTATTGACCTTTTTGCGAAGATCAAATTCTGCATCAAGTTTGTCTTTAATTGATTGTATGTTTTTACGAGATTTGTCAACAAATTCAGCAGTTTTGATTCCAGTGCTAATCTCTACACCATTACGGAATACACCACAGAATGTCATTTCACGAAGATTTTCGTCGAAAGACACTTTGTTGCGTTTAAGTGTTACTAATGCACGAGCGATGGTAGTCATTCAAATTTCCTCTAATCAAAATAATCTTTAATTTATGTAGTTAATTATATAACATAAATCATTAAAAACCTTTGCTTTACGAATAAGTTTGTGTTGGTTCATAAAATAAACGTTCTTTCAACATTCTGTCGAGCTTTGCAATTGCGGCAGATCGGTTAAGGTACTGTGAACGTTTATTTGCACTTTCAGCAATTAAACCAGTCGGTAAATGAGTAACACGTACTGCATTAAAAGGTCGATTGACCCATCGGCGTGCACCACTTGTTCTATACTCATCAATTCTCAATTCACTAGGTTTGAATGAGTAATCCATATCAATATTCTCATTACTTCAATTTAATTTTGGCTTCAAATACGTAGCGATAATTGTTATCACATAATATTTCAGCTCGTTCATATGTTGTGGCCATTCGCAATACTGCTCCAGTATATGAAACGATTGCAAAAACACAATCAGTTGAATCCGGTGATGCGATATCACCAACTTTAAAACGAAGTTTTCTATAAGTATATTTATCGTCATACTTACATAAGAATTTGGCTAAACTTAACGAGAATGTGAATCTCATAACTTTACCGTCTTCGTTAAAAATTCCATAGATGCTTCGTTGAGAAGTTTTATCTATGCAGTTTCGACAGATCTAATGTTTCATATTTTTTCCTCATTAAATTAAATGGTACATGACCTCGGACTCGAACCGAGAGGCTCTTGTTTCTAAGACAAGAAGGTATACCAATTCCCGTCAGTCATGCATGGTGGATACTGGGAGTGCTTGCACCTCCAAATCAACGAGGATCATCAACTCTAGAAGTTTCACCTATTGCGCTGCTTTACTATTTAAGCTATCAGTACCCAATGGAGACGTCGACTGGACTTGAACCAGCATCGTCACGGATTTGCAATCCGTCGTATAACCATTCTACCACAACGTCTTAAACTTGGTGGGCCCAGGGAATTTCGAAATCCCAACCTTCAGATTATGAGTCTGCTGCTCTGCCTTTGAGCTATAGGCCCATTTAAATTTGGTACTCGTGACCAGAGTCGAACTGGTAACCTAAGACTTTAGAGGTCTCTGCTCTACCATTGAGCTACACGAGTATAAAAGTAACTTTTTAATATCAGCATCTATTAATTGATATTAAAAAGTTACCTCAATTAAGAGGTAACCCGAGGTAATTCAAATTATTGAACCAAACCTAATTGAGCAGCTTCTTCATAATCCGATTGTTCGATAGCATCTAAGATCGTATCAAATGATTCATCAACAATAGTTTGAATGACTTGTCCATTTCGAGCTTCAAATGTTACAGCTACTAAGCCGTTTTCATATTGTAAGAGGCCAATGATTTTAGCAGCATCAAGAACAAAACGGCTAACATTTGTGTTTTGTTCAACAGCGCGAGATACAGTAAGAGCAATGCGAGTAGCCATGATGTTTTCCTTTAAGGTTGAGTACAAAAATATTTATTCAGCAGTTTTTGAACGTTTTTCAATAATTGCTGAGATTAATGCAAAAATCATTGAGATTGAAATAAATTTTAAAGATGTTAATCCTAAAGCTTTAATTTCAGCATTAGTCATGAATATACCGAATACTGCAGTAGTCAATGCAATTACCATGCCAATGAAAAAGATCCAATAGGCAGAAGTTTCAAAAAATTCAATAACTTTAGCATTCATGATAATTTACTCAATGATTTATTTGATAAAACTATAATAACACAATTAATTTGCGATGTAAACTGCTTTATGAAATAATTTTCAAATTATGCAGTCCACTCTAAATCAAGATCTTGTACGTATTCACTTGCAGCAATAATCGGGTTGCCAATGAAACCTACCTTTGGCAACTCACGTTGTCCAATATCATATGATAATGTAACATGTGGTTGATAGTCAGGAAAATCATAAGTTGCACCTAATGCCATTGCATATTTAAAGCGCTCATGAAGATAATCTGAATCAATGAGTATAACAAGAGCTCGTTCACCTGTTTTAGTGTCAAAAACCTTTAACTTATCGGTGACACCAATTTGTTCGCCTATCAACTGTGGCTGATAAGGAATTTTCACCCGAGAATATGCAATTGTGCAATGCAATTTGTCTCGCGGGACAGGCTTGTAGAGATCCAATGATTTTTGGATCTCTTGTAACAAGTCTAATGTTTCATCAGCGAAATTGATTGCGGCATAAGTACCTTTGCCAACTTCACTTAGTTTCATTATTCAGCCTCTGGTTCAGCTTTGGCTTCTTCATCACCAACAGCAAGACCAGCTACAGCTTGAACGATTGTATCTAATTCAAGGTTGCCGGTTTCATCCGGTTGCAAACCTAAAATTTGTGCAATAGATTGAAGTGTTTGAGATAATTGTTGATTGTGCTGATGAAGCGCCTGATTAGCTTCGATAGCATCTAACAATTTTGCTTTAGTTTCAAGTAATGTTTGGTTAACGTCTGTCATTTTGTAATACCTCTGTGTGAAATAAATTCGAAATTTTCTGTTTAAATTCCTCTAATGTTCCATCATTATGGATGACTGGATCACCTGGTTGCCGTTGAAGTCCTGCTTCAGTAATGTGATTGTCTGCATTAGTGTTAGTATTTATACTATCACGCTCTACAAAAATTAATCGTGCGTTGATGAAACGCATAAAATCAATTTCATGTTGTTGACGAATGTCTGTGACAATAAAAATCTTCGCGCCATTTGCAAATTCAGTGATGTACTGATTCATCATTAAACGAAGCCAGAAATATTTGTCATAGTGTTCACAAACAAGATCTGTGCCTAAAATTTGCATAAGTCTGCGAACTGTCCACGGCTCTATATTTCTATTGATGCTATTAAAAACACTCAAATAACTTTCGAAACCGGAGGTCAAGTTTTCACGAAGGCCGTATTGCTCAATGAGAATTTTAATACATTTTCGAAGCCAATCATTTACATCAGAATTTGACAAAATCAATGGGGATTCTCTATCGTATGGAGAGTCGCCATTAAAATCAGCAAATGATAAGCTTAACCCAGACTTTGTTGAAAGATTCAATTCAGAATAGGTTTCAAATAATACCTTTTTGATGGGCAGAGCAAGTGCATATTTGACCGCACCTAGCTCTTCTACCATGTAATCAGCCATAGTGTCTTTGCCACTACGTTTCTTACCTACAATAGAAACAATTGTCATAAGATTTCTCGTTTGCCGTTCATTAACATATCCGAAATACTTTTCCGTGTTTCTATTATAACACCATTTTTTTCTACAGTGAAGTAGCTATATTGAAAGGTTACGTTAGCAAAAATAGCCGGGTCTGATTCTTCTGTGTAATTGAATTCAAGGTCACCAATAACTTGTGGCCACGCGTCATGATAGTGAATTGACATAAGTGGTGTCGTTTTATCATTAGATAATATGTGCAATGTTATAAATTCTGGTAAGACACCAGGATTAGCACCATTATTGTCATGAGTTAGATAGTTATTGATTGATAGCATCCATGTATAAATGTCTGTCCATGCATCTAGATTTTCATCGATTAGTACGCGGCATACCAATGGCTCAAATTCAAATGTTGAACCTGGGCGGTTAGCACGCCCGAGGCCTTTATTGCCTAGTGCCATATTGACTGTTGGTATACTGATACCCGGGATTAATGCAGATTGGACATTGAGTTTGAAAGCATCGGTGATTTTAGCATCAGGGATGTCCAATACAAAGTTAGTTATGTTAGTTTGGTTAAATTGTAGTGTCATAATGAGCCTTGTTTAAAATTTGATCACTTAGCTTGTTAAGCCCTGTGCTTTACAAAATTTTGATGTTATAATGGTTCTACCGGTTCACCGCTCTAATTATATCTATTCGGTCGGAGAAGATAGAGTTTCAGATGTATTAGATTATACAGATTAATTAGATTATTAGGACGATATTAATCTGTATAATATCGATGAATATCGTCATAATAATATAGAAACAGTGCGCAGCACTGGATGCGCAGCATCTAATTTATTTCTTCCATACTTTTGAAGCAGCAAAACGTTTGCCTTGAGATACAAATTGCTGTAAAGGCATTAACACAACATTACCCCAATCAGCAGGTTTAATTTCAACAAATCTGCCTTTTACATGAGCAGGCAAATATGCTTTAATCATTACATCAGCGCCATTGAAGCCTTTAACTTTTGACCAATCAATTTTAAGCACAGTATTATTTGTGATAGTTTTTGTAGATGAATAACTTTTTAATAACTCTTCTAAAAATTGTTGTCGTGCTTTAGGTGGAATATAATGCAAGTTAAGGCCATGAAATAAAGTTGTGCCAGCAACTTTAGAACGTGATGTTCCTAAAAATATGATAAGTGGATATTTATCCCAAAATGGTAACTTGTCTTTGTGTTTAGCATCATATATGAAAGCATAAAGTTTACCAGGCTGTGGCTTGACCACAGAGTGTCCTCGGACACCTTTAGCAAGAGTTTCTTTAAACCATTTCTCAGATTTATTGTTTACTGCAGCACCTTCATTACGAATTTTTTCTCGCATCGATTGTCTAAAGCTATTAATCAAAATTGCTTCACGTTCTTTAGGTGTCAACTTATTTTTAGGTTTGTTCTTAGCCACTTCAGCTGCATAGGCGAGCTTGATTTTATCTCTATGGCGTGTCATGCTTCTAGTAAAAGTCGCATATGGGATTCCACGTTCTTCGGCAAATGCTTTACCTTGTACGCCTTTAGCTTTGGCCTTGTACCAATCAACACCAATATTAACCCATGCTAGTTCTTGGCGTGTGATTTTAGGCTGAAGATTTTTTGGCACTTCGGCTTCATCTAATTGAAAAATACTCATAATGGCTCCTTAGGCTTATGTTTACAATTGTCGCCGTGGTACCTTTTATAGCACCCACGTCTTACAACCTTTTGACAATGCGGGCATGGGTCAGCTTTAGGGTATACACGCCCGGTTGACGCCTTTGCAATGTTTTCTCTATGCTTATCTGATAGTTTTCGTCCCGTTAATGCAGTTGCCAAACGCTCGACTTGCAAAGGCGTCATCTTTCTTCCTTTATTTATCGAACTTATTTTGCGCCTAGTTTCTTCTGAGTGTGCTCCTCTAATCTTGCCGGTCTGTATTTCACTTAGTTTACGTTTAGTTTCAGGTGATAACTTTTTGCCTGTATGAGCAATGCTTAGTTTGCGCTTGGTTTCTTCTGAATGAACTCGTCCTTTCTGCACCTTTGAAATAATTTTCGATAACTTTTGCTTGGTTGATTCAGGCATTGCATATGGCGCACGTCCTGAACCGCCTAAAATTAAATTATACACATCTGGTCTGGATAAAAATTCTTCATTAACAAGTTCAGCTTCCTTTGCATACATATCTTCGATATTATCAAATACGTGCAAAATTTCTTTAGAAAAATTTTCTATGCCGTACTTCTCTATTGCTCGTTTTAGTATTTTACCAGAGCCCATATAATCTCTAATATTCTCATTTTTAGCCTGTATATGAGCTCCAACATATATTTTGCCGTTTATGTTATTTGTGATTTTATACACAGTAAAGGCTGAATCATTTGTGCATGTCATATTGGAGCTCCTAATTTTCTGAGTCCTTCTTCCGTTAGTACTCTAAATTTTACATTTCGTTTTTCAGCTAGCGCTTGTGCTGCTTTCCACTTGTCTAAGTTCACTTGCCACGTGTAGCATTCATTTTCATATCTACGTTTTGCACCGGCGGTCAATTTTGCAGGAGGCTTTGGAGGCATAGTTTCTTTCTTTGGCTTAATTTCAATGAAGAATTCTTGTCCTTCATGTGTTTTGAACCAAATGTCCATAAAGTAACGACGTTTACGTCCATCTGCATGAGAAAAATATTGGATGACCACCTCTTCACTTGACCAGTACTTTACGCGAGGATCAGTATCTAACCAGTTGAAGTACCACTTCTCCCATGACGATCTATATGTTACTTTGTCAACATGCCCTTTGTACTTTGACTTATTTTTGACGATGTACTTACCGCTGTATGCCACATTCATACCTCCATTTATAAATACTTTTATTAAAATTTTATTTATAAATGGAGATCGTTGTGATTAATTCTTACTTTGATCCAGTTCCTTATGCTGCAAAAACAGTTAACATCAATGCTCCAGAAAGATTGATGACTAACATATTCAAAAATTATACTGCGTTTTTTAAAAATGTTGCATCAAAATACAATCTTATAACATATTATATCCAAGGCGCACCAAGACCTGAAGCATTGTCATATGAGCTCTATAACAACACACAATTTTATTGGGCTCTAACAATGGCAAATGATTGCTATGATCCTTATCATGATTGGATCAAATCACAAGAAGCATGCTATGAATCAGTTGCACAAATATACGATCGACCTGAAGAAGTAATAGTTTACCATATTGATGCCAGAGGCGAACGATATTACAATCTTATTCAATACGATGACGAGCCTGGTGTTTGGTACGACAAGGGCGATAAAAACAGAAAATATCCGCAATTTAAAGGTGCTTTAGCAGCGGTCAATGCATATGAAGATGCATTAATGGAAAATGAAAAGAAGCGTGAAATTAAAATTATTTCACCTACTGATATTGACAACTTTGTTGCAGATTTGATTAAAGAAATGGAGAAGAGCTTAAATGAGACTACAATCAGATGATGTTAAATGGTGGGTAGGAGTCGTTGAAGATCGTCTTGACCCATTGCAACAAGGACGTGTCAGAGTGCGTGTTGTAGGCGTTCATCCATTTTCAAGGATTCAAGGCGAGTTTTCAGGGTTGCCGGTCGAAGATTTACCTTGGATGAGTGTACTTTTGCCTGTAACTACTCCAGCAGTAGCAGGTGTATCTGGTGCGGTCACTGGACTCTTGCCTGGTTCTGGAGTATTTGGTATTTGGCTTGACAAATATAAAACAAACGGGCTTGTTTTAGGATCATATTCCGGTAATCAAGTTAATATTCCAAATTCTGAAGAGGGATTCAGTGATCCATCAGGTCAATACCCCGATTATGCTGGGCCTGATAGTTCTGCGCTTAATGCCGGTGGAGCCTATGGGGATGCTGCAGGCGCCAATGCTAGTCAAAACGCCAACTCATCTACAGGTTTATGGCCTGGAGGAGCAGATATTTCTGGCCCAGACGATTCGCCAAATTTTACTATCGAGAAAATGCTACGTGGCGACGAAGGTGTAAAAAATACTGTGTACTGGGATCATCTAGGCTACCCTACTGTAGGAATTGGCCACTTGATTTTATATCGTAAAACACGTGATATGGGGCTTATCCTTAAAAAGTTATCTAGTGACCTTGGACACTCGGTTGGTGCCACTATTTCACAAGCCGATATCTCTAAATTGTTTGTTTCTGATTTAGGCAAGACACAAGCTGAAATCAAAAAGAATCGTATTACAGGTCCAGTCTATGCTAAATGCAACCGCTCTAGACAAATGGCACTAGAAAATATGGCCTTCCAAATGGGAACTGGTGGTCTGGCCAAGTTTAAAAAGTCTTTAGCATTAATGGCAGAAGAAAAATGGGATGAAGCTGCAAAACAGCTTAAAAATTCTTTATGGGCTAGACAAACTCCAGGCAGAGCTAATCGTGTTTGTATGGTGATTAAGAACGGTAATCTAGGAGCTTATGGTGTTATACCTAGAAAACCGCAACCGAATAGTAAATCTTTATCTGCAGCTCAGCCACTAAGCATGGGTTTTATGGATAACAATTTTGACCCATATGACAAGTCAGATACAGAAATTTATCCTAATTATGACACTACTGAGACTAAGGATGGCATTGATGAAGATCTTAGTGTCCCGTATGTTAGAGAACCGTCAGCCACATTATTTGTAGAGCCAAATAGCTCATATCAAGGAAATTATCCTTATGTGCAGGCTCTAACTACCGAAGGCGGTCATTCACAAGAATTTGACAACACTCCTGGACAAGAGCGTTATCGTATTCGTCATCCATCAGGCTCCTATGTCGAGGTGGCTCCAGATGGAAGAAAGACTGACAAATGCACTGGTGATTTGTACCATTTAACCGAGGGAGACAGAAATGAATTAACTTCTGGCGAACGCAGAGTTAATGTCGGCGGCAACGAGACATATATTAATTTTGCTGATGTGGTACGCCAAATTGAAGGATCAAACAGCACTAAAATCGCAGCTGATAATACTATCGAAGTAGCAGGCAATGAGACGAGAAAAATAACTGGCGATGGCACTATAGAAGTTTCTGGCAATTTAAAAATCATAGTTGCAGCAGATGCTTCTATTGAAGTTGGCGGCAATGCAAATCTTAAAGTGTCAGGGAATCTAACTTCTAATATTAGTGGAAATTATAATATGACTGTCGGTGGCACATATACTATCAATTCAGGTACAGTTAATTGGAATGCACCACGTTACAATATGGTATAACTTATGGCAAAGATAGTTCCAGCAAGTACTAAATTATCTACAATTATGGAAGGTGATAACGTTAGTTTCACCTTCTCAGCCGAATTGGCTGCAACAGAAAAATTGGTTAGTTTAAAAATTATACAACACGACTTCCCGTCTTATATTTCTATTAATGGCGCAACATTTTCAGGAAGATTTACAAATTTATTCAAACTTCCGCTGAATTCATTAAAATATCGTAAAGGTCTAGAATATGGACAAGCAACAACTTTCGCTGAGTTACCGCCTAAAGGAACTGCTGACATATATTCATTTACCACTCCTAATGTTATGTTGAGAGATTTTAATTTAACAGTTCAATTAACATACACTGAAGAAGCAAACCCTACAACCGAATTAAATATAACTAATAGTTATATTCAGCCCGTACAAGGAAATTGGGACACATTTAAACATCAATTTTTAGACTATGTGAGATAATATGGCATCTTTATCATTTGACAAGGCCATGACTACTGGTCACGGGCCATATCCACCTACACAAATAAATTCATCACAATCTAAATTCTTTGTAGAAAATAAAGCTGCATTAGTAACAGGCGATCTTGCCAATAATCATGGGCATAGTCCTGTTGGTGCATGTATAGCATCTTCAACAAAATTTTTCATTGGTGGTAAGGCTGCAGTTCAGATAGGTGATCCACTTACAGATGGGGATACCGTTGCACAAGGCAGTTCAAAATTTTTCATAAATTAAGAGGCATCTATGGCAGATTTACCAAATTATACTCATGGGCAACTTCAACGAACAGTTAATGCTATTCCAGATGTTTTTGTTGGTGCCACATTCCAAGAAATAAAAAATTCTTTAATTAACTGGCTCGCTGGCCAAAAAGAATTCAAAGATTATGATTTTAGCGGGTCACGCATTAATGTATTATTAGATTTATTAGCATACAATACATTGTATATTCAACAATTCTCTAATACTGCAATATATGAATCATTTTTAAGAACTGCTAATTTAAGAAGTTCTATTGTTCAAGCCGCTCAAGATAATTCGTACTTACCTAGTGGCATGACTGCTGCTGAAAATACCATTCAGCTACGTGTTTCTAACCCGACTAAACCAAATAAAATTACAATTCCACGCGGAACAAAATTTCTTGCTTATGCACGTGAAACTTCGGCTGATCCATATCCATTTGTTGTTACAGAAGATGTAGTAGCAGTTAAGGATTATCAAAATGAGTATTGGCCTATTGTTCGATTAGCACAAGGGCGAATTGTTAGAACTGAATTATTATTTAACAGAAATGAACCGATTATCATACGAGACGAATTCATTGATCGCAATCATATTCAAGTCTTTGTAGATGGAGCAAGATGGACTAACTGGACTCATAAATCTATGGTCAATGCTGGTTCAACATCTACGATTTATTATGTTCGTGAGACAATCGATGGCTTCACTGAAATTTATTTTGGTGAAGGTGAATTATCAGTTTCAACAACCAATGGTGCTTTAGAAGCAAATTATATCGGTGGGCTTAAGCCTACACAAAATGCATCAATTGCCATTGAATACATTCGTACTGATGGTGCAAAAGCAAATGGTGCAAAAGACTTCACATATGCCGATACTTTGCAATATATCACAATTGATGAAGTGATTGAAAACTTCAATAATGACCCAGATTATGTAGGTGCTGATGGCGGCGGTGATCCCGAAGATAAAGAGCGTATTCGTGAGATGGCCGTGGTTAAGCGTGAAGCTCAAATGCGATGTGTTACTGCATCGGATTATGACTCATTTGTGTCTGAAAGATTTGGTTCTATTGTTCAAGCTGTTCAAACATTTACTGATTCAGATAAACCTGGCTATGCCTTTATTGCAATTAAACCAAAATCTGGATTGTACTTGACAGCTGTCCAACGCGAAGATATCCAAACTTATTTGAAAGAATATAATTTAGCGCCTATTACGCCTTCAGTCATTTCACCTAACTACTTGTTTATAAAGCACAATATTCGTGTTACATATGCCATTAACAAGTTGCAAGAATCTGAGCAATGGCTTGAATCACAAATTCTTGATCAAATCGATAGATACTATATCGAAGATGTCGAATTGTTTAACAAATCCTTTGCTAAATCTAAAATGTTGACCTTTATCGACAATGCCGATCATTCTATTGTGGGTTCATCAGCTTCAATTCAACTGGTTCGTGAAATTCAAAACTTTTATGTTACACCAGAATCTGGGATTAAATACTATAACACTGTTAAACCTAGATCAATTGAATCTAATGAATTCCCATTTCTCCCTGGAAATGATTCAGATGCATATAATGTTAAAATTGTTTCTACTGATGCAGATGCAAATAATAAAGGCAGTATTTTAGTAGGTCCGTTTGTGCCTGGTGATATTCCTTCTCATATTGCGCCGTATACTAATGACGATTTTACACGTGAAGTTATCGGAGCACAACGAGTTTATTACAAAATAGGTGAAGCCAATTACACAACAGATTATGTGTATTGGAATATGGGAGCGTTAGATGTAACATCTGATAAGTTTGAGGTACAACAAATTGAACTTTATTCAGATCCAACTACGGATAATATTTTCACACGTGATGGATCATTGATTGTATTTGAAAATGACTTACGCCCACAATACACAAAAATTACATTAGAGGCAATCACACAATGACAGTAAAAGCGCCTATTATTACAAGTTTAACCATAGCTAAGCTTTCTGCTAATGCTATACAATTGACTTGGGATGATGTAGGTGAGAACTTTTATTACTTAGTAGAGCTAACTGAAATTAGAGAGGACGATCAACCACGTTGGACTCCTCTCGGCTACACTGCAGACAATAGATGGTTCTCATCAGAATTAACAGCTTCATCATTTTATAAAATTCGTGTTGCAGTAGCATCAGAAGGCTTCGAGCAATCTGATTGGGTAGAAACTGAACAATTCCAGACATTTGAGCAAAACGCGTATACGTTTGAATTGATGAATGAGTTAACACTCAACAAAAAATTCATTGATGAAAAATTCATCAAAGGCAACAACTCATATGTTAATTTTAGCACAGACGTTATTCATGCTGCGTTGACTAATGAAACATTTACATATTCTGATGCATACACTGACATCTCACAGATTCGCCCTTTCATTATAAAGGAAAATGAATACCATGAGATTCAAGGCGACATAACTTCAATTTGTCGTGACTTGGATCGTATGTACTTGATGGAAGATGAAGGCGTATTATACTTATTCGAACGGTGGCAAAATCTTGTTAAGGTTTCAAATGATAAAGGGCAAAACTGGCAAGCCGTAGGCTTGATGAATGATCGTGTAGGTTGGCCTTTGTCTAAAACCGTTTTCTATCAAAATTCAACAACTAACTTTGTGTTAGGATGGGATTACCTATTCTACGGCAGAAAATCTACTGATACACGTTGGTCATCCGACACGGTTAGATTTTCCAATGACGACATCACCTTTGCTAAAATTGGTGACACACTTAACCTAGGATTTGATGTCAATATTTTTGGTAATTATGCAATGCTTCCCGGGGACGTGGCTAAAATTGCTGAAGCTATTACATGCAATGAAGATTATATCTACATTGTCGCTCGTGATAAAGTTAGATTCATTAAAGCAAAAAATCCACCAGTTGATAATACTCCTGGGTCTCCTACTGAAGGACAAAAAATATTTGAAACTGCGTTCCATAACATTACTGGCAATAACAAAGCAGTTACATGGAAAATGGACTCAGTTGGAGGACAAGTATTTGCTTTAGTCATTGGGGAAGTGGCTAATTATGGCGATGATCCACGCAAGGTGCCTATTCTCGATTCAGAGTCTAAAGGAGTCTGGATGCTTAAAGACCATGATGCTGGTACATGGGTACGTGTATTTGGTAACACAGAAGAAGAGCGTCGCCGCATTGAAGTTGGCTATACAAACATGTCATGTGATGAAAAGGAAATATTCATTTCATCTAGCAACTATAAAGTCATTGAATCTGACATTGTGGATGACCCAGACACAGTTGCTAAATATCCAGATCAAGTTAATGCTGCCGTAAAAAATCTTTATGAACCACAATGGATTCATGATAAACATTTAATGATGATGTCATTTAGGGCTAATGGTGAAGACGGCTGGGACAAATGGGCACCTGGACGCATGCGTTATTATGCTGAGCCATATTTTAGCAAATGCACTAATTCTGGCACAAGATGTTGGGTAAACAACTCTAACAAAGTTGTGATGGTTTATTCTGATGTACAGCATGAGTACGCTATTGATCCATATCCTGTTACATCTCCTAGTAGATATATGAAAGAAGTTTGGAATACTGGTGATTGTACAGTGATTTTCCCTAATATTGAATTTAACAACTTCACTCAGTACTCTAATGGGATAATTTTCTTCAAACAGTCAGGCGAGTTGATTGGATACTTTGAATTTAACTATCGTGTTAAAGATAACGTTCGTGTAGTATGGAAGCCATCAAATACTTTCCTTAAAGCATTTATGCAGAACCAGACTAGAGAAGATCCATGGACTCCTGATGATGGAGGCGGCTATAATAACCCTGACTTAAGACCATTCTTAACTAGAATGATTCCAGATAGCTATTTGTTAGAGAATTCAACATTTGAAAAGTTCTGCGAATATTACATTCAATATATTTCAGATGGTTATGGAACACCTTATAATAATTTGGTTAACCTAATTCGCGACAAATATCCTAAAGAGAAACATTCGTGGGAGTACATGTGGTCAGAAATTTATAAACGTAACATTTATTTGAATAGAGATAAACGTGATCTTGTAGCTAGATTCTTTGAGACACGCAAAAATGATTTCTACTCTACTAAAGGTATCGAGGCGTCATATAAGTTCTTATTCAAAGTGCTCTATAATGAGGATGTTGAGATCGATATTGAATCACTCAATGGGCTTGAGTATGACATCATTGTGGAATCAGACAACATCACTGAAGATTTAGCCGGTAGAACAGTTTACACTGCAACCGGGCGTTCAAATGTTACATATATTGAGCGTCATTATACTAAAGGTAAGCTTCAATGGAAATTGACAATCCATAATTTGCTTGGGAGATTTATTGCCGGCCAAGAGATCAAATCGGAACGAACCAATTTTGAAGGCATGATTGTACAAGGTGTACGTGGCAAAGACATGACATCTAACACTATTGAATATATCAATAGAGGACGTGCATACTATGTTATGAAAATTAAATCCGCATTGCCATCGTCTCGATATCGTGATGACGTGTTACGATTTGTCCATCCAGTGGGTTTTGGCTTCATTGGTATCACATTGATCACAATGTTTATTAATTCTGGATTGAGTATGAAGCATACTGAAACAGTAATAAATAAATTAAAAGTGTATAGATGGGATTCTGGTATTCCAACAATGTGGCCAGACAGAATTGCTAAATTAGGGCCTAATGGCAAGATTGATAGAGATCCTGTTACAGGTGAACCTATCTATTTAGATCATCCTAATAAAGGCAAAGAATATGAATTGTCCGATGCAGAAAAAACACAATATCTTAAAGATAATCCAGGTACATTCTATGGATTTAATGCATTAGAATTGCGTCGTCCTATGAGTCCGCTATTTGATCAATCTGCAGTAACATTCGCTAGATTCAGGAATCTTGTAGATGAACGCCTTAAAGACGATATTGGAAATCCTCGAGATCCATCGAACCCAACACAGGTACAAATAAATGAATGATAGTTCAATGGTATATCGTGCGATAATCACATCAAAATTTCGCACTGAAAAAATGCTAAATTTTTATAAGTCTATTGGAGACGGCCCAAATGATAACACTATCTATTTGACATTCGGGCGAGATACTCCATGGTCGCCATCAGAAAATGAACCCGGCTTCGCGCCGCCATATCCTGTAGATAATCCTGCGGGCGTTACTGATGTATGGACAAATATTCTCGGTGCGGTAAAGGTACAACAATCATATCTTGATGCAGTTGTACCACGTAAAGATTGGGGTGACAGACGTTACCCTAACCCTTTAACATTTCACATTGGCGATATTGTTGTAACAAATACTATGCCAAACAACAGAGCGCCATCTGCCGAAGGTTGGATGGTCTACAAAGTAGTCGATGTGCCCGAAGATGGTACATGTTCTATAAGCTCAATAACTGAGAAAATGGAATGTTTAAAACTTGGTGGCAAATGGACACCTGGTGTAGAAAGTTTCTTCCCGCCTACAGGCCGTGGAGATACTGAAGGCATGGTAGATACTGGCGATGGATACAAATGGGAATATTTGTACGAAATTCCACCTGATGTGTCTATCAATAGATGTACGAATGAATATATTGTTGTGCCATGGCCAGATGAAATTGCAGCAGACCCTAAACGCTGGGGATACCAAAATAATTTGACTTGGCAACAAGATGATTACGGGCTGCTTTTTAGAATTAAAGCTGTTATTATGAGATTTAAAGCATATCTTGATTCGGTCTACTTCCCTGAAGCATCCGTTCTTGGTAACAAAGGGTTCAGACAAATCTCAATGATTATGAATCCATTAGAAGCTAAATCTGATCCAACACAACCTAACAAGAAAGCCATTGCAAATTATTATGGCAAAAATGGATTAAATAGGCACTCTGGTGAAATGGTCTATATCGAAAATCGACAGCCGATTATTAGAGCACTCGACCAGACGGAAGAAGTCAGCATATTTTTTGAATTTTAACATTGGGACCTTTAGGTCCCAATGTTGTATAAATATTAAAATTATAAGAGGATTACGTATGTTCATACAACAACCAAAGATGGAAATCGATGTCGGCGAAATTGGCAATGCATCTACTGGTGATATTCTTTTTGATGGTGGTGAGAAGATCAATAGCAATTTCACTGCAATTTATAATCAGTTTGGTGATCAACGGATGTATAATGCTAATACTCAGGTAGGCAACCAAACGATACATGCTACTGGCTATTATCAAAAAGTTTCAGGCATAGACCTCCGTTCAGCAGTAACTTTAGGTTCCATGTGGGATATTGATACTAATCCTACAGGTGGAGCTAATCCAATTTTGCCTAAAGGCAAACCCGGCGAATGCGTAAAATTCATCAACTCGAATGGTAGTTGCTCAGTCAATCAGCCTATTGATATTCAAGTTATTGATGGTTCGTTTGTAGGCATTCAAGGTGGATTGAAAATTACTCAGCCGTATTGCATGGTCGATTGTTGGTGTATAGCAGTTAATAACAATATTGCTATTTGGAACTATTCTATTAAATCAATGTTTGGTTCATTTGAGACTCCAGTAGAGGTCACAAAATCTGTACCTGCAAACACGCCTACGGAGATTCCTATTGCGCACTTTAGTGAATATAACTCATTAAAACTACTTATTACCGCTCAAACTCAAAATGGTGAGATTTCTCGCCAATCAGAAGTAAATATCTTAATTGACAGATATTTAAAAAATGTCCATCACACAGAGTTTGGTGTTATCCGAATCGGTAACAAATCTGAAGAAGATGAGATTGTAGATATTAAATACAATATATCTAGTGCTGGTGTACTAACATGCACAGTATCTACAAAGATTAATAATATGAGAGTTGCAATCAAAAGTATAGCTACACAAAGACTTGGATCAGCATAATGAAAGAATTAGTAAACATTGGACAAATGGTTGATGATGGCACAGGAGATTATCTTCGCGAAGGTGGCATCAAGATCAATAACAACTTTACCGAGACCTATGATGAATTAGGCGATGGAAAGAATTTGCATCCTGCTGGTGCTTGGCAGACTATTGAAGCACATAAACTCACAAATGGCACACTGAATGCTGTATTCGGGAAGTCATATGCAGTTGATACGGGAACATCTAAAGCAACAATAAAATTACCTAAAGGCACTCCAGCCGATTACAATAAAGTTATTAGAATTCGAGATACATTTTCTACCTGGCAGGCCAATGCAGTTACAATTGAGCCTGCTAGCGGAGACACATTAAAAGGTGGCGGGACACGTGCCTTTAGTACAAACCTTACTGACTTAGAATTAGTTTATTGTCGTCCTAATCGCTGGGAATATCTACCAAACAAATTACTTAATAAAATTTCAAATGGTGATATTGCTACAGTAATGAAAAAGGAATATTTGTGTACTGAAGGGCAAACAGATTTTCTTAATATTTTTGACAATAATGACTATAACTTAGTCAACACACATGTTTATTTACGTGGCAACTTGCTTTATTACGGCAAAGATTTTTCTGATAATTCCGATTATGGCAGCCCTGGAGCAACGGCTGGCGCACTAGTTCCATTAGATGGCAAAAGTATCAGATTACGTACACCTGCTCAAAAGGGCGATTCATTAATGGTAGTAACTTACCTAGATGGCATCGCACAATTCAGATCAACGTATAACCGTTTGGATTGTACTATTCTTGATTCTAAATTAACCAATGAAGTTACCGCACCAGGTGCACGTTTAGTTGCAGATCTTGAAACATTGGATTCAATAACTGTTGAACAGCTCGGATACGTCTTCAATAGCAATAGTGGTTTAATTAATACCAATACACTGGAAGTGTATGTCAATGGCGTTATTTTGAATATGGCAGGGCGTGCAGGCTTACCGATGATGTATTGTGAAGGCGCTGATGCCAATAATTTGACCGATTGTCAATTAATGGGTGGTAATTGGGTTACTTCACACAATGACTACACAATTACTACAAATGATAACGGAGCGGTAACAAGCATAGAATTTGGACGAAAATTTGAACATGGCGACATCGTAACTATTAAGTGGTTCAACAATGACATTGGCACAACAATGGAAATTGATGAAATCACAGATGTAACAGATGACATGTATATCCAACGTGGTCCTGAATACAATATTTCAGGTGCAGTTCGTGTAACAGATTATACAAACCCAGTTTTACCTAATGTAGAACCAGAAGCTCAGAAATTTGTACGTGTACAAGTGCCGGGCGACATGTTTGATTTGCTATATCCTGTTGGCACTATCTATGAAAATGCTATCAACAAATCTAATCCTGTAACATATATGGGCTTTGGTGTTTGGACAAGATGGGGCGAAAAACGAGTACTTGTTGGCTGGACTGAAGACAACCAAGATACACAGTTTGGTTTAAATAATAATGACCTTGACATTAATGGGCAGCCAACACATACTGCAGGTGGTACAGGCGGAAATCGAACAATTACTATTACAAATGATAATATGCCATCAACAGTTACTGATAAAGAGGTTCTTGTTGCTGATGTAGATGGGCCTGTTGTAATTGGCGGATGCCAATTTGATCCTGATGATTCTGGTCCGGCATATTATAAATATCGCCAAGAAAAAGTTACAACTAATGTTACTCATATTCCACCTAAACCTATTGAAACACTAGATCCATACATCACAGTGTATCGTTGGATGAGGATTGCATAATGGTAAGTAAAAATTTATCTCTAACACATAACACATCTAGAGATGCTACTCAGCATGAATTTGATGTTCAGAAAGGTAGTATTATTGTTGGTAACACTCAGCCTTATGGGTCTCCGACAATTAGAAGCACCGCTAAAGGCGTAAAATATCCAAATGTACAAGCGGCCATTGATGACATGGCTGCATTGTATGAGTTGCCGCTTAACACAGTTATCGTCAATGATGATGGTATAGAACCAGGCGGCAAACCACAACAAGATGAATTCAAATTTTCTGGTATTGTAGCGTATCCTGGAAAAACAAAGGACCAACCAGTTCAGTTTAATTTCTTAGGCTTTGTTGTTACAGCATTAGTCGGAGAGACAGGTGAAATGGTTGCAGCTAAAGTTTTACGAGAGTTGCAAATTGCAATGAATAACAATTTTGTAATTAATCGTGTCAACTTTGGTGCATCAAATGATATTTTGCAAATAGTATATAATGACTGTCAACCTCACAACATCGGTGAATTTGTAGAATGTGGTATTAGAATATCGCAAACTATTACCTCTCCAGCACGTCCAGGATATGGAGTCTGGAGTCGTTTAGGTACGCAAACTATTGCTTTAGATGGTGCTGGCGGTAACACAGTTCTTTATTATTTTAAGAGAGTAAGCTAATGGCGACACCACTTAATAATACATACAAACACATTGCAGATGCAGCACAATATATCTCATTCAATCCAACAGGCACAAGTTTTCCTGCAACTGTAGTAGATGTTCAAGCTGCATTGGCTCTTACTTCTCCTACTACATACGCCACTGCCACTACCGCAGGTGTTGTCAAAATTGCTACCAAAGATGAAGTTTTAGCAGGGGTTGATAACACAAAAATGGTGACACCATTCACTCTAAATGAGAGAATGAAATATCCTGATGCCACTACAACAGTTAAAGGGCTTGTAACTTTAGCTACTAATGCAGAGGCTCAAGCCGGAGCCATAACTACAAATAAAGCTATCAATCCAGCAAGTTTGAAATACACACTTGATTGGTGGTGGAACAATAAATTAGCATCTGAATCTGCACAAGGTGTTATTAAATTATCTACACAACAAGCCGCACAAGCCGGAGTAGATGATTCTACCGCAATGACACCATTAAAAGTCAAACAAGCCATTGCAGCTGCCACAGCACAAATTCCACAACCTGTACAAGCTACTGAGACTGCACCGGGTATAGTTCAACTTGCAACAATTGGACAAGCACAACAAGGTACTTTAAGAGATGGATATGCAATCTCGCCATATACTCTTCAACGTATTACAGGAAGTCTTACAACACGAGGATTAGTCCAAGCTGCATCTTTATCACAAGCTAACACAGGGACGGATGACACCTTATACATTTCTGCTAAAGGATTCAAAACATATAATGCTACCACTACAAATTATGGTACAGTTAAATTAACCGATACACTTGGGACCACCGGTGCTGGTGTCGTGTTAAGTTCTAATGCTAAAGTATTAAGCACTGTATCTACCGGTACACAAACTGTCACAGGCATTGTTAATTTTACTGGATCCCTTCAACTTCAAGGACAACCAGTAGCCAATCAAAAATTTGTTAAAGATTCTATTCCGGTTGGCGTCATGATGGAATGGCTCGGTGATTCAGCGCCTCCTGGAGGTATGTGGGCGTTATGCGACGGCGGAGCCGAATCAAAGGCTGCACGCCCAGAGCTTTTTGCGGTTATTGGCTATAAATTCGGCGGTTCTGGTGATACATTCTATCGCCCGGATATGAGAGGTCTTTATGCTCGTGGTGCTGGACGTGGTAAAGACATCATTGCAAACACCGGGTATGATGAGTTCAATAAACCTCTATTAGGTAATGGTGTAGATGGCGGTGTTGTTGGACAAGTTCAAAAGCAACAAATTCGTGAACATAAACACATTGTTCCTTGGGGCGAGATTCGTAGAGAGACACCTAACTTCCCATTTGGTGGCACAGAGTTAAGTAAATATTTTGGGCACGCTGGTCAGGAAGATCATGATAATGGTTGGATGTTCTCTAACGATGGAACAGAATTTGAACCTGCATCAGTGCGGACTCAATATTCTACTGTCAACTCTAAAGAGTTAATTGGAACGGAGACACGCCCATGGAGCATGTCAGTAAACTATATTATTAAGGTGGCTTAATGACTACAAAACTTAAACTTCCATATGTTGATGGAATTCCAGAAGACGGTCAACGCCGTCTTTCTTGGATCAGAGATGGCGAACTCCTTGAAGGTGCCAAAAGTAGATACGGGAGTGAAGGCAACCTGAATCTTATGCAAAAACAACTCCAAGAAAATATTGTTGTTATTGCAAATGAAATTGATAGCGCTAATGCGTCTAATGCTATTATTGAAGATGAATTAGAAAAAATCAAAGAAATTTTAGCAGATGTAGGCAATACTTCGTTAATCGAACAGGTTAACGAAAATAAAAATAACATTGATGATTTAAAGGATTCTTTAGATACTTTAGACGAGTATTCTAAAGGTGTAGAACAATCTGTTACTGATCTCAAATCTTTAGTGGGATCACCTATTCAATTTGTAGATGGAAATCTAACGGCATTTGAAACCTTGCACTTTATCAAATCGGTAATAGGTAATGAAAAGGATTTTGATGTTAATGGTGATTCAGCGCCAAATACTCCTGAAAGTGGCTTAATAGCTAAAATAAATAGCGCTATTACTCAAACTATTGAAAATAAAGGTAAAATTGTCGATATTGAAGCTGAATTAGCTGAAGCAAACCTTTCAGAATTAGAGACTAAAGTATCAAATATTCGTTCAGAACTAGGTGGGACACCTAACGGTAAAACGATATATTCTAGGCTTAACGCTATAGAAGATAACGAAGTCGAAGTAGATTCACGAATTGATAAAATTAACGAATCTATTGGCACAGAAAGTGTTACTAAACGAATAGATTCAGTAAACGTTGAAATTTCTGATATCAAAACTGAAATTAGTGGTACTGATGGCATCAAAGCCTCAATATCTAAATTGGATGATACAGTATTCACAAAGGACACAGGACTTGTATCACGTGTGTCTTCTGTTGAAAATACTTCTAACGCGTTGAATTCAACTGTAAATGATCCGGAAGTCGGATTGGTCAAAGCGATAGAAAATATATCATCAACAATAGGTTTGAGTGATTCTTCACCTAATACAATTTTAGGGCGCATTAATACTCTTGAGCTCAACACCGGCAATACTGCCACAACTGTTCAAGATATGCAAGTAACACTAGGCGATGGTTCGTCTGGATTAGTAGCTGATGTTAATGCATCATCAAAATCACTTTATGGTAATGCCGAAGCTGAAGACCCAGTAGATAAAGTAGGCGTAGTGGCTGCAACAAAAACAGTTTACAACGGTTTGAACACCACTAATGCTGCTGTTAAAGGGCTTTATGATAGATTGAAATATTCTGGATTGACGTTCTCTAGTTTATCTGATGCAACATATACTGATAATGCCGAACAAATTTCATCAATACTGAATATGTCTTTAGCTAAATCAGTGAAGGTAAATGCAGGCGTAGCTCTAATATCACAACAAAATGATTTTCAGGATGCGATCAAATCTGATGTTATTTTAATTAATATTGGCACGTATGATTATGCATTCAATACAGTTCTTGGTACAATAGCTGATGCAGTAGATGATTTTTCTGGTAGTGCAACATTCTATAGCGAATTGTATTCATTATTGTCTAAAGTTTCTACAGCTACGTCAAAATCTAGAGTTTTTGTAACAAATGGATATCGCACAACACAATTCACGAATGGTGTAAAGTACCCTAATAAAAATACCGAAGGGAAGACACTCGAAGATTATTCTAAAGCTATTTTAGATGTGGCCTCTATATTCGGAATTCCTGTTATAGATACTAATAACGAATTAGGAATTCATGTAAAGAATTCTGGATTATTTTTGAACACAACTGGATTTACGGTAGACGGTTCAAAACGATTTGTCAATTTAGTAACAGGCTTCATAAATTCTAAATAATTAAAGGCCTTCGGGCCTTTTGAGGTATAAAATGTTTACAGAACCTAAAACACCGAAACAATTAAAAGATCATATTTTGATGCGACTTGGTGCACCAATCATAAAAATTGAAGTCACCGAACAACAAATTATGCAGTGTATTCAACGTGCATTAGAATTATATGGAGAATATCATTACAATGGCTTAAATAAAACATTTATGTGGATTTATGTCGGTGATGATGAAACATATAAAAATGGAGTCTTTGACTTAAGTAAAGAAAATATTTTTGCAGTAACACAGATTCTTCGCGGAAATACTGGTGCATTATTAACAATGGATGGATCAGCAACATACCCATGGGTGTCTGATTTTATTCTTGGGCTAGCCGGTGTAAATGGCTGCTCTACTGCTCAATCATTTGGTCCTAATGCATATGGCGCTAATCTTAGTTATTATACTTCGGTTATGCAATATTGGACACAATTACAAAATATGTTAAATCCCGTACCAGATTATTGGTTTAACGATGACACCGGGCAGCTTAAACTTTCAGGCAATTTTAAGAAAGGCGATTACTTATTTTTAGAAGTTTGGGTTAAATCATTTGTTGATACTAGTCATTCAGTTGGAACATACGCTGGATATGGATATGCTCAAGCTGAACAAGACCAGTGGTCATTATCTGACACATATAATAATGCCAATCGTCGAATAGAAGGATATAGAGCTGGTGAAAATAACGGCACTAAACAAGGTGCATTCAATAATCGCTGGGTAAAGGATTATGCTACTGCATTAGTTAAAGAGCTCAATGGGCAAATTTTAGCCAAGCACCAAGGCATGCAATTAGCCGGTGGTACCACAGTAGATGGATTACGTCTTATCGAAGAAGCACGAATAGAAAAAGAACGTTTACGCGACGAATTAGACCTATTGGCTGCTCCTCCTGGAATATTAATGGGGTAATTATGACTACATTTGATAGTAGCTTATTTGCTACATTAGAAGATGGAAGTGGATATGACAAAACTAATGTCTCTGAAGTCCTTAACCCATATGTTAACTTTTATCATCACGACAACACTCAAACGTTACAAGACGTGTTAGTTGCAGAAAGCATACAAATGCGTGGAGTAGAGTGTTACTATTTGCCATCTGAGTTTGTCAATAAAGATGAATTATTTGGCGAGGACCCATCACGAAAATTCAATAAAGCTTGGAAGTTTGCAGCATATCTTGACTCGTTTGAAGGATATTCTGGCGGCAACTCATTCTTTAGTAAATTTGGTATGACGGTAAATGACGAAGTTACAATAACAATAAATCCAAATTTATTCAAACATCAAGTTAATGGTCAAGAACCAAAGGAAGGAGATTTATTTTATTTTGCTATGGATAAATCGCTCTTTGAGATAACTTGGGTTGAGCCATATAATCCATTTTATCAAGTTGGTTCTAATGCTATGCGAAGAATCACTGCACAGAAATTTGTGTATTCAGGTGAAGAGATTAAGCCAGTTCTTCAGTACAATGAAGGCATCAATATTCCTGAATTTAGTGAGCTCGATCTTGATCCTGTTCATGCATTAAATGATTTGCATGATATTAAAACTACTCAATATGTTGAAACTGATGCTATCAATGACGAAGGCAAAGAAATAATCGAGCCATATGTTGTAGTAAACAATAAAGGTATCATGGGTGACGGATCTCCATTTGATGACTTCGTGTAAGCATAAATACAAATAAAAAGGAGAAGAATTTTGTTTGGGTACTGGTACAATTCTTCAATTAGAAGATATTGCGTTTTGATGGGAGATTTATTCTCCCACGTCCAAGTGATGAGAAAACGCGATAATGGCAAAATTGAACTTATTAAAGTTCCTATCTCATTTTCATCTAAAGAAAGATTTATTGAGAAATTAGACACAGTTACATCGGTCAACAATGATGGCCCTGTGGCAAAAGTAGAGACTATTCTCCCAAGAATGTGCCTAAATTTAGTTGACATAATTTACAATGGGCAGTATAAAACTGCACTAACTAATAGAAATGTCAAATCTCCTGCTGGTGGCACTGATATGGTATCGCAATACAATCCAGTGCCAGTAAAATTTTTATTCGAGCTCGGTGTCTACACTCGCCATCAAGATGATATGTTTCAAATAATTGAACAGATTTGGCCTTATTTTCAGCCACATTTCTCTACCAAAATGAGAGAACTATTTGGCAATGATATTGAATTCGAGCGAAATATTCGCGTAGTTTTACAATCACTGTCATTTGACAATCAAATTGAAACTGATAAAACTACGCGCAGAAGATTGCAAACTGATTTTATTTTTGAAGTTAATGGATGGTTATATCCTCCGGTTGCAGAAATAAAAGGTGAAATTAGAACAATTTATCTCGATCTGTTTGCTAATGAAAAGACTCTTGACCATGAAGGCGTATTTGAATCGGTGGACACTCAAGTTCGCCCTGTCGATGCGACTATTGATAACTGGAACGGTACATCAGAGCAAAGTATTTCAGCAGGAATCCCTATTCCTAAAGCTCCAGAAGAGCCACATTTAAGGAGAAACTAATGGATATTATGCAGCAAATCTTAGATTGTACTGATTTGCCTGGCATGGAAGGAGAGGAATTGGTAGTTTATCAGCCTCTCGTCCTTGAAGAGGTACAAAGTAATCCAACAAATAGGACACCAGATTTAGAATCTGACTATGCAATTGTCAGAAAAAACTTGCACTTCCAACAGCAAATGTTAATGGATGCAGCTAAAATATTTTTAGAAACTGCAAAAAATGCAGATAGCCCTAGACACATGGAAGTTTTCTCGACTTTAATGGGACAAATGACTAGCACAAATAAAGAGATTCTAAAAGTACATAAAGAGATGAAAGACATCACCAATGAATCAGTAACGGCTGCTAAACCCAAAGAAACTGGTTCTGTTAACATTGAAACCGCACAGGTTTTTGTAGGTGGCCCTGCAGAAATTATGGAACGTTATGGCGATGCTTTCGAAACTAAAACCCGCAACTTAGAAGTGGTAGACGAACAATGATCACAATTGAACTAGTAGAGATTTTTAAAGAATGCCATAGTAATTTTGAGGCATTTAAAGAGAAATATGCAAAAAATTATTCATATGTTGCAGCTCATTTCGCATATAGATTAATTTTTAGACAACACCAAACATGTTTAGTGCTTGCAAATAAAGTAATTAGAAATGGTATTCGTGATGAAGTCATTGCAATTTTAGATAATGTCCCGCCAGAATTTAAGCAAGACGTACACGTTCTTGTTACGCGCATAAGTGTTGGTACGTCAACAGTATTCTTTTCTCCGGAAGATCCTAATCATATTAGAGGAAGATCTCCTACTTTAGTCTACACTAGTTCAACTGAACTTTGGGCTGTTTTAGCGCCGCTTCGTTTGGAAGTCCTAGATGGCATTCCAAATTTATTCATAAGAAAAATAACAAAAAATGACTATTGATGAACTTATTCGATCACATCCACTCAACGGACATACTATAGCGATCAAGCATCCTTCGATGCTTGATCGTAAAGTTGAAGATAATATCACTTACGTAAAATCTCAGTGGGATGATAAATGGTATCCTGAAAAATTCTCTGACTATTTGAAACTCAATCAGATTGTCAAGATTAAACTTCAAGGTGAAGACCCGCACAATTTCAAAACATTTAAAGATAAAAACAATAGGCGTTCGCGATATCTTGGCTTACCTAACTTAAAACGTGCCAATATTAAAATTCAATGGACCCAAGAGATGGTCAATGAATGGATACGATGTCGTGATGATATTGTATACTTCGCTGAAACATATTGTGCTATTACACATATCGATTACGGTACAATTAAAGTACAACTTCGTGACTATCAAAAGGACATGCTTAAAATCATGGCTGAAAATCGCATGTCAGTTTCAAAGTTGTCTCGCCAGCTCGGTAAAACTACTGTAGTTGCTATCTTTTTGGCATGGTTTGCTTGTTTTAACAAAGACAAGAATATTGGTATCTTGGCGCATAAAGGCTCGATGTCGGCAGAAGTGCTAGATCGTACAAAACAAGCCATTGAACTTTTACCAGATTTCTTGCAACCAGGTATTGTTGAATGGAACAAAGGCTCAATCGAACTTGATAATGGCTCTGCTATTTCAGCATATGCATCATCACCTGATGCTGTTCGTGGTAACTCATTTTCATTAATTTACATCGATGAATGTGCGTTCATTCCAAACTTCCATGATTCTTGGCTAGCTATTCAACCTGTAATTTCATCAGGTCGTCACTCAAAAATTATCATTACAACAACTCCAAATGGTATGAACCACTTTTATGACATTTGGACTGCAGCAATTGATGGCAAATCAGGTTTTGTTCCGTATGAAGCTGAATGGAACGCAGTTAAAGAGCGATTATATAACGATAATGATGAGTTTGATGATGGGTGGCACTTTAGTTTTACAACAATTGGTGGCTCATCCATTGAACAATTCAGACAAGAACATATAGGAGTTTTTGCTGGTGGCTCAGGTACATTAATTTCTGGTATGAAACTTGCTATCCTTGATTGGAAAACACCAATCAATGTTGGTGATAGTACATTTTATAAATATAAAGAACCTGAACCAGGTAGAAAATATATTGCAACACTAGACTCAGCCGAAGGGCGTGGTCAGGATTATCATTGTCTTAATATCATAGATGTTACTGACAATGTATGGGAACAGGTGGCAGTGTTACATAGTAACAGCATCTCGCATCTTATTTTGCCTGACATTATTTTGAAACATTTGATCGACTATAATGAGGCTCCAATCTATATTGAACTTAACGCCACTGGTGGAGGCATAGCCAAAACCCTTTATTCCGATTTAGAGTATGAAGGCGTTATTTGTGATTCATTCACAGATTTAGGTATGAAGCAAACCAAAAGGACAAAGGCCATAGGCTGCTCGACATTAAAAGATTTAGTCGAAAAAGATAAGTTGATCATAAACCATAAACAAACTATCCAAGAATTACGTACATTCATAGAAAAGGGCGTTTCTTGGGCGGCTGAAGACGGGTTTCATGATGACTGTGTAATGAGCTTAGTTATTTTCGCTTGGTTAACCACACAGCAAAAATTTTCCGAATATATCGATAAAGACGATCTTCGTTTAGCATCTGATATTTTTAGAAGAGAATTAGAAGATATGAATGATGACTATGCTCCGGTAGTAATAGTAGATTCAGGCGAAACTGTAGAATATTCGGCAGGCATTTCATTTATATAAATATTGAAAAATAAATAAACAGGAGTCAAAATGGCTTTACTATCACCTGGTATTGAATTAAAAGAAAATACCACACAAAGTACAGTAGTACAAAATGCCACTGGGCGTGCAGCTATGGCTGGTAAGTTCCAATGGGGTCCTGCATATCAAGTAATTCAAGTAACAAATGAAGTAGAATTAGTAAACCTTTTTGGTCAGCCTAATAACATTACTTCAGAATACTTTATGTCGGCGGCAAATTTCCTTCAATATGGTAATGACTTACGATTAGTTCGCGTTGTTAATGAAGACGCTGCTAGAAACTCTAGTCCGATCGCAGGAAATGTGAAATTCACTATTTCTTCTGCAGGTAATAACTATAAAGTTGGCGATAAGATACTAATCAAATACACGTCAACTGAAATCGAATCTAATGCCCGTGTAACATCAGTTGATGCTGATGGCAAAATCAAAGGCATCTTTATTCCCACTGATAAGATTATTGCATACGCAAAATCAATTGGGCAATATCCTGCTCTAAGTGATGCTTGGACTGCTGAAGTTGTATCGTCAACTGGTATCCAAGGTGCAATAAATTTGGGAGAAATAGAAACTGATTCTGGCATCATTTTGACTGATCCTAATAATGCATCTGCCAAAATGACTTCTACTAAATTCCAAGAATCGTTAGCAAAATATGGTATGCCTGGTGTTGTTGCGCTTTATCCAGGTGAAACAGGCGACCAATTAGAAGTAGAAATTGTTTCTAAGGCCGATTATGATAAAGGCTCGCCAGTTTTAAATATCTATCCTTCAGGTGGCACAAGAGCATCTGTAGCTAAAGGTGTATTCGGATACGGGCCTCAAACCGATGATCAATACGCGTTTATTGTGCGTCGCAATGGTGAAGTTGTAGAATCATACATCCTTTCTACTAAGGAAGGTGAAAAAGATATGTACGGTAGCAACATTTTCCTTGATGACTATTTTGCCCGCGGTTCAAGTAACTATATTTTTGCTACATCAACTGGCTTCCCTAAAGGTTTCTCAGGTATTATTCGCCTTAATGGAGGTTTATCTGCTAATGAAGCTGTAACTGCAGGCGATTTAATGCTTGGTTGGGACAAATTTGCTGATGCAGAAGCATTACATGTCAATTTGTTAATTGCCGGATCATGCGCAGGCGAAGATGCGGAAGTTGCTTCTACCGTTCAGAAACATGTAGTTTCTATCGCCGATGAACGTAAAGACTGCCTAGTTTTAATTTCACCACCACGTGAGACAATTGTAAATATTGGCTTACCTATTGCAGTTGATAACCTAATTGCGTGGCGTCAAGGTACTGGTGCTTATGACACCGCAAACATGAACATCAGTTCAACATATGCATTTATTGATGGCAACTACAAATATCAATATGACAAATACAATGATGTTAACCGCTGGGTGCCATTAGCTGGTGATATCGCTGGATTATGTGCTCGTACTGATGATATTTCTCAACCTTGGATGTCTCCAGCAGGCTATCAACGTGGTCAATTGTTGAATGTTGTTAAGTTGGCTATCGAACCTCGTAAAGCACAACGCGACCGTATGTATCAAGATGCAATCAATCCAGTTATTGGTGCAAATGGCGGAGACGGATTCGTGTTGTTTGGTGACAAAACTGCAACAAAAGTTCCTTCACCATTTGACCGAGTAAACGTTCGTCGTTTATTCAATATGCTTAAAAAGAATATTGGTGATGCTTCTAAATTCCGTTTATTTGAAATTAACGATGCATTCACACGTAGTGCCTTCCGTATGGAAACTTCGCAATATCTTTCAGGCATTCGTTCTTTGGGCGGTGTATATGACTTCCGAGTTGTATGTAATGAAACTAATAACACGCCTGCAGTTATTGATCGAAATGAATTTGTTGCAACATTCTTCATCAAACCGGCGCGGTCGATAAATTTTATTCAATTGAATTTTGTAGCTACTGCTACATCTGCAGATTTTGATGAATTAATCGGTAAACAACAATAATAAATGGGCCTTCAGGCCCTAATTTAAGGAAATATAATGGAACTTACAGATTTACTCAGAGCATTTGAATCTGGTGACTTTGCACGCCCTAACTTATTTGAAGTTGAAATTCCTTTCTTAGGCAAGAATTTTAGTTTTAAATGTAAAGCAGCGGCTATGCCACCAGCTAACGTTGATAAAATTGCAGTCGGCTTCCAAAACAGAAAGTTGCATGTAGCCGGCGACAGAACATTTGATGACTGGTCGGTAACAATTTACTCGGATGACAAACATCAAACTCGCCAAGACATTTTAGATTGGCAAAATCTATGTCATGGGCAAGGTGCAGAAATTAGCGGTGCAACCCCAGCTGATTATAAAAAGACTGCAATCATTCGCCAGTTTGGACGTGACGGCAAAACGATCACTAAAGAGTATACGATTTATGGGCTATGGCCAACTCTTGTAGGTGAAGTGCAATTAGACTGGGACCAAAACTCGGAAGTAGAAACATTTGAAACTACGTTTGCATTAGATTATTGGCTATAAGTGAAATCCGATTGGTATAAATAAACTTATATCAATCGGAACCACTCTGTAGGAGGATTTATGCAAGATGTGAACGATTTGAAAATGTTCGCTTTTTGGCAAAAAGTTGATACCGCAGAATACGATCAAATTATTAGCAATAAAGCAGAGTCAATTACTGCTCCAAAATTTGATGATGGTGCTACAGAAATTGAATCTACCGATGCAGCATACAACGGTGTATTTAGACAACTTTATGGTAATCAAGACCCTAACGTTACATCAACAAAAGAATTAATCAATACTTATCGAAGTATGCTTAATAATTATGAAGTTGATAATGCAGTTCAAGAAATTGTCTCTGATGCAGTAGTGTATGAAGATGGGTATGATGTTGTATCATTGGACTTAGACCAAACAAAATTTTCAGAAAATATTAGAGAGAAAATTTTAGAAGAATTTAACGAAGTTCTCAACATGTTAAAATTCCAACGAAAGGGATCTGATCATTTCAGACGTTGGTATGTTGATTCTCGTATATTTTTCCATAAAATCATTAATCCATCTCGCCCTAAAGATGGAATTATTGAACTTAGACGCCTTGACCCTAGACAAGTGCAATTTATTCGTGAAATCGAAACTGTTACCGAAAAAGGTGTTAAAGTTGTCAAAGGATATCGTGAATACTTTATCTATGACACACAAAATGATTCGTATAACTGTGGCGGCCAACATTTTGCAGCAGGGACAAAGGTTAAGATTCCTTACTCTGCAATGGTGTACGCCCATTCAGGATTAACAGATTGTTGCGGCAAAAATATCATCGGGTATTTGCATAGAGCTGTAAAGCCGGCAAACCAGCTTAAATTGCTTGAAGACGCAATGATGATATATCGTCTTACTCGTGCACCAGATCGTCGAGTTTTTTATATCGATACTGGTAATATGCCAGCACGTAAAGCTGCCCAGTATATGCAACACATTATGAATTCTCACCGAAATAGAATTTCATATGATGCTTCAACCGGTAAAATTAAAAATCAAGCAAATATGATGGCCTTGACAGAAGATTATTGGTTGCAACGTCGTGATGGTAAAGCTGTAACAGAAGTTGATACTCTTCCTGGAATGTCCGGGATGAATGAAATGGATGATGTCCTCTATTTCAGAAAGGCATTATACATGGCTTTACGTGTTCCTCTGTCAAGAATTCCAGATGAACAATCACAAAATGTGTTTGATATGAGCACAGCTATTTCTCGTGATGAGCTTAGATTTGATAAGTTCATAATGGAATTACAACACAAATTTGAAGAAGTTTTCCTTAATCCTCTCAAAAGCAACTTATTGCTTAAGAGAATCATCGACGAGGATGAGTGGGAGAATGAAATAAATAATATCAAAGTCGTATTCCACAAAAATTCATACTTCACTGAAATGAAGGACATGGAAATTTTGGAACGCCGAGTCAATGCGCTGAATTTGGTTGAACCTTATGTTGGAAAATATATTTCTAATCAAACTGCAATGAAACAATTCTTGCATATGTCGGATGAAGAAATTGCAGCAGAGCGTAAGATTATTGACGAAGAGCTTAAAGATAAAGTATATAACCCACCAGAAGAGGAACTATAATGGATGATATTATCAAAGCCATTGCTTCCAACGACCTAGTAAAATTTAAGCGTTGCTTTAATGAAGCTATGGCAGCAAAAGTTGGAAACGTTTTGGCAGAAGAAAAATTAAAAATTGCCAAATCTGTCATGATTGAAGGCGAAGATAAAGTCGTTGATGATGAAGATGATGACAATGACGACGATGAGGACGAAGAGTAATGTTGATTATTGTTGAAAACGAATTAGTTTTTGATAATGTTTCAAATCTTTTACCTGAGGCCCAAGAACGTTTAAATGGATTTTCAACAATTTTTGAAAAGGATGAAATTGTAAAGATTGTTGAAAATTTAGCAAAAACTGAGCCTGAACTTGCTGTAGCTATTGGTTCTCTCGTTGAAGATGTTCCTTTAAATGAATTCATGGTCAAACATGTAAGTGCTAAAGGTGAACTAACAAAAACTAAAGATCGTAAAACGCGTGAGCGTAATGCATATCAAACAACAGGTTTATCAAAATCTGAACGCCGTCGTATTGCACGCAAGGCAGTCAAAACGAAAAAGGCTAATCCTTCTGAACAAATTCGTACACAAAAGAAAATCAAAAGAGCTCGAGCTAAACGCAAGAGTATGTATGGACTTAAACCATGAGCAATGAACCTCAATTGTTAATTGAGCATTGGGGACAGGCATCAGAAATTAATGATGTTTCAGCTTTTCAATTGGATGAATCAACCGGTAAAGGATTACCTCCTGGACTTTATATTGAAGGAATTTTCCTTCAAGCAAATGTTGTTAATCGCAACAAACGTTACTACCCAAAGGCTGTTTTAGAAAAAGCCGTTGATAAGTATATTAAAGAACAGGTCAGTACAAATCAAGCATTAGGTGAATTAAATCATCCACCTCGTGCTAATGTTGACCCAATGCAAGCCGCTATTATTATCGAAGATATGTGGTGGTCAGGCAATAATGTTATGGGCAGAGCAAGAATTATTGAAGGCGATCAAGGAGCCGGCGATAAATTAGCTGCCTTGATACGTTCTGGGTGGAAGCCTGGAGTGTCTAGTCGTGGTCTTGGAAGTGTCAAAGATTCTGGGCGTGGATATAATATAGTCCAAGATGGATTCAGATTGACAGTTGGCGTCGATGTTGTTTGGGGCCCAAGTGCACCAGATGCATGGGTAAAACCTTTAGAGATCACAGAAAGCGTAAATGAAGATGCAAATGTAGCACAACCTCAGAACGCTGATTCAGCATTCAAGACACTTATTAACAACTTGAGTGCATTATAAATAAAATTATATTAAAACAGGAAATCAAAATGCTGAAAGAACAATTACTTAAGGAAGCTCAAGAAATTGAAGTTTCCGTAGAATTAGACGGTATTTTTGAATCAGTAGAACTTTCTGAAGAAATGCAACAGAATTTTAAAACTGTATTCGAAGCTGCTGTTAAGAAAAATGCCGCAACTTTAGCTGAAGCGCATATTACACAAATCGCCGAAAAGGCTGATGAACGTGTTAATGAAGCAGTCGAAGAGCGTTCTAAGGCTATCGAAGCTAAACTTGTTGAATGTGCTGATAAATTATTTGAGCATACTGCAAAAGAATGGCTTGCTGAAAATAAAGTCCAAGTTGAACGTGGTATCAAGGCAGATTTATTCGAATCAATGTTTGAAGGTCTCAAAGCTTTGGTTGTAGAACATAATGTTGTTTTACCTGAAGAATCAGTTGATGTTGTAACTGAAATGGAAGAAGAACTCCAAGAACATAAAGAAGAAAATTCAAAATTGTTCAGTGCCTTAACTGAAGCTCAAGATGAATTAAAAACTTTGAAACGCGAAATTGCCGTAAATGAAGCAACAAGTGAACTTACTGAAAGCCAAAAAGAAAAAGTTCATGGCTTAATTGAAGGCCTTGAATACGGCGATGCATTTGAAGCCAAACTACAAGCTATTGTTGAAATGGCAACTACCTCTAAGCAACCCGCTACAATTGTTGAAAGCACAAGCGACACCAATGAAGCCGAAATAAATAATACTAATAGCGAAGCAGATGGATTAAACTACATTGTGGAAGAGCATAAAGAGCCTGAAACATCTCCAGTACCAAATGCAAAAATCAACTCATATGTAGCAGCTGCAAAACGCTTCTAATAAAAAATTATTCATAAAGGTAATAAAACATGTCTCAATTCAAACAAAAAACTAAAGAACAATTAATGGAAACTTGGGGCGATTTGCTCACTGCTGAAGGTTTACCAAAAATTGATGAAAGCCGCCATGTAGTAATGGCTAAAATCTTCGAAAACCAAGAAGCGGATTTTGCTACTGGCACTGAATACCGTGATCCTGAAATTGTTAAAGCATTTAGTGGTTTCTTAACCGAAGCAGAAATTGGTGGTGACCATGGTTATGATGCAACAAATATTGCAGCAGGTCAAACTTCTGGTGCTGTAACTCAAATCGGTCCTGCAATTATGGGTATGGTACGTCGTGCAATTCCTAACTTGATCGCTTTTGATATTTGTGGTGTACAACCTTTAAATGGTCCTACAGGTCAAATCTTCTCGTTACGTTCAGTGTATGGTAAAGATCCTCTAGCAGCTGGTGCTAAAGAAGCTTTCCACCCAATGCTATCTCCTGACACAATGCATTCAGGTCAAGGTGCTGCTGAAGCATTTGAAAATGTTAAAGCCGGTGACACATTAGCAATTGGTGATATTAAACGTCATGACTTTGCTGATACAGGTCGTGTATATATCCAAGCAATTAAAGCAGTAACAGTTGATGCTGATGCTACTGATGCAGAAAAACTTGATGTAGAAATCAAAAAATTAATGGCCTCAGGTTCAGTTGCTGAAATTGGCGCTGGTATGGCTACATCAATTGCAGAATTGCAAGAAGGTTTCAATGGTTCACAAAATAACCCTTGGAACGAAATGGGATTCCGTATTGACAAGCAATCGGTTGAAGTTAAATCTCGTCAATTGAAAGCACAATACTCAATTGAACTTGCGCAAGATTTAAAAGCTGTACATGGTATGGATGCTGATGCTGAATTAGCAGGTATTCTTGCAACAGAAATTATGCTTGAAATCAACCGTGAAATTGTTGATTGGATCAACTTCTCAGCTCAAATCGGTAAAACTGGCTTCACACAAACTCCTGGTTCTAAAACTGGTGTATTTGACTTCCAAGATCCGATCGATGTAAAAGGTGCACGTTGGGCTGGTGAAGCGTATAAAGCGCTTTTAATCCAAATCGATAAAGAAGCTTCAGAAATTGCTCGTCAAACTGGACGTGGTATCGGTAACTTCATCATCGCATCTCGTAACGTAGTTATGGCACTTGCACAAGTTGATGAACGTGTCAGCCCTGCTGCTCAAGGTCTTGCTTCTGGTATGAACTACGACACTACTAAAGCAACATTTGCTGGTGTACTTGGTGGTCGTTACAAAGTGTATATCGATCAATATGCACGTGAAGATTATTTCACAGTTGGTTTCAAAGGTTCAAGCGAACTTGATGCTGGTATTTACTACAGCCCATACGTTCCATTGACTCCATTACGTGGTTCAGATCCTAAGAATTTCCAACCGGTGATGGGCTTCAAAACTCGTTATGCAGTTGGTATCAACCCATTCGCAGATACAGTTGCACAAGCTCCAGCTGGTAACAAGCGTATTAGCAATGGTATGCCAACCATCGAAAATTCAGCTGGTAAAAACGGCTACTTCCGTAAAGTCTATGTTAAGGGAATCTAATTCCTTTCCATTCTTTGAAAAAGTAAAGGGACTCATTTGAGTCCCTTTTTTGTTTTGTATAATATGTTACCACAGTCCCATATTCGCCGTAAACCATTTGCATAGCAATTTTCAGATTCAGATAATTCTTCATCAAATATTTCTAACTTGTCTTTAAGGACATGCTTCATGTAACCTGAACGGTGTTTGAGTTCTCCATCAACAATATAAAAATATCCAGGCTTTGTTACCCCGACTTTCTCCATTCCCATTTGTTCATATACATTTCCGAAACTCCAACGTCGATTTGCATATGAAATCAAATTCATTCCTTTAAGAAGTTTTGATGCACCGCCAACTACACAGGTATATTTTTTAGAACATAGTCTCAATAGTTCCATGTCATATCCTTTATTAAATCGTGGCTTGCCAAACGTTGCAACTTGAACAAGTTCGCCGTTATAGAACAGTCCTTTAGCTGATGATGCGCCACATTTGCCTTGTAGATGGTTCTCTTCACAAAATTCATGCGCTATTGAAACAGAGATATCTCTAACGACACATTTTCGAGCATAGATTGATTTTGACTTGCCCAATTTGTGTGAAATGACTGATTTCCAAATTTCACGTTTGATTGGATTTCGCCATTCATTTTCAAAAATGTGCAATAAGTGGATACCTTGCTTTTCACATTCTTCGGTTTTTGAAATGTGAGAGTTTCTAATGTGTTTATCGTCATCAGAATCTCCTGAACTATGCCAGAAAATGCCATTGTACTCTATTGCGAGCTTATGCGAAGGAATATACAGATCTAATTCTCTTGGAGGTATTATGTCTCTTCTATTAATATCCACTGTAGCGCCTAGGCTTGTTATAAATTCATATAGTTCATCTTCTGCAATGGATCTACTTTTGGTACGAACACCATGATCAAGAGAAATCCTATACATGAATGTATAATGACACCCAATAATTTTAACCAATTCATCAAACCCATGTTTCTCATACATTTTAGTGAATTGGGCTTTATCATATACCCAATCTGGTATATGATCTCTGCTTGGTTTTCTCGCCTTTATGGATTCAATGCCTTCTTTGGTGGTCCCGACATCACCATAACGTTCTCTGCGAGTATCCCAAACCTTTTGATGATAGTCATTTCGTCCTTTGAGAGCAGAAGAGATTTTCTTTGTCCTTGCCTCAATATCGGTGTTGCTTACTTTCTTTTGCTTGACTTCAGGATCGTTAGCCGAACATTTTCTACTACAATACAATGAACCAATGGGTGCTGGATTAGAGCATACTTTACATTTAGGCAGTTCTGTTAGCCCTAGCATTGCTAGTTTCATAACCGTGTTATCATCAAGACTGGGGTCGTACGCTGAACGATCAAACTTATCTGGATTATTCTGCACTAATTTCCGCCAGTTTGGGTTTAGTTTGCCCTTTGCATTCTTAAAAAAATCTATGTCTATCATCATAATCCACACAATAGTAGTGTATAGGTATAATTATATATCATCGGATATAAATAGTAAATATACGCGTATAAAAGGAACCAATTTATGAATCAAAAACATATTGATAAACTTATGATTGAATCTGTTCAATCTGCTGATAACTCAATTGACAAGCCAGCGTTATTAGGACTAACACGAGCTACAACAAATTTAGTCTACCATGACTTAGTTGCAACTCAATACACTGATAAGCCTATCGCCGCTCTATTTGGTGTAAAGTACCTTAACCCAAATAAAGAATTAACATTCGTTACCGGTGCAACCTATGGCGGTGCTTACGGAGAAAAAGAACGAGCATCGATGGTAGAAGCAACTGTTGGCATGACTCCATTAAAAGGCAGCGAATTTAAACATAATAATATTGTATACAAAGTACTAGTTGACGATCCATTTGCAGGCATTACTGAAACAGAATTAGATGACATTATCGCAGAAGCAATCATTCTATCAACGATTAGACTCGCATCTGAAGCGGCAGAAACATCAAAATTTGAAGCAGAAGATTCATCAATTTCTGATTCTCGGTTTGAGATCAATCGTTGGCAGGCCGATGTCAAGTCTCGTAAGTTAAAAACTGAATTGACAGTTGAGCTTGCACAAGATTTAGAAGCCGCAGGTTTTGATACTGCCGAGTTGTTAGAAGATCTATTAGCTACACAAATGGCAGAAGAAATTAACAAAGACATCATGCAGTCGTTGATTACTGTTTCACGTAGATTTAAAATTGATGGAGCGGAAAAAGCTATCTTAGATTTATCCGCAGTAGGAAGTTCAGTTGATCAAGCTCGTAATTTATACCGCTATGTATGTGAAATGAATGCAAATATTCAAAAAACTACTGCATATAGCGCTACATTTGTACTTGCTTCTGCTCGTGTTGCAGCTCTATTGTGTTCGTCTGGCTGGGTTAAAGCAAATGCAGATGAAACACCTGATGCATCAATGGGTGTCCTTAAAAATGGACTTGCATTATATTCAGATAACAACAGCCCAGTGGATTACATTATTGTCGGCGTAAAATCATCATTTGGTGAACAAGAAAATGTTGGGTCGTTATTTTATGCTCCATATGTTGAAGGACGTCCCGAAGGCTCTGATCCAACTGACCATGTTGGTGCATACAAGGTCATTAATGATCCGAATAGTTTGCAACCAAAAATCATGTTACTTATTCGATATGCCTTATCTGTGAACCCTTATACAGTCGGACTCACTGATGCACAGGCAAAAGTTGTTGATTCTACAAATTTAGATAACTTCGCAGGTCAAAGTGATATGTCAGTTATCCTTGGTGTTAAATTGCCAAAATTAAAGTAACATTTCTTACTGAGATAAATTACACATACAAAAAGGAGCCAAATGGCTCCTTTTTGTTTTAATATATGATTCCAGTATCTAATGCAGAACGATGAACAATACGTCCGTGTCTAGATTCTTGTACATCGACTTCAGGAAAATCCACAAGCATCTTAGCCAATGTCAACAAATGATAATAATAAGGATTATCTTCCGGTGGTTGTTTCCAATCGCCGCCGGCCTTTGTAATCCTTTCAATTTCATCCATTACCCACCAACCAGCCCAAATATATGCAGAATTACGTTGTGGAAGAGGATGAACATGTTGTTGCTTGTCTTCAGGGATAATGATTTCTTTTTCTAAAACATTAACCGTTGTACTTTTCTTAACAGTGAATGGCAAATAATTTGCATGTGTTGCAGTTAATGTACATTCATGGTTAACTGTACCAACGCTTGAAGCTGTTACATTAATTTTTGCTGTTGCCTCTCCAGTATTCCAAGCGTAAGCATAAGTAACACCAGCTGGACCGCCTGAGGCAATAGCATCAACAGAATAAACATCACCAACTTTAACATCAGAACTATCCGCCAACACGTTAAAATTGACACCAGTCATTGCAGTTTTATTAACCGTAATTGTCAACTCATTTGAATCGATAATCTTATCTGTATAATCACTTGCTTTGACCGTAATCTTACATGTAAGTTTTATTGTTCCTGGTGCAGTTGGAGTCTTAGTTGTAGTTGCTGTAGTAGAACCATCAGACCAAAGATATGTAATTGTTGCGCCAGCTGGTTGACCTGCAACAGTTGCTGTTGCGGTATAAGATTCACCAAAATTAATAGTAGGTTTCGATGTAGCAATAGAACCGGTAGTAGTCTGGGTAATTTTAGTTACAGTTAAGTTCGTTGTTGCCGTTTTAACATCATCAGCTTCGCCTTCGACTTTAGTTGTTGATGTAACTTTAATTACATTTGTGCCTACCTTTGTAGTTACATAGTCTAACGTATTAGATGTTGAAGTTTGAGCAACTCCATCGACTTCCCATTTATATTCAACAGTCGAACCTTCTGGCGCACCAGTAACAGTTGCAGTAAACTTTTGAGTTTTCCCTTTTTCGACAGAAGGGTTAACTGGGGATATTTGTAATGTTGTTGCCATTAGTTGTCCTTAGCTTAAAGTCACAAAACTTGAATTTCGTGTTTCACGAATACGGACGGAGCCGTCACGATTGATGTAATAAATTAAACTTTTCAGTACATCTAATCCATGGTAATGCGGGAAAGCATTTGGGTTAGATTTCCAGTCAGGATTTTGTGTGATCCAATCATAGATCCACCATGGTAGTGTGTAATATCCCGGCGCAGGACCAATGAGTTCAAATGCAGGTTTAAAATTATCCGGCAAAACTGATTTTGGCGATTCAATATCTTGTGGCACAATTTCCGCTGAAAGCTTAATTTCTTGTACAGGTGTTATAGGTTTAATAACAACATCGGCTACAACTTTTTCACCAAGCTCACCAGTTTCAGTTCGAACATCGATAATTTTAAAATCTTCAACCACAGGTGAATCAATTAACAATTTTTGTGCTTGTTCTTTGACTTCATCAAAAACTAGTTTGCCATCTGAGCTATCAGCCGCAGTGATCAAGTCATTGATTGTCAAGCCTTCATTTTCTTCAGGCAGTGGCTCATTAGCCAATTCAGCGAGTCCGGCTTTAATATCGGCTACAATTGAATCAAACGATTTTGTCTTTTTAATTCTGATGCCAAACGTTGCCGCATATTCTGCTAACTTCTCTTTAGCAAGACGCTTGTCTTCAACTGAAATTTGCTCTAACTCTTTTATATAATCATGATCTAACATGTATTTCTCCAATATGGGATTAATTTATTTTATTTATACTTGCGTATAAATATCTTTATACTAAAGCTTAGGTAAAGAATCATGAGTGACATCAACGTAATGTTTTACGATTATAGCCACATCAAGATCAGTACCCAGCAGTCGATATTCAGAGAACTAAGAGATTACTTCTCATTTTATGTGGATGGATATCAGTTTTCGCCTAAATATGTTTATGGTACTTGGGATGGAAGATTAAAGATGCTTGGAACTGATGGCTTGCTACCATTTGGCCTTTTAGGTCAAGTAGTAAAATTTGCGCAGAATAATATGCTATCAATTGCTATCCATCCAGATGTTTCAGCTAAAACTGAAATGACACGTGACGCCTTCAATGATTGGATTAGTTCTAAGACGTATTATTCTGGCTCAGAAGAAATCTTCCCATATTGGTATCAACTCAATGCAGTATATGAAGCCATTGTTAACAAGCGCAGAATTTTGAATTTGCCTACATCAGCTGGTAAATCGTTAATTCAAGCCTTATTGTCAAAATATGTCATAGAAACATCAGATCGTTCAGTTTTAATTTTAGTGCCAACAACTTCTCTTGTAACTCAGATGAAAGATGATTTTGTTGATTATCGATTGTTTGAAGAAGATGAGATTGCAGAAGTTCGTTCAGGCAAGCGCCAAAAGCATGAACGAATTGTTATTTCTACATGGCAATCAGCTATCAAAAAGCCAAAGGAATGGTTCAATCAATTCAATATGTTATTATGTGATGAAATGCATTTAGCCATTGGCAAATCTATTTCAGAAATCATTAACAAATTAAACTACTGTGAATTCAAAATAGGCTTGTCTGGATCACTACGTGATGGCAAAGCCAATTTAATGCAGTATATTGGATTGTTTGGTGAAATCTATAGCCCAGTTAGCACAAAGGACTTGATGAATGCAGGTCAAGTGTCTCAGTTAAAAATCAATGCACTGTTCTTGAAATACCCTGAAACAGTATCAGATTCTGTAGCAAAATTTGATTATGCATCTGAAATAAAATTCATCACAAAATTACAAAAACGCACAGACTGGATATCAAATTTATCACTCAAGCTTGCTAATCGCGATGAAAATGTCTTTGTGATGTTTAAGAATATTGAACACGGCAAAGCAATATATGATTCAATCAAAGCTACAGGTTATGAAAAAGTATTTTATGTTTCAGGAGAAGTTAGCTCTGATCAACGGACATATTTGAAGAAAATGGCCGAAGAAGATTCAGGAATAATTATTATTGCGTCATATGGAGTGTTCTCTACTGGTATTTCAGTCAAGAATCTGCATCATGTGGTTTTAGCACATCCTGTAAAGTCGAAAGTTATAGTTCTGCAAACAATTGGGCGAGTACTCCGTAAACATCAATCTAAATCAATTGCTATGATATGGGATCTAATAGATGACATGTCTATAACAGTCGAGAAAAACGGAACTAAACAAAGAAAGAATGTTAATTATGCACTTAAACATGCTATTGAACGCATTGAACGGTATGCTGCAGAGCAATTTGATTACATAATGAAAGACATTCATTTCTTGCCAGGGACCAAATAGGTCCCTTTGTGCTATCAATAATTTTCGTCACAGTCTTCACACATTTTGCGATCAGCTATTTCATTGTAGACACGAATTTCAACTCGACGCCAATGATCACACTCTTCACAACAAAACACACGAGTTTCTAAGTTGTCAATAAAGATGACTGAATGCTTTAGGTTCGGGTCTAAATTCATTTCAATCAAATTTTTCTCTAGCGCATTACCCCAAGTTTCTTCTAAACCGTCTAGGCGTTCTGCTAGCCCATCCATTTGGATATCGTCGGGTTGCTCAAATTTCATAAGGCTTACTCCAAAATGTTAAAAATCTATTGCGCATTTCATCATCGCATAAGTTGAAAATAATCAAACAAATCGAATCATGGTCTCCTTCATCAAAGAACTTGACTAGGTCCGTCATAGATTTTTTAGATCCATCAGAAAATGCTAAACATTTTCCATCTTTATTGCGCAGTATTATTTCTTGGCACCAGTTATGCACCTCAAGTTTAAATATTTTGCCATTAGCGTTTATTGTTACAATAGATGTAGGTAAAGTAACCATTATTTGTACTCCTTTTCATCAACATAGAATTCTAACTCTTTGGTGACACCATCTACAGTGACTATGCCACGTTCAAAGTCAAAATCCTTAACAAGTAAACGTGTTTTCCACGGATCAATTCCCCAACCCCATGGAAATTTACGATATGGGCAAACATAGTGGACGTTTGTCAATGTAACGTTATCACCCATTGTAGCAAACTCTAATCCAGGCGCACCAATGAATTGGACTACCCAGCGTTCAGATAAGTTGCGTACTGTTGGCTCGTCGCATGTTAGTGTAACTTGTTCTGGACGAAAAGATGATACTTTAGCCATAATATTTTTTACTCATAATTATTAAGATAGAAGCATTATATACCACAAAAGGACCATAGTAAATAGTCCTTTGTAGATTATTTTAGCTTTTTATCAGTGTACTTGCAACAAGGTACAAAATGAGAAATATAAACTCCTTGTTCATGACATGGACATCCACATTTTTTAATAATCTCATTCTGCTGTGCTGTTAGCACAGGTTTACCATTTTTAAGAATTTTGTTTAGTACTTTTACTAATTTCATAACAATAACTCTGTTTCTAATAGCATGTCATCATTAGATTCAAGTACTGGCATGTCTTGAATGTGCTGCAAGCAGTGTCCAGGATGGACAGGTCCTTGATCAGTCTCAACTACCAATGCTTCATCAATCGGCATCTTACATACCGAACATATACGTGTTTCCATTATTATTCTCCAAATGTGTATAGATGTATTTATAGATCTTTGAACAGCTGATATATCAGATACATCTAAACCATCAGTCCCCTATCTTCTCCGACTGAATAGATATAATTAGAGCGGTGAACCGGTAGAACCATTATACCATCAAAATTTTATAAAGCAAATGTGTGCTTATACATAAGGCGTTCAACAGATCAAATTTTGATCATCACTGATGTCTAGCGCCACTAAGTTGTAGCTTTAGTTGTTCAAGTGTATCTGGGTTATCTAAGATGCTAAACATAACAGTTACAATAATAGCATTATTATCATATTGTGCTTGCACTGTCACGCCTAGCCTAACAATTCTTGGCTCATATGCACGAATAGCTGATGTTATGCTTTTTTCTACTGTACTAACTGTAAGTGGAGACATGTTTTCAAATAAAGCATCGCCAATTTCACAGCCGAATTCTGGGTCAAATGGGCGAGAGCCTTTAGGTGTTGTAATAATTCCTAAAAGAGAATTTTTAACTGCACGTGCGCCAACAGATGCAGCTACATCCTTATTCCATGCACGTGCCATTTCAGGTGATATGTCTGTATACATATCATTAATATTTTGCATTATAGCACCTCAACAAATTCTTTAAAGCCTTTTATAATATGTACATGAGACTTGCCACACTTAGGACATTTGATTGGCACAACCAGCACAGGTTGTGGAGCTAATAAAAATGATTTGATATAATTAATATCATCTTCAGTTATTGCATTGTATAGATCTTCTAATTCAAGCTCATTTAAATCTTCTACAAAAATCCGTTCATCACCTACATAAATCGATTCTATTGATTTTGCAATCATTAATGGCACATTGTCATCATCCCAGAGTTCAGGCCATCTAAATGCCACTTTAAACTTTTTGAATGGATACAATGTCTCGAGATTACTATTGCCGTAATCTATCTGTGCTTTAGAGACATCTAACTCTACATCATGTACATGCCCGCATTCACATGTATATTCTTGAGTGACCTTTCCAAAATGTTCGCTATTTGCGATTAAATTGATTAGAACTAATTCGGCATCATGTTTTGGTAAATTCATGAGCCCGGTACACTTCTCAATGATTGACGAGTATACCTTCTTCATATTATCGGAGATTGTCGAATCTTTAGAAATTATAAGGCTTGTATAATCCCTCAATGAATATGATTTACATTCTACAACGCTAGAGCCTAACTTAACATTGAATTTCTTTTCAAACATAATTTAGTAGCCTACTAAAAGTTTTATTAAGAGTATTTATAAATATTTTTAATAAAAGGAGGCTTATATGGCTAATATTATAAGATGTAGACTTCCTGACGGTATTCATCGCTTTAAGCCGTTTACAGTAGCTGACTATAGAGATTTCTTACTTATCAGAAATGATATGATTTCTAAAACTGATTCAGAGCAAGAAGAACTTGTTAGTGAATTGGCAGCAGATTATTTTAATGAATACCCTAAGTCATGGCAACAATATTTGTTCTTAAACGTTTTCACTGGATCTGTAGGTAAAACAAAGGTACCAATTGTGTTTCAATGCCCTACTTGTGGCAAATCTCAAAAGCGTTTGTTTAATATTGCTCAGGATGGTTTAGTTGCTCCAAAAATACAACTAAATGATGAAACAGAATTGTCGTTCAAATTTCCTGATGAGATTTACACTGATTCTGCACTATTGGTCCTAGACAACATTGAAAGTGTATCACACAAAGGGGCTGAATACCTTTGGCAAGATTTAGATAAAGAAACACAAGACAATATAATCGAGATGCTGGACTTTGAGAAGTTTGAGATGCTTGTTAAAAAATTAAAGCCTATTCATTTTGAAATGAATATAAGCTGTTGTGAAAAGCATACAATTGTATTTGAAGACTTGGCATCTATTTTCAAATTGTTAATTAATCCAGACGAAGTATTTCCATTTTATGAAATTAACAACATTCTAATTAAAAATAACTATGATTGGAATTCTATCATGGCGATGCTTCCAGCTGAACGCAGTATAGCACTGTCAATGATAGAAAGGGATAGCAAAAGATGACACAACAAAGACCAGGGTATCCTAACGTCAGTATCAAGCTATATGAAGATTATGACGCATGGAAAGAAAATAGATTTATTGAACTTGCAGCAACATTTACTACACTTACTCTTCGTGATAGCTTGTATGGCACAAATGAAGGCATTCTTCAATTTTATGATTCGAAAAATTTACACGCTAAATTAAATGGCGAACAAATAATTCAAATATCGCTTTCAAATGCAAATTCTAAAGATGTAATTACACGCATCTATGGATGTAATGACACATCAGTTTCAGTTGATGAAAAGGGCGATAATATTCTTGCATTCAACCTCCGTCCTTTACACACAGTAGAAAATGTTAAATTCAGCCGTGCATTCTTTGCTAATGCAACAGAATCTATCGAAACTATGATAAAGTCAATCTACAACAATAAAGCACAGCTTGCGCCTAAAGTTAAAGGATTGAATGTTTATGTTCCTCGTGTAGCATGGGTAAACACAATCGAAGATTATTTTGAATATGTTAGAGAAGTTGGCTTATCTGTTGAATCAGAAACACATGCATTTGTTTGGGAAGATTTTACCGGCATCAATATTTCTGATTACAAATTCATGATTGATCAGAAACCAAGAGTAATGGTAGTTGGTGATCCCGCACAAATTGGTTCATATATCTCCAATATGAAAGAGCAATTGGCATATGACTTTACTTGGCTCGCTAAAACAAATCGAAATGTACGAAACCCACTAGAGAATGTGACGGTGTATAGCCATTCATTCAATGACAAAGAAATTCAAAGAATTTCGATAGGCGAAGGCACTAACTCTGTTGTCGTATCTAGATCTGGCGGCTATTCTGAAATGACATATCGCAATGGATATGAAGAAGCATTTAGATTGCTTACTATGGCTCAATATGATGGTTATGCCACATGTAAAGTTATTGGTGACTTTACGCTGACACCATTGCAGAAAGTGATTTTTGGTGACAAAAAGGGACAATTCAAAACTGAATTTTATATTGATGAAGTAATTCATGTCATCACAAACAATTCATCTGAAACTCATTTATACTTGTTCACAAATGGTAAAGATCTTGTGCCAGTAAACATCGAAAAAATTAAAAATGAGATTGAGACCATTACGCCTCCATCAGATACAGTTCAACCTGAAGCATCAGCTGACAGGAAAGGTGCACAATGGGATCTCGATAAGTTATCAGAAGTAGTTTTGAAGAATGCACAAGGAAGAAAATCTACAGGTGAATGTGCATTGTATGTTCGTAAAGCGTTACAAGCAGCGCAATTACAAAGTTTCTTCGCTGGTGGACTAGGTAATGCAAATGAAATGCCATCACGGCTAACACAGATGGGATGGATCGCAGTAGGTCAAAACGTTAAAAATGTCAAGAAAGGCGACATTGCAGTGTTCCAACGAACTAATACACGCCTTGGACAGAAATATGGTCATATTTGTATTTTTACCGGATCACAGTGGGTATCAGACTTTATCCAATCTAGTGTACAACCTAACAGAAATGATAATTTAACCTATACAGTATATAGAGCCCGTTATGGGTATAGTGCAGGAGCATAAAATGGGAAATGTAAAATTAGAATTAGAGCCAAAATCTAAAGTGATTGAAATTAATGGCAAAACTATCAAAGTCCCAAAACTTGGACTTAAACATAGACTATTGATGAAAGAAGGTATTAGCCATGAAGATGCAATGAAGGTGCTCCTAAACTATATTCAACCTAATTTATCATTAGCTGAAAGAGATTTATTGACACTTCACTTATTGGAGTATAATGGTAGAATTCGTTCGCAAGTTAAAGCTGGTGAATTCCTGTATGACATAAACAATGCATACATATGTCAACAATTAAAATTTAATTATGAAGATTATGAATTTAAATTCAGATCTCCGACAATGGAACTTATGAAAGGTCCATTAGACATTCTTTTGAAAGAGTGTTGTGTAAGTGTCAAGAAATCAGGTGAAAAAATTCCTGTACCGGATTTCATGGATATGCCGGCATTTGTCTACAGATGGGCAGATATGATAACAAATACTGTTGCCATTGATGGTCCATTTGGGCAAATCAGAGGCTTGTATAAAGTAGTGGAGTTATTCAGTGAATAATACATTTTCATCATCTAAACCTGCATCTGAGCAAACTACACTTAGACGCCCTCCAAAGCCAATAGCCGAAGAAGCTCCAGCAAATGATGAAGTTTTTGATGCAGGCCCAGAAGGAGCAAAAGAAGAAACATTAAGTAGTATTGATACTAATACGCAGGAACAAGTTGGCATACAACGACAACAACTTGGTGCAGCAAATCTTTCGCTAGGCATACAAGACCTTCAAAATCAAAAGCTAGAAGAAATATCTGCTTCTACCTCTGAAATCTCGTCTAAACTTAGTGCGCTAAGCGATAAACTAAAGCAAAAGTATGAAGCCGCTGCACCAGTAAGTGAAGCACCTATTCAAAATGCTGATTCAACATCAGAGATTCTTGCCAATAAACTTAATGCTAAAGATTCTTCTGTGCAGGCGCCTGAGCCGGTAAAAATAGTTCCCGATGAGAAGAAGCCATCTGAAGATTTATTATCTAAGCCTTCAGAGGTTAAAGGTGCCCCAGACAATACAGCATCAATGATAGTTGGTGCTGTAAAGGGAGTCCAAGGTGCTATAACTGCTGGATTCAAAAAGACCACTAGCATCGCAGATAAAATTTCTGGGATGTTGCTAAAGTATACAGTTACCCAAGCTGTTCAAGCAGCTAAACTCGCTTTAGCCGTATTTGCTATTATTTTTGCAATTGACATGTTGAAAATTGCATGGCAGGTTTGGGGCGACAAAATCATGGCAAAGTTTGAAGAATGGAGCCAAACGTTCGGAAAATGGTGGGACAATTTTAAACAATGGTCATCATATTTCTCTGACATGAAAAATTCATTCGAAGGCATGAAAGGCGACTTAATGGGCATCCGAAATGCATGGGAATCTGGTGATTGGCCGGCACTTGCATCTGCAATAGGAACTGCATTTATAGATGGCATCAAAACACTTAGTGGTATGTTAGATCGTGTAATTACAAAACTTGTTGCTACGCTATTAGACAAATTAGGCTTTAGCAAAGCAGCCAAGGCAATAGAAGCTGAAGGTCTTCAAAACTATCAAAACATGACCAACAATAGATTGTCCCCAGAAAATCAAAGGAAACTTGCAGAAGAGCAAATTAGGCGCGAAGAGAAAGATGGGCTTACTCCTACTCAACGAGGCAAAACATCATTCTTACCAGATTCATGGCGTAAGAATCTTGGCTTAATTTCTGCTGATGAATATAATCAAATCCAAGCAGAGAAAAAGGACCAAAATGCAAGAAGAGGCTTAAGTCACGAAGATAATGTTAAAGCAGTAGCTGCTACAAATGAAGCACGTGAAGCTATAGCTCGCTTCAAAAATATTGCGGATAATGTTAATCCTAATAACCCTGCACAAGTCGCAGAAGCAGATAAATACAAAAAGGAAGCACAACAATACATCAATAGTCCTGGCCTGGCATTGGTTCCAACAGTAAAAGCTGAATTACAGAATCAATTAGATAGCTATAAGCCTAAGAACAATGTAAAGGCATCTGTTCAGCCGGACAAATCAACACCATCTAAAGATACACAATTAGTGCAAAATATTAAAGTTGCAGAAGCAAATAAAGTTTCTAGATCTGCTGCACAAGCTTCAACAACTGCAAATATTAATACTAATATTGTTAAAACTAATAAGAGTTATAACGTGCAAAGTCCTATAACTGGAACTCGTGCGCCAGGTGTATTTAAGGCTACTTCAGTTAATTAAGGAATTAAAATGAATTTTAAAGAACTAGACGATGATTTCTTAGCAAAGGCTGGCTCAATTATATCTGCTGGCCAGAGCCAAAAATCCAAAGAAACGCAAGTAAAAACCTTGACCGCTCAGTATCCTGCTGAGCGTGCTTCAGGATACGATAGTACTGGAGATTCAAGAGAATTTGACCAACTCTATCAAAATGGCTTGCTTTTTACTGCATATGAATATTCATCTAGAACAACACCTAACTTACGTGATATGCGTACTACTATGCAAAAATCATACAAGTTATTAAATGCTATAGATAAAATCACGTCAGCAGTCAAAAGTGTCAAAGGCGGTTTAACATCAGCACAAAAAGATATGACAAAAAAGCCAGTTGCCAATATATTGCTGCCTAGATCAAAGAGCGATTCAGATGTAACAAGTCATAAGTTTAATGACGTAGGTGAATCATTATTAACTCGTGGCAACAACACCATTACGGGTGTCCTAAGTAATATGGCATCTACTGCAGTGTTTGGCGCAATAGAATCTGTGACACAGGGTGTTATGGCTGACCATGGCGAACAAATTTATAACACTGCTCGTTCCATGTACGCTGGCGCTGATAATAGAACTAAAATTTATACATGGGAATTTACACCAAGAACACCAGATGATTTAAATCAAATCTTAAAAATTTATGAGATTTTCAATTTCTTTTCATATGGTGTCACTGGTAACTCACAATTTGCCAAAGATGTTAAAAAGCACATCGATGATTGGTATAAAAATACTATCATTAATAAAGTAAATGAAGAAGTTGGCGCAAAAACTCAGAAAACATTTATGGAATCTGTCACATCATTTTTGTCAAATGTCATTACAGTTTCTAACCCTACTGTATGGTTCATCCAGAACTTTGGCACACAATCAAAATATGACGGGTTGGCTGACATTTTTGGGCCTGCTCAAATTCAAAGTATTCGTTTCGATAAAGCGCCTGATGGAAATTTTAACGGTCTTGCAATTGCTCCAAATATGCCATCAACATTTGTTCTTGAAGTAACATTTAGAGAAATTTTGACGCAAAATAGAGCATCTATTTATGGAGAAGATGTACTATGAAGAATACTGCTATTGCGTTAACATTAGATGAATTTAATAGCCAAATCGCTAATAAAGATTTTCAACGCACAAATATGTTCTCTATGCATTTTGCGACTAGACCTTCTTCAAAATCACAAGAATACATTGGGCAACTATCACGCAAAATTGATGATAGCATTGCTTCAACATTAGATGCCTTAGGAGTAACTAATGAAAATATCCAAAATGCAATTTCAACTATAGTTACAATTGGAACTCAAAAAGTAGTTAGAAAGGCTGGTGTAACAAAGGTCTTGATGGGTGCAATGACAAATAGGGTAGTGCAATCATTACTCGGTGAACTCAAAGTCGGCACCTATCTTTTAGAATATTTTGATTTAGCCTTTCCAACATCAGGATTGTTAGTACAATCATGTAAAATTCCGGATAACCATCTTAACTATGAGATGGACCGACAACATAATGCACCTAGTGTAAAAATTACGGGACGAGATTATGAGCCTCTTGTAATTACATTTAGAATGGATGCCGAATCAGCTAATTATCGTGCAATGATGGATTGGGTAAATGCAGTAGAAGATCCTATTACTGGGCTCCGAGGCTTGCCTATTGATGTTGAGGCAGACATTCAAATCAATTTGCATGGACGTAATGGTTATCCACACACCGCATATATATTCTCTGGATGTATCCCTATGGTAGTCGGTGGTCCGCAGTTGTCATATGAAGACAATAACCAAATTACCACATTTGACGTTACATATGCATATCGTTCGGTCCAAGTAGGTGCAGTAGGATTAAATGAGGCAAAAGAGTGGATGGAAAATTCTGCTATTGGCATAGGAAAAGGCCAATTTGACCCTACTATGAATTTTACTTCAAGATTGTCATAAATAAAATCATTAGGAGAATACTTATGTTAGAAACATTAACAGAAGCACAATTAAATGAAGTGCTTGAAACTGAAGGCAATAATTACGATGTGGTAGATTTGATGCCTAAAGCCAAAACACCGCAAATGTTTTTGCTAAAAGGTGATGGCATTGACAATTTAGTTGTTCGTTTAATGGCACAAAAGGAAGGCGGTGATACACTACGCAATCTTATGCCTAATGATAAAAATGTTGTAGTGTTTATCATGACACTAAATGATAAAGGTAACTTAGCTGAACTTAAAGGCGGTCTTGGCGCTAATCCACTTAAAGCACTTACTACAATTTTTGATACTGTTTATAGCGCAATCAAGCCATCTGTGGTAGAAACTGTTATGTTCAGATTCCCTGCAAAGAAAATGGCAGGACAAGAACGCGGTATACGACGTGTATTGGAACGCCTTATTCAGGTACGTGGTAAAAATCGTTTTGTAGTTCTATCTGAAATGGCAAGCTTCTCTGCCAAATATTCATACGTAGTTGCACATAAACGAAATTTAGAATTGACCGACATCCCTGGTGCATCAATTGACACTGAGCGTTATAAGAAAGTTGATACTAAGGTCGGTGAAGTGTATATTGACAATGAAACAGGTAAAGACGTATCAAAGGCAGAAGCTATTGCACAGGCCGTTTCTACTGCAGTTAGTAAATTAACTACACAATCAGTTATCGCAAAGTCTAAAATCAGCCGCCGTGAAGCAATGGCAGCGATGTATTCATCAAGTGAATTTAGTGGCAAACCTGATGCACGCCGCCAAAAATACGATGATAGCCATGCAGTTGTGCCGGCAACAGGCAATAAAACTCTCATTCAACAAAACATTAACAATATTGATCTAAAGAGTATTGGTCAAACGCTGATAGAGTACGAGCATGCAACATGGGAAGATGAAACAAAATCAAGAATTGCTATTACTCCAATAAGAAATATTGTTGTTCCGATGATCAATGATGTATTCGGTCACCGATCTACGAGCAAAGAAGGCAAAGCAATGGCTTCTAATATTATTAGAGGCATTGGCACCATCATTGCTGATGCTAACCCTAAAGATTTGCAGTCAATGATGGTAAAAATTTCAGAATTCATCTCGACTACAAGTTTTGGTGAACTTGACAAAACTGGGAGAATTAACTTCGCTAGAGGTATAATTTTTGGATTGTTAAATGGACCAATTGGTGGCAGAATACGTATTGCATACGAAGATGATGAGGCTGAACATAAGATTCGTCGTCAATACACTGAAGATCAGGTTGAGGCCATTAAAGCGTATACAGGTTCAGATTTTTCTGACATTAATGGATTCCTTATTGGGCACTATGGTACATACCCAGGCCTAGAAGAAACTATTGCACATTTAGATGAAGCATTCAAAAATGGGACCACTCTAGAACGCGGAACAATATTATACCGCGGTCAAAGTGTTAAGTATGGTCAAATGAAATCAATTATGGATACAAAAATGATGTATTTTAGAAATTTTGTATCTACATCGTTATATCCAGTGATTTATGGTGGATTCGCAAATGCAGTTGCAAATATTGAACCTACTGCACAAGATCAAACCCATTTCACATCTGTAGATTTATCAAAATCTACATCATATACAAGTGATGCACATGATGCGATGAATGCTGGTACAATCGAAGATTCCAATTATAGCGTATCAGTAGCTATGGTGATCAAAGGAGCTGATAAAATCAACGTTATCGTTCCTGGCAATATGTCTTCATATCCAAATGAATGCGAAGTAATTTTACCTCGTGGCACAATACTTAAAATTAATAAAGTTGTTGGAGAATCATTTGACTTCGGAGACTCTAATAACTCTATGCTAATGGAAACAACAGTAGTCGGTCCTGATCAGATCGATGAAAATACAGAAATGTATGATGGTGACCTATTTTTAAGTGAAGGGCGATTAGAAGTCATAAAACCGAGTATTGGCGCATTTTATAATAATGAAGTTATAAATGAAGCCGTTATCCCTAATAATGATGATGCAACATCCATATTATTATCATTGATTGATTTTACTGGTATGCCGCAAAAGTTCATTGATTAAACCGCAAAAAGGAGCCATTTGGCTCCTTTTGTGTTATAACGTGTGTGCTATTCGATTGACTTCAATACCATTAACGTTTTCATATGTTATTAGACCGTCTATAAACTTATCACGTTTAAATGTGCTGTCAAAATTAATCAGCGTCGTAGATGTAGATATTGCTACATCTTGTCCTATGCATATTTTGCTATGTATTTCTAAAAGAACTTGGTACATGTTTATACCTCGATCACGTTTAATGCTTCAGGGAACATGTCTTCAAGAGTATTAGTTTCATCTTTATCTCGTCGAAGACATTCGATTACTGGCAAGAACAATGATACATATTCAGTACGACCTTCGGCAGCAATCCACCCATTACACTTGATAGATACTACAGTACCAATAAGATCATCTTGTTCTAACCAAAGTTTACTACGATTTAATTCGTCTAATTGATCATATGGGATAGGAATCCATTCACCTTTAACTTTGACTGCATTTGTATCGGTGAATCCAGAACCACATTTAACGCGAATTAAATTATCATCAGATCGCAAGAATACCGCACCAAGTTTAGTTGGGTCTTTGCTATGTTCCTGAACTGATACTACACGAAGATCAATGATAATTTCTTCTTTAAATTTGACCTGATTTTTAGAACGTTTGTTTTCCCAAAGTGCAAAAGTATTTTTAAGAATGATGCCTTCGAGTCCTTGCTCAACATATTTTTTATAGATCGCTTTAGCTTCATCCAGGTTGTGTACAAGTGTAGATTCAATAAGAAGAACACGATTTGAATGTTTTAGAATTGAAGTTAAATCAGCAAAACGTTCAGTGTACTTTTTACTAGTTTGTCCATCATAAACCACGTTTAATGGAACTAAATCCCAGACTTGGAAACTTAATGTTTCAGCTTCTTGTTTAGAAATAGTACCTTTAAGAGATTTATTTGCAAGCCCATTTGATTCGGAACGAAGTACAACATTTTTCTGGTCGACTTTAAAATCCTCATCAACTTCTTGTGCATCACCAAATAAGTCTTCAAGGTCAACTTTATTTTTGACTGGACGACTAACTGCAACTAATTCACCATCAACCATTACAGGGCCATGTTCTTGGCGATACGAACGAGTTGCTGCAATTAATTCTCGAGCAATATTATCTAAACCTTTATATTCATTACCTGCACGACTTAAGAATTTTACATCTTCAATGTTATCACCACGAATTTCAGCGAAGCATCGAGCACCATCAGCTTTAAGTTGGGCAATTGCAGGAAATTTAATGAAACTTAAAGCCTTTTCACTCATCGATGATGCCAACATTTGTGGTTGTGATGGAATTAAACCTTTCCATACTTTATTAGCAATTGTTGCTGATGCACCACATTCAAGGTCACGTTTAATAATACGACAAACAACTTCAGAATCTTCAGGTTGGAGTGCTGAAAGTTTTTGTGATAATGCGCCAATCGCAGTATTGCCAGTAAGTACACGAGTCGCTAGATCACGTTCTAAAAATTCTAAAACTGAATCTAATTCAACGTCTACCAATTTGCGAGAATTGTCATAGTCTGGAATTTTTTTGATGCCATATTGCAAACGAGGATGATATGCCATACGATACACATTTTTAAGTGTTTCATTATCGGCATTTGCCTTTAAGATTGCAAGTTTTTCGTTTGTTGAATCTGTCGATTCAATTGCTTTTAAAATATCTAAAATCATAGGATACTCCAGTTTATAGAGACTATTATATCACACTTCATCAGAAATTAAAACTGAATTTGGCAAAATATGTGCTAAATAGTGTAAACGAACTTCATTTAGATCCTTAGCAACAAAATGCGGTACATTTACTACTGGGCGAGGTCCACGTTGAATATAATAACGCGGGATATCAGGGAGTACACGTGCGGCAGATTCAATATTTGATCCTAAATCGTCAATAAACATTACAATATTTTGGTGTTTCTGTCTTACTCGCTCTAGTACTTTGTCTTTACTTTCACCGAAATCACATACAAAAATGTCTTTGAATGCGCCAGGAAATAATGCATTAAGGTTGAATAATCTATTCATTACAGTTTCTTTGTCTGTACCTAAAGCAGTAACTGCTACAAAATCCCAGTGTTCTTTCATCATATTGATCATTTCAAGCGCATCGTCATATGGTGCAAGATATTTAATAAAGTTTGATTTATTATATTCTTCAACAAATGTTTTTGCAATAGAAGGATCACAGCCAAATAATTGTGATGGCGACATGAATTCTTCAGTTAAAATACATTCAAGAGCTTTTTCTGTTGGGATCGCATGTTTTGCCATGAAGTAAGGTAGCCCAGATTGCCATTTAACACATACGCCATCAACATCAATTAATACCACTGGGCGTTTAGATTCATTATGATTAAAATTCATTTCATTTGCCTGAATAAGTAAGTTCTAGATAAGGAGTGTATTCATCACGAATCCTGTTCAGAATTCCGATAAATTCTGCTTCGGTAAGAATAGTATCAAATGGATCTGATTTCCCAATTGAATGTTTTAAAGTTTTGCCAATAGTTTTGTACAAAGCTTCTTGGTAGTTTACATTTTGCGCAAAACAATGCATGTATGCTTTGTACAATAGTTCTTGATAAAATTCCGAGTGTCTATCAAATGGTTTACCTTGCCAATATAATGTTTGATTCTTAATTGGGCAATCACGTCCTGCTTTCTTCGCAGGAATTCCATGCATTGCAAAGATTTCTTTTTGGCGTTCAGGATTGCTCTCTCGTAATCCCTGCAAGAACCCTTCAGTTGAACCAAAGAACATATCATCCATTATAAAAGGATTTTGTGTTAAGTTGCTGAGTTGTCCTGCCGGACCAGGCAATCTAAAGTATATATCTACAATATCCATAACAATCTCATGTTATTTTGATAGATTAATTATACCACATATCGAGGAGGATGTAAACACCACAAAGGGCACAATGTGCCCTTTATTTTATTTTATTTTATTTGACCTTTTTCTTTACAGCTTCTAATGCATCTAATACCCCATCCGTAACAATGTTTAATAATGCCTTTACTTCAGGTGTTTTTGATTCTGCGTCAAGAGCATAAATTGCTTTGGAGAATGCGATGTATGCATATTCTACATCTCGTTTTAGAGATCTGATATTAGACGCTTCGGTTAATTCGAATTTAGATTCTTCAGCAATCTGTTTAAATGATTTCATTTTATTTTCCTATAAGTTTTGAACTTTGTAATGGTATGTGAATTGAGTTCCAGAGATTTCTGTATACTTCAACCGATTCTATATGGTATTCATTAACATCGGATTCGGTATGAGAGTATTGAAATATTCTTTCGTTGTTTTGTAAAATGCAGCTGCCTTTAAGCTCGGTGCCATCATATTTTAATACAGTCGATCCTATTTCTCGCCCAGCATTTAACTCAACAAATTTATAATCTTTAGAGCCTAATTCTCTTGGAGTGTATAATTCATGAGGATATCCAGCATCCCGAGCGTCTTCAAATAGTGCACGAAAAGTTATCATTTTAAAGTTACCACTAAACGACGAACTTCTTTGTTTGCACGTGAGCATAAGGGCTTAGCGTATTTAATCGAATCAATTTGATTGATAGATTCTAATAAGCGTTTTTGTGCAGGGTTGAGATGATTGAACCGATCTAAAATGGCTTTTGCTGCACCTAAGATGTCAAGCTCTGTGCCATAATTTTCATGTCCTTTATTCCAGGCTTCTCGTTGAATCATCAATATTTTTCTGATGTCCATGTTTTTCTCGTTTATTAATAATGTTAACAATATTTATAAACGTGAATGGCATGCTTAGCATGCCATTTTTAATGAATTAAAGATTTTTATATACGCAAGCAATATTACTAAAGTGTGTAGTTATATACTTGTCATCGCGATCTTTAGCTTCGCAAATACCTGCAACAACATCAGGATGAGGTACATTTAATTTTTCGCCTAATGGAAATGGCGTCTTGTCACCAATTTCAAATAATCCAAATGGAACCGTTGGCCCAATTGCAAAGATTTCACACATATTAGGAATTTCGCTTTCTTGCTTTGGAGGCAAAATAATACCTGATGCAGTTTTTTGTGCTGCACCTGCAGATTTAGCGACAGCTTTAAGAATTACATTACTTCCGAGTGCTACGATTTGTCCAGCCATTAGATTGTTTCCTCTTCAAGATTAATTTGAGCATGTTTTAATAACGTATTGATATTTATACCATCGATGTCAATCAAGTTGTCCAATTTGAATGAGCGCCATCCAGAGGATGTTTTATCGAATACTGAAATTGCTTCAACACTCGTACGGGATGCAGGTTTGTACCCGTAGCATTCAGAACCTAATTCTTCCGTAAGAACTGCAGAATCTAGTGTACCTTGCAATACTCGAATATCGCCATTGACCTTTTGAAAAACGATTTCATGTGTACCAGAACGAAGCAATGTTGATAAGTAAGAATGAAGTTTTGTATAACCATGTTTAGTTAAATTTAAACTCATTGTTCAACTCCATAGTTAGTAATATTTGACCAATCGAGATTTTTTAACGATTGTTTGTTGATTTGAAATACATTGATTCCTGCCGCTTCGAGAATTTTTTCCCAGCCTGGCAAGTTTCGATCATATGTCTCTGAGTAGACCAATTGTTTAATGCCACTATTGGCAATAGCTTTTGCGCAATCTGGACACGGGCTAAGAGTGACGTACATTGTAGCACCGTCAATCGACGTTCCATTTTTTGCTGCATATAATATTGCATTAAGTTCTGCATGAATTTCATTAACTTTGGACCATTCTGAGTGAGCGTTCCGACATTCGGCTTTGAGAAGTACTTTGTTGATGTGTGGAGGTTTCGGATTGTATTGGTTAGTTGTCCATCCTTCTTGTTCGGCATGATCACAGCAATTTACTCCTCCGGCTGGTGAACCGTTATATCCAGTTGAAATAATACGCCCATTTTTGGCAATAACTGCGCCAACCTTCCAAGACATACATTTTGATTCTTGTGAAACTAAATATGCGATTTGCATAAACGTAGATGATTTCATTTCATTACCTCATAGAATAAGGCTATTATATTTCAAATAGCCTTATAGCTTCATCCAATACACAAATAACGAGAATTACGTGTTTCGACTAATGTGAATTCACTGTCAATAGATGAAACTGATTTAACTATTGATGTACGAATCATGTCGCCATCAACAAAGCGTTCATGTTTATCAAAGAAGATTCGACCACCAAACGAGAAGCCAGGCACAACCAAGATTAAGCCAGTGCAGTCATGCTCTTTAATGAATTTTTCAGCACGCCCATCGGCTTTAAGTAAATCGATCATTTCATCGACACTTGATTTAGAAGGCACTTGGTTTAAGGTAGCATCAATTGCTTTTAATTTTTGATAAAGGTTCATTGAACTTCCTCACAATGGTGAACATAATATTGGCCAGCAGTAGCTCTAATAAATTTTTTGATAGCTTCAGTAGATGAAGATGCATAGATCAAATCATTAGGTGGATTGTTTAATTTTCTATCATGAGTGTACCAAATTAGATATTTCTTAATATAACCAAAATGAAGTAAAGCATCTCGATTATATTCGCCAAATGTGCCTTCCATTAGTTTATCTGCAGTAACCCATTCCACTAAACCTGTTTCAGATTCAGCTAAAGGCTGATAAGGTTTCATGCTTGATGGAATTGCATGAAATGTGCTAACTTCAAATTCACCATCAATTGCAATGTATGGATCACTTAAATCAAGAACTGTGGGCCAGATGCCGGTCTCTTCAAGGCATTCACGTTTAGCACCTTCAACAATTGTTTCGCCTAAATTGACTTTACCGCCTGGCAAACCAAAATCAGTTAGGTCATCTTTGCGACTTACTGCAAGGAATTTTCCATTATTTTCAATAAGTACACATGCTGCATAACGCATATCAAAACTCTCCGAAGTTAACTTGACAACAATTGACACCAATTCGTCGCCATAACTCACAGACTCTGTCGCGATCGTCAAAGGCACATTCAACGTTATAGTTGTCCGCAATATGTGTCCAGAAGATTTCTTCTTTAGTGACATCATCTTTACGTCGATCATCATGAGCTCGCATATATAAATTGTCCCATGGGATAGCATTATACGACAGCCAATCCGCAGTCATGTTATAGTACTTTAGATTATCATCTTTAGTACCAGAGTTACGTCCGGATACACACAAAATTTTGTACCCATTTTGCTTGTACATTTTAAGAATATTGACCACGAATTCTACTGGAGTATCTTTATCGAGTTTCCAGTATGCAAATGCATCACGATGATCATTATTAGCTAATGTGCCGTCAAGATCAAAAATGACCGCCTTTGGTAATTCAGGATTTGGCACATATTGGCGGTGCTTTCCTAAGTACTTTTGCATTCGTAAATACATGTCACGAAGAACCGGCTTAGGAACGGCTTTGTTGCCACGTGTCAAATTACGTTTTTCAAGTTCTACCCATGGCACATCAAATGGCATTTCTTCATATATGATATTATTACCAAGATGCTCTTGTTCTTTTACCAAGAAATCATAAATCGTTTTACGAGTAGCCTCATTCAAATTTGTATCGGCGATAATGATACGATCCGTCTGTTCGTCATTAACTGCAAGACGTAATGTATGAAGCAAGGAGCGTGTTACTAATGATTCATTTTCACGTGAATATTTGTATTTACCACCAAACAACATTGCACGCATATCATCACGATTCAACACAATAGTTTTGTTGCCTTTGCGTGATTTTTCGACCTGTTCTAACGCCCAAGTAGATTTGCCAGAGCCAGGTGCTCCTACTGTAAGAATTACTTTCTTATCCATCATTTGCTCCATTCAATACATAAAAGGCCACGAGAAAGGTATGCAGAATACCCAAGTGCTTGAAGTTGTCGTGTAACTTCATTTTGAACATCGAGAGGAGTGTTTTGTGATGTTTCAGGAATGTTTTTTGATGCACAAACAATCACATTGTAATTGCAAACAGATTCACCCCGTTGAGCACGAAATTCTATACACTTATCGATATTTTCCATGGTTAACGCAGCAAGCTTTTTGAGTTCTGCTTCTTTAGCCACCAGTGCAGCATTTGTTACAGCTTTGCGTTCTTTGGCGGTAATCATTTTGATTTCCTCATTTGATGATGTGATAATTATATCACAAACTATTGCTCATGTAAAACTTTCTTGCTAAATTAATTGATGTTACCATGACACTTTGATCTGGCGATATTCTTCATCTATTTGGATTTCATAACCATCCATAGCAAACTTTTTGAGGAAATATGAACGGCGTTTTGCAGATAGTTCACGCTGTTTATCTGTGAGTTCGGTTAGACTTTCAACCGTTTCAAAAACATACTCTGGTAAAGCAGATTCCTTTATGATTGAATAGCTCTTACCGTTATAAGCATCGGTGTAAATACACTCTTTAATCAACTCGTAGTAATCATGATTCACAATAGAGTATAAATTAACTGGGTCCCAATACGAGTCACGAAGAGCTCGAATTTCAGCAATTTTCATTATTTAGTTCTCATACAGTTGTATTTTGCTTTTGATACAAACCGAACAGTATTTTCTTCTTTAAACTGTTCACCTGCAACCTGACACATCTGAATAGATTTAAATCCTTCGATTCGTGTGACTACCTTGTCATCAGTGAACCAGCCGAATGTGGTCAATACTAAAACTAATGTGTACATATTAGTTACCTGCAAGTAATTCGATTAATTGAGCGGCTTCTTCAAGATCAAGATTGCTAAATAGTGCATGGCGCGGTGAAGTTGACTGGCGAGCTTCTCGTTCAGCGAGTTGAACAATTTCGTCAAACGTTAAATCTTTATGTGTTACTCCCAGGCGAATTTTAGGAGTTGCTCCACAAATAATATAGAACTTTGACCCGTTTAAATGAACATTGGGCTGTGTTTCATTGATGAACACATGTGCATTCTTAAGGCGGTCTTCAAAGAAGCGTTTAGTTTCACGAATGTTATCATTCAGCATTAATGAATCATGGAATTTTTTACGTTCCTTTTTATCGGCTAGAGCTTGACGTTTCAGGACCTCTTTACGCAAGTCTGAAAAATAACCAACTCGTTTGCCATTTTTCAGCACACTGCACCAGTCTTTGTCATCTCCAAACATTTCAACTAAAACTTCTGGCGTTAATGTGTGTACTGTATGTTTCATAATATTCTCCTCATATGCGTTATTTGATATGACTATTATACCAATAGCCATATCAAATGTAAACTACTTTATCCAAAAATTTATTGCAATTTTCTCAAAGCCGTTAAACTTCAAATTTTTGCATTGGCGTATGATTGGCAACGGATTTTTAATACGATTGAGTTCATTTGAAACTCTATAAAATTCCATTGTCTTGCAAAAGACCTCATATTTGAGCTTTCTGATAAGTGCACGTTGCCTATTTACTCGCTTCATATAAAAGATTAATACAACAACAAGTAGTATTACTAGGCCAAGCATATTAATTACCTGAGAACTCTGGGACTTTGAATCGATCACAGTTCTTTAAAAACACCTTATTGATCTCTTTAACCAGATCATCTTGTGACATGTTACCACCAAATTGTTGCATAGAGATTCCAAATAATTCAGGCTTAGCAAGTGATTGGAAATATGCTTGAGATGTGATTGCATAGGTTTTACGATCTGAGCCTGCATGAATTTTATTAAATGAATTAAGTTCCTGCAATGACTCGCGTAAGTAATCAAAGAAGATTTTCTCATATGTCTCTATTTTATTTCGAGAGTAATCGTCTTCAAATAATGATTTCAAATCATCTGAACCGCCATCGACAATTACTGCAAATAAGTCTTTATCATTATTGATGGTATCCTTTACACGATGTAGATTAGAGTACCAAGCAGTCTTGAGCTTGAATGTCAATCCATCTTCCATCACGAATACATAACCTTCAATGTCTTCTGATGCACGAATCTCTTCTACCATCGCTGAACGATCGACTGTATCTGATAAAGGAAAGCTTTCAACGACATAACGACGAAGAACTGGATCACGAATCAATTCACTGTATGGCACATATTCGCCGGTTTCATTATTTCGTACATTGAGTAAGATGAGTGCACGTTCAGGATATGCAATAACAATACGGTTGCCAGGTGAAACATACTCAAAGTTGCAAGTGAAGCCTTCATTTGCTAGTTCAAGACAACGATTATGTAAATCAACATGGTCAATGTTAGATAATAACATTTGAGCTTCAATTGCTTGTGTAGAGAAAATCGATGTCTTAGATTTAGTACGTAAATATCCTTTGTCAACATATGTAGAGATTAATGAACCATCAGCTTTGACCATGCCGTATGCAATTTTGTTTAAATCTAAGTTCTGAGTAAATGGTGTTTCATCTAAATTAAAGAACTTCTGCATTGGTCGTGCCATAATACAGACTGGTTTGTCGCCATCCATTTCGAACATTATACCACGACACTCTAAAGCATCATCTTGTAACCAATCAGTGTATGACGCATAATTGTATGAAAAAATACGGACTTGAGTACCCATATTAGTAGTAAAATCTTTGTAAAAAAATTTTGAGAAATCATTTGGGTCTACTAACGCCATAAGATTTTCGAAAAGTTGTTCCATGGTAATCTCCTAATTTATAGAACTCATTATAAACAACAATTGTTATAGCACATTCTGTTGTAAGTGGCAAGCCACGTTTCTGTTTTCTTTAGACAAAAAGAAAGGAGCATATCAGCTCCTCGAAATCCATCAGCATCATCAGTCAGACTGGTCCGGTCCCCGGACCAGATAACCAACGTTAATAACAAATAACGTTGTTATTTATAACTTTTTTTCGATTGACTTCCAAATCGAATCTCAAATATCAATAACTTATAAAGGTTCGGTTACAAAAATATCTAAAAAATTGTAACCGAATTTTAATAATTATTTACGTTTTGGCAAATACTTATCACGGAATTGAGCAATAACACTATCATCAACATCATTGTCAATTTGAGAGATTAAGTATGAACTTAATTCTGCTTCTTGTTTAGCAACTTGAACTGAAGAAGCTTTTAAGTATTTGTTGATCCATGGAAGTGGGTGCCGTTTAGGGCGTTCAATTGGACAAGTTAAACCAACATTATTCATTGATGGTACTAATTGATAATCAATGAAGTCCCAAACTAATTCAACGGTTAAGCCATCCGGGCACCCATTACGATAAACATATTGAGCCCAAGCACGTTCTTGTGCACGAACTTCCATAAATAATTCTTCAGCTTCTTCTTTGCATTCAAGCGCAATTTCACGCCATTCTGTACCATCGATGCCTTTATTCATTTGTTGAAGAATATATCGTGTACCTTGATGGTGCAAGTTTTCATCTCGTGCAATGAACTGCATGATTTTCATGTTACCTTCCATGATTTTCATATTTTCAAAGAAGTTCCAAGTTGAGATGAATGAAACATAGAAACGAATAGCTTCTAAAGCATTAATTGCATGTAAACACATATACAATGCTTTTTTAACTTCACGTAATTGTTCTTTGGTTTCGACACCACGAATTTTATCAGCTTGATACAAAATAATCAATTCGTGAAGTTTGTCATATCGTTCACAAATAGCAGTAGCACGAGCCATAATTTCTTTATTTGCAACAACGCCGTCAAAGATTTTAGAAGGATCAGAGTACAAATTACGAATAATATGAGTATATGAACGTGAGTGAATTGTTTCAGAGAACGTCCATGTCATGATCCATGTTTCAAGAGCGACATCAGAACAGATAGATGCAAGAACAATGGCAGGTGCTCTTCCTTGAACCGAGTCCATAAGGATTTGATAACCCAAATTATTTGTGAAAATTTCTTGCAGGTAACCTCTGCCGGACTCCCAGAGTTTATCAAATTGCGCTTTGTCAGTGGTTAGATTTACCTCTTCAGGACGCCAAAATTGAGCGAGTTGTTTTGTCGTTAGTTCTTCGAACTTTTCATGTTTAACTTCTTCGTATCGTGCTACGCCAGTGTCTTCGCCAAAGAACATCGGCTGAATCATATGATTTGCTAATTGGTTAAAAACAGTATTGCTCATTTAAAATTCCTTGAATATGTGGACCTCTTACGAGGTCCAGGTTAATATTTTATCACAAATTAGAGTTTGCATGCATCACAATCGGCTTGAGATGCATCGTCAGCACCTGAACCATCATCAGTGTTGTGATAGTACATATTCTTGTTACCGTAGTAGAAACAGAATAACATATCGTCCATCATTTGTGACATAGGAACTTTAGCATTTTTATAACTATTAGGTGCATAATAAGTATTGATAGAAATAGCTTGGTCAGTCCATTTCTGTTCAATAGCCATTTGAGTTAAATAGCCTTTGTTGCCATGAGTAGCAGCAGATTGCCATGCAAAGTCATAGAATAATTGATTAACTTCATAGTTAGGAACTACTTGGTTAAATGAACCATCTTTTGACTGTTTGTATGAGACAGGTTTTAATGGCTTCTCAACACCATTTGTTGAGTTAGATACTTGAGATGATGATTCACAAGGCATTTGAGCTGACAATGTAACGTTTCGCATGCCGAATTTTTTAAGATCAACTCGTAATGCTTCCCAGTCAAGAACATAAACCGGAGCTACTAGCTCATCAACATTTTTACAGTACCAATCAATAGGCAATTCACCTCGCCCGTATTTTGTTTTCCAAAGCTGCGGCGAAGGGCCTTTTTCTTTGGCTAACTCAATCGATGCTTTGATTAGAGCATATTGTAAGCGTTCAAACAATTCATGCGTAAGTTCATTGCCATCTTCATATGAAGCTGCATTTGAAGCTAACCATGCTGCGTAGTTTGTAACACCGATACCTAGTGAACGATATTCTTTTGCTTTAAGTGCATTTTTATGTGGATAGTCCTGATAGTCTAGCAAGTTATCAAGAGCACGTACCATTACCATGCCGATACGATTGATTTCATCTTGATTTTTCCAATCAAAATTGTCAAGTACCCATGCACTTAATGTACATAAAGCAATTTCACCAAGATCTTCTTCAACATTAAAAGCATATTCATTTTCAGTTGGTATGTAATCATCCGAAACACGTTTGAATAGATTTTCAACTGTAGGCAATACAACTCGGTTAGTGCCATAAGTTTCAATAAACTTAATGATGTCTCCTTTCGCTACTACCAAACGTTGCTCTTTATATGTTCCTAAAGCAACAGTATGTAGAGCAATTTCTGCACAAAGGTTTGACATCTTAACTGGAGCGATGCTACGAATCCACGGCCCAAAGTTGTTTATATTGTCTACATGTGAAGGATATAAACGAGCGGTGTTTGCACGTTCAGTCATGAATAAGCCCATGAACAATTCAGATGCTTTGATACGTTTTTTGCGAACCGATGGATCTTTTTCTAGATTTTCATAGAGTTCACGGAAAAGTTCTTCATCTCTGAAATATGCATCGTATAGTTTGCCATCTAATATATCTGGGCTAAATAATGTAACATAATCATTAAGCAAATAACGTTCAATCATCAAATTGTTGATTTGAATGCCATAGTCCATGTGGCGAATACGATTCTCTTCGATACCTTTGTTGTTCTTAAGAACCATAAGGTTTTCGCATTCTAAGTGCCAAATAGGCCAGTATGCGGTAGCAGACCCTTTACGAATACCGCCTTGAGAACATGAATGGACCGCTGCATTCTTGAGTTTCCAGAATGGTGTAACACCGGTATGTTTGACTTCGCCTGGTCCAATTTTAGAACCTTCAGCTCGAATTGCACCACCGCCAATACCAATGCCAGCACGTTTAGAAACATACTTAACAATGGCAGATGTACTTTCAGTAATTGACTCTAAGCTATCACCTGTTTCAATCAATACACATGAACTAAATTGGCGTGTAGGAGTACGAACACCTGCAAGGATAGGAGTCGGCAAACTAATTTGTTTAAGTGATGCGGCATCATAAAAATCTTTGATGTATTGCAAACGTACTGAAGGCTTTTCTTCTTGGTGCAAACACATTCCGATGAGCATATAAACAAATTGTGGAGTTTCATAGATTTTGCCAGATGAACGATCTTTTACAAGATACTTGTCTTTCATCTGCATTGTACCGGCATACGTGAAATTAAAGTCACGATCATGATCAATCATTGCATTTAATTGTTCATATTCAACTCGAGAATATTTTGACAATAATTCTTGATCATATACACCAGAATCAATTTTACTTACAACATGTTCATACAAGTGAGGTGGATCAAATTGCCCATAAACATCTTTGCGTAACCCAAACATTGCAAGATTAGAAGCAACATATTGATAATCAGATTCTTCAATTTGAATAGAATCTGCTGCAACTTTTACGATAGCCCGTTGGATTTCGGATGTAGTCATCCCGTCTTTAAAGAATGGTTGGCAGCGCTCGTATAATTCATACGGGTTGATTTGAGTACCTTCACATGACCATTCCAAAACTTGAATAATTTTGGCTTGATCGAATTCTTGTGCAATACCACTTGATTTGATAACTTTCACATTTTTTCCTTCGTAACTAATTAATTGAATTTTAAACTACTATTATAAATAGCAATATATTTAAATGGAGGTCCTAGTATGGAATCAGGTATCTATAAAATTGAAAATACTAAAACCGGCAAGTGTTATGTCGGCAGCGCTAAAAATTTTAAGTCAAGATGGGCAAGGCACTTCAAAGATTTAGAAAATGGATGCCATTCTAGCATAAAGCTACAACGATCATATAACAAACATGGTAGAGATGTATTTATCACATGCATACTTGAAGAGCTCCCATATTCAAAGGATATAATAATTGATAGAGAAAACTATTGGATGCAAAAACTCAATAGTAAAGAGAACGGATATAATATCGCCGATGCGGCATTTGGAGACACAATAACTCATCATCCAAATAGAGACGAGATAATTAAAAAGCGCACAAACACAATCAAAAATAACTGCTCAAAAATGACAGCAAAAGAAAGGTCTCTCAAATTTGGCCATTTCGGTGCAGATAATGGTATGTTTGGAAAAACACATACTCCTGAAACACGTAAAAAACTGTCTGAGCTAGCTTTAGGAAATTCATACGCAGTAGGCCACAAAGTTTCAGATGAAGGTCGAGAAAAACTATCTAAACTCGCCAAAGAGCGAACAGGTGAAAAGAATCCGTTCTTTGGCAAAACTCATTCTGAGGAAACTCGTAAAAAACTATCTAAAGCTTTACGTGGAAATATTCCTCCAAACACCATGAAATATTCTATTAACGGCATCGTGTATACAGGGCTCCGTGAAGCTGAAGAGCACACAAATATAAAACGAAGTACCATACGACACCGATGCCTAAGTTCAAAATTTCCAACGTACTTTATGCTGCCATTATCATCTTGACAGTTGAATGGTGTTTATAACCATTCAATTCAAAATCTGAAACAGAAGCAGTTTCAAAGTCTTTGAGAGTTTTGAGGTTTTCATTGATTGACAATGTAGGCAAAGCAAAATGCTCTCTTGTCAATTGTTCCTTTATTGGCTCTATGTGATTTTTATACACATGTGTGTCGCCAAACTGCCCAGTTAAGTATCTTGGTGTTTTATTAAGAATACGTCCAAGGATATGTAAAAGTGTAGCGTATGATGCAATATTGAATGGTAATCCAAGCCCGCAATCCACACTTCGTTGTTCCCAAATCATATCAATATAATCACCTGAAATATTGATTTGGAACCCAACATGACAAGGCGGCAAAATGGGTTTATCGATATCATATTCTTCAGTGTCAGATTTAACATCATGTTCCCAAATTAACTGTGGGTTCCATGCATAAACTAACAAACGACGAGAACCAGGATTTGTTTGGGCTTCTTTGATCATTTCAGCGAGCTGATCGACTTTAGGCAAGTTATGGTAATATGTGCCACCAAAATCTTGCTCAACATAAACACCATTTAGCCCATAACGTCGCCATTGGGTTCCATAAATGAGGCCACAATATCCATCTTTATACCCAAGTTGCTTGCCTTGAACATTGTAGTTGTCATCCCAAATAGTTTTCTTTTCAGTGTTGAATCGATTTTCTTCACCATGTGTCAATGCACGAAGATCATTGAGATTATCTGAACCGCGAATAAACCAAAGTAATTCTGCGATCATGGCTTTAAATGCAAGCTTTTTAGTTGTAACCGCTGGAAATCCTTTACGCATGTCAAATTTAATTTGTTCGCCAAACAAAGCTATAGTACCGACGCCTGTTCGTTCATTTGTAACTTCTTCGCCTTCATCAAGGACTTTTTGCAATAAATCGTGATATGCCTTCATATGATCTCCTTCCTAATATGTCAATTATATACTAGAACGCTTATAAGCATTCTAGCAGGTCTAAACCATTTATAAGTGATGTTTGATTGATCACTGCTTGATCCATCGTAGACATATTAGTTACAATATACCACGGTGTTGTAGATTTGTATGGATGCTTGCCGACCTTGTGTGAGATTTTAATTTGATCTCCTCGTCGAACATCTTCGAAAAATTTAGCTTTGGTTTTACGCTTAATTTTAACTACCGTAATAGTTTTGCTTAATTCAAAATCCATGGCGTTAACTCATTGTTAATTAATACATTTTCGGTAATTGAAGTTGTTTCATCGATTCGATACCAATGGCGTTCTACTTGTTCACCATAATACCAAATATCGTTGATGAATTCTTCATCCAGAGTTTGTGTTACTTCTGTACCTTGCATACGATCATATGAAATATCTGTATGAATAATTCGTGAAGCATATGGGATAGCCTGTTTAAGCAATGCAACTCCACCAATCACCGAGTAATGTTGCTCGCTATTTTTCCAGAGCTCTAATTCTTCCTCTAGATTGTCAGGTGACACATAATAGTCGGCCAATGATCCATTTTTGCATTTAGGCAAAGGGCGTGCGTTATCGCTAACAACAATGTGCTTACGATCTGGCAGTGGAGCACGTAATGATTGGAATGTCTTTGCTCCCATGACTAACGTAGTGCCTAGTGTTCGTGCTTTAAAATTTTTAAAGTCTTGAGTAATGCGTGGCCATGGCATCCCATCATGAGAACCAAATTCATTTCGAGCGTGAGCAAATACTAATTGAATCATTTTTACATATCCACTAAAGTGATGTATCCACGTTTCTCTTCGATATGAGAAAAGAAACACCATACCAAATCGCTAATAGGACAATCTTCGATATGGTAATACTCATTAGTTGCCATATCGACAATAGCTATAGCGTCAGCTTTGCCAAAGTTCTCTTCAACTTCTACAATTTTGAATTTTGCGCCTGGCTTAAAAATTGGCATGCGTTCACAGATTTCTGGGTTGCCTTTAATTTTAGTCCAGGCTTCAGTGACTTCGTAAATATTTCCGACTTCAATCATTAGAGGAACTTCCGAGATAAGTGTACATGGCATGGAGTCAAATTCGATCCGCGTTTCTTTATGATGACTTTAGCATACTTTTCACTAAATTCACATGTGGTGTATTCACAAGAATATTTCTTATTAAAATTATGTCCTTTAATTTTTGGGAACATTTTAATACTCCATAGGACCTTCAATGACTTAGGCACTAACTTCAATAAAATAAATTTGCGAATTACGCCATGATTAAGTGCTAATTGGAATTCTTCAAACCATTTAACACAGTCATTGTACAATTCATCTTTAAACGATGGAAGTACCGTAGGGCGCATTGACGTGATTGCATCATTAATAGCTTTTTCGTGTTCGTTCATGATAATTCCTTCATATTCAAGTTGATAAAACTATTATAACATGTTTGAAGTTCTTTGTAAACTAAATTGTCAAAATCTTTTAATAAATTTTCGACCTTAAATTTTGCTACAACTTGTATGATGTGCAAGGGCTGTTTAGAACGCCGAAGCATCAACTCGTGATTTGACACTCTACTAAACGCCCACAAATCATTTAATGATCTATCATATGCTACAATGTCATATACTACTAGATAATCATATCTCCCTGGAGCAAACTTGGAATTATTAAACATGCCGTCTGCAACACGTTTTAAGAAATCTAAATTGTCCGTGAACCATTTGAAGTTTCCACGCCACGCCAAAGGGAATTCCTCCGAAACCGCGTCAAATTCTTCCTTACACATCAGCCTATACAAGCGCATCAAAGCCTCCAAAATACTCTGAAGATAATTTTAAAATTCGTACCCAAGTGTCTCGTGGATCATGGTATTCATCTAAATGATCGGTTATCAATCTAGTAGCTTGGCGAAAATCTTCATAAGCATATGATTTTTCTGGACTAAATGATGACATCTCTAAAACTACCCAAAGGATTCGCAGTAAATCTTCCGGGCGATGCCATTTGATAAAGTATGTATTATCATCTGACATATTCAATACAACAGATTGGTTGTCACGATCAAACCCAATAGCTACATCATACACACTCATCAAAAATATAGCTTTAGTTAAAATCATATGAGATTCAACTTTATAAAAGTTGCTATTAGAGTCTAGACGCTGTACAAACCAAAATAAGCCCTCCCACTGATTATCATTATTGAGGTACGATAAATCTACATTAAAATCACGGACAATTAATTCATTATTACGTAGGACGTCTCTGAGAACTTTTAGACCTGTTATTTGAATAAACATAGTTTTCTCGCTTTTGAGTATAGATCCTATTATATACAAAAACCTTTGATGCGTAAATAGCGTGCAACAAAAAAGAGAGCCGAAGCTCTCTTAATTTATTTGTTTGAATTAAAGGCCGTTTAAAAGATCATTTAATTCTGGATCTTCTGCTTTTACTTCAGACTGAACTGGTTCAGGAGCAGCCTGTGAAGTTGTATCGGTTGCAGCATATTGAGCCATTTGTTTTTCAAAATCGGCAAGTTCATTTGCTACTGCATCAGCATTTTTAGAAGCTTCAGCGGCTGCACCACCAAGAGCTGCTGTACCCATTACACGATTGAATGATTCTAAGTTCTTTTCAAAACTGTTGAATTTATCTTTTGCAATGATTGAATCAATATCGAACATGTCTTCAATCAATTTTGCTTGATAAGCTTCATCATCAATGTTAGGAATTGGCGATTGTTTTTGGAACTTACAGTCATCATAGTTACTGAAGCCTGATACTTTCTTCACTTTCATAATGAAGTTAGCACCATCGTAAGGACAAGTAACATCAACTGGAATTTCGCCAATATCGGTATCGACTTCAACCATAGAATTGATTTTATCCATGATTTTTTGACCGAAACGATATTTGAATACTTTACCTTCATTTTCTGGGTGGGCTGGGTCTTTAATAACTAAGATATTAGACCAGAAAGAAGATTTACGTTTAAGTTTACCGTACAACGCATTGTCAGTGTTGTACAAATCATTTTCACTGATGTATTTACATACTGGACATTCATCGAATTTGCCATGTGTAGAAGTACAATTTTCGATGTACCATTTTGAACCGATTTTGAAGCCATGATTAATCAATTTGACAAATGGCATAGATTCAGGAGTTTTACCAGGCAAGAAACGAATTACTGCAGAACCATTGCCGGCGGTGTCGAGAGTTAATTTCCATTCACGACCATCTGCTTCATTAAAACTAGAACCACCTTTAAGTTCTTGTAATTGAGCAGCTAATTGAGATGGGTCACGACGAGTAAACATTGCAGTTGACATATATTTTCCTTAAGATTAACAGTTGGTGATGTACCGTGTTTATTAAACTCTTATAAATTGTACACCTAAAATATAAGAGAGATTAACTTATATCAAATGATTTAAAGCAATTGATATAATTATTTATACTCAAAATTTTGCAGCCTTTATTGCTGATATAAACTTTGCCTTACATTCATCTGAAGACACAATGAAAATTTTTCTGTATGCTTTGAGGCGCACAGAATATGATGACCAGATGATGTTGTCATGTTTGTCATGTTCCTCAATTATATTGAGGAAGCTATCAAGCATAATAAAGGTTTCAAAAGAAATAATTCCACTTTGAAGGAGCTTAAAAATATATGAAGATTGGATAGATTCATTATAAACAAAAATATCATTAAGCGTCTTAACATTTACCTTTTGTGAAAAATAATAAATGTTCTTGACGTCATCTTCATAACGTGTCATAACTGTTCGCAATCGAGCAAGATACGTTTTGTAAAAATTGACTGCATCGGAATCACTGATTTCTCCAATCCAAGCATCTTGGTTAGCTACTAAGTTACTAATAAAGATCAGACACAATTCCTTCAAAGTGAATTTTTCAGACAATTTCTCAAAAAAGAACTTGTCTTTCCTCTTGGCGTATGATGCATCAGAAACTTTCATACGCCAAGAGGATTTAATTACACAACGTCTGCCATTAAAATGGTTTTTCAGCTGGAGGTACAAGTTATATACGCTCTTTGCATCAATGCGAATGTTATTGTTTGGAGGCAACAACAATTTAACCATATAAGAAATCTAATGTAGAGTACGTGTTTTGTTTAGCTATAGAAGGCTTTAACATGTTGTCTTCTAATGCCTCAGTCTTAAGGCGTTCAATAATAGTTTCAGGAATATACTTAGCAAACTGATTTTCAGGAATGCTTCGCTCTTCCATCCACCATGTTACTGCTTCAAGATATGTTAAACATTCAGTTCTAACAAGCTCTGCAATTTCATGAGCAGTAGTTTGTTTGTCATAGGCTGCGGCAGATTTCTGTTGAAGAACATCCACTAATTCATTATTTTCTAAAGACTGCATCGTACTTCTCTAATAATTCTTCGTTTTCTGATTCAAGTTTTTCGCGTTCATCTTTGTGGAAGATTCGAAGCATTTGATTAAAATCTTTACCAGATACGCCGAGTTCTTCACATGCCGTTTTACGAATTTCACGAATGGCTTCATTTGCACCTTCGATGATTGCTTTATGATCCGAACACTGTTTAATGCAGTGTTTTAACTGTTCGCCGTGAATAGCTGCATTAAATTCAACTTTCTCTTTAGCCATTTCAATTACCTCTTAAGTATTTGGTATGAGTATATTTTAATATAAGAAACATAAAGCATTAAACTTTATGTTTCATTTCCATTTCTTGGCGATGGCGACAGACATCAGGTGCTCTGCCATAAGGCGCATCTTTAAAATGCTGGTACATGTCTTCCATAATAGGAAAATCACGAGACATCCACTGGGTGTACTCATTAAAGTACGCACGATGTATCCACGCTCGTTTTAATTCATCTTCTAGGACCCACCAAGCAAAGCCATAGAATAATTTCTTAACAAATTTTTTCATGTTTATCTCAGAACCCGTTAAGGTCCTTTAGCAATTTTGTCAATTGATTTTTGACAAGATATGGATAGATTTTGCCGCGAGGAGCAGGTTTGTATTCTTTATAATGATTGATGATAGATCCACGAATATCGTCTCGAATATAATCAAAATCGATTAAAATACGATTACGTTTGAAACGATGGAATTGCAAATCTGCGATTTGCTTTGCCATTGCCATGGCATCAGTTCTATATTGTTCAAGAATTTCTCCATCTTCATCTTCAATTTGAACACCTTGGAGTTTGAGTAATTTGTGACATTCAGCCACACCTGTTTTTTTATTTTTAGCCTTTTTCATGATTTCTTCGGTTAAAGCTTCATAAACTTCATCATCTGATTTGCCGACTAATTTTGTAACAAATGCTGCAGTTGTAGATGGAGTGCGTTCGTCTTCTTCATAATTTAACCAGAAGTCGCCACGAACTTTGATAGATGCTACACAGTCTTTGCGATCGCCTTTGAGAACTTTTGTTAAACAATCTTCTTGTGGCGAGCCAGTTTTGACTTTAACAAATTTTTTCTGAATAGGAGAATATTGATCTACGTCTTCAAGTTTATGTAACTGTGTAAAGTCGCCATCTGATGAAATGATACGAACTTTATATCCTTGTTTTGATAAATAAGATGACAAGACTGCAATACAATCATCGGCCTCACAATGGCGAACATCAACTACAACCCAAGGCATGTTGTCTTTAAGTTCTTGAATTACAATACCAAGTGCATTGAAATAACCATCCCAGTCAAATGATTCTGCTTCCTTAGCTGCGTCACGTGCTATCGCACGGTTTCGTTTGTAATAATCTTCTTCTTGACGACGCCAATAGCCATAACGTGCATTATCAATAGCGATAATAACATGGTCATACCCATCAGATTTAAATTTCAATGCATTATGTTTAATTGTCGACAAAACTAACTGTCGAACAATTGGAACAGTGAACTTCATACCTGGTTCATATGTAACTGCCACAGTGGCTAAAGCGATTTGTGACAAATCGATAAGTAAAGCACCTGGCTTATCCTCACCGTAAAAATGGTCTAAACTCATACTACTATCCTTCTGATAAATCAAATACATCTAAAACATTCAAATTCAGTCTATTCCGACCAAAGAAATATAATTAGAGCGGTGAACCGGTAGAACCATTATATCATCAAAATTTTGAGTTGTAAATGTTGCTTTAATTCAAGTGTTTAATAAATATACATAGAATCCAGAGCTCAGCTTTTAATAAATATATGATAAGATAACAAAGGAAATCGCATGTCTGAAGTAAAAACAAGTTTCCGTGCGTCATACGGTCTAGACGCGGCTGGTGAGAAAGTAATTAATGTTGCAAAGGCTGACAAAACTGTCATGACCGATGGTGTCAACGTCGAATATCTCATTCAGGAAAATACGACCCAACAATATGACCCAGAGCGTGCCTATGAAAAAGGATTCATTATAGAATTTAATGATCGTCTCTGGATTGCAGAACAAGACATCCCTAAACCTGCAGGTAGCTTCAATGAAGGGTACTGGCGCCCAGTACGTACAGACCCAAAGTGGAAGCCTATCGATTCTGGTAAATATCAGTTACATGTTGGTGATTATATCTCTGTAGATACGCGTGCAGGTTTAGATGTAGAACTAACATTACCTACTAATCCTATACCACAGGAAGGCGATACAATTGTTGTAAAGGATGTCGGCGGGCAACCAGGTTACACATCGGTGTTAGTCTTTGCACCTGTGCAGTCAATTATTGACAAAGGCGTAAGTATTCCACAAAAACGAATGACTATTCCATTTTCTGAATGGACATTTGTATACACAAAGAGCCAATGGTCATTATATGATGGTGTTGAAGCTCCAGTAGCAAGAACTGTTACTACATCTGGTCCTACTCGAATCCAATCAGGTGATACGATTCTTAGAAGCTATGATAAAGTAGCTCCTATTGTATTGACTTTTCCTAAATTTGCCAACAATGGCGACATAATTCATTTTGTAGGCATGAATGAAAATACAGTGCCTTATTATCACTTAGAGCTTAATGCATTTGATAGCAATACAAGTATTGGTTCTCCGGGTAAGTCATCGCAAATTTTCTATCGTTCGCTAAGTGGGTATTTCATTTTTAATAGCTTGACTTCAACTTGGTATTTGTACGATTCAGATATGACAAATCGTCTTAGAACTGTTAGTACTGATACTGAGATTTTCCCGAATGAAACTGTAGCAGTAGTAGGCAAAGATAATACTACTACACAGACTATTAAATTGACATTGCCACAAAACGTGCAACCTGGCGACCAGGTAACAATTTCATTAAATTATATTAGAAAGGGACAAACTGTTAACATCGTGCCTAAAGGCACCGATATGATTTTAACAAATCAAAATCTAACACAGTTCCCTAAACGTTCAAGTTATCCACCTGCTGCCAATTGGGTTAACACTAATTTATTGTCATTTAACGGTTCAAATGACTACCCGCCAGTATTAACATTTGCATACATTGATATGGGGCCTATCAAACAATGGCTGATGGTAAGTTGTTTGCCTGTATTAGAGCGTGTTGATCCGACAACAGATGATACTCGTACTCGTTTAGGTGTTATTGCTTTAGCAAATCAATCTCAAGCAAACTTAGACAAAGAAAATATTTCGGTTACTGCAAATCCATTGGCAAGAGAAGTCGCTATCACGCCGGAAACTCTTGCCAATAGGACCGCTTTGGACAACCGTCGTGGAATCGCAAGAATCGCCAAACAAGAAGAAGTAAACTTAACTACAGATAATGCTGCATTAGCATATGATACTATCGTTACGCCTAAGACTCTTAATGACAAAAAGGCTACAGAAACGATGGTAGGTTTGGCAGAAATTGCTACTCAAGCCGAAACCAATAGCAACACTGACGATTCTCGTATCATCACTTCTAAGAAATTAGATGGACGACGCGCAACACCTGCTTTAGCCGGAGTCGCTAAACTTGTTGTTACAGGTGGCACTGCGCCTGTTAAAGGAGGCACAAATACCCGTGATACTGCTGGAACTGGCATTTATAATCATGCAGACTTTGAGAACATTGTTACACCTAAAACATTGAGAGAATATTATTCTACAGAAATGGCATTAGGTACAGTGTATCTTGCAAATTCTGCTGAAGTTATTTCTGGTGCAGCTACATTAGCTAAATATCCATTAGCAGTAACTCCTGAAACTTTGCACACTAAGACCGCTACCGATGGGCGTATAGGCTTTTCACAAGTGGCTAAACAAGCCGAAGTTGATGCCGGAACAGATTATTTTAAATTTGTTACACCAAAAACTTTAGCAGGAAGAATTGCACGAGAAGACTTAGCAGGTATCGCAAAATTAGCAACCCAAGGAGAATTTGACGCTGGTACAGCTGGATTAATTTCAGGCCCAGATAAAATTAAGGCATTTTTCTCTCGCGCTGAAAGAACTATTGTCAATAATGCTGAAGGTTTAACACAATCTGGTAGCATTTGGACTGGGTTAAAGTTGAATATTCTTGCACCATCTGAGACCCAACGTGGTACAGCAAGATATGCTACGCAAGATGAAACAGATAAAGGTATTGATGCCACTACAATTGTGACTCCTGCAAAATTACATGCTAAGAAAGCCACTACAGATGCAGAAGGTATTGTCAGAATGGCAAATACTGCTGAGACGGTAGCTGGTACTGCATATAATTTAGCAGTATCGCCTGGCAATCTAAAATATGTTGTACAATCAGAATTGACATGGGAGGCCACACCTGAACGTAGAGGTTTCATTAAACTTTCTACAGGTTCAACAACATGGCAAGGCAACACAGTTGATGGTAATGCAAATATCAATATTGAAACTCAATTCAACAAAAATGGTATGGCTGTTTCGCCATATGAGTTCAACCGTGTTTTGAGGAACTATTTACCTATTGGTGCTAAAGCAGTTGATTCTGATAAATTAGATGGATTGGATTCATCGCAGTTTATTCGTAGAGACATAGGCCAAATTGTTAATGGTGCATTAACGCTGACACAGCCTACAACTGCAACATACATTACTGCTTCTAATGATGTATCGGTCCAAGCTCTTTTATCTGCTAATCAGATTAACGTACGAAAATCTGGAACTCCTGATGATGCGTCTGTTACAAAGAACGCTGGTATAAATTTGTATGGCGCTCCACAAATTGCTACAGGGCGTCCGACCTATGGTATTCATTTTTCTAGTACCGGTGGCACAGACCCTAATGGGACACATGGCTATGGCACTGGGACTTGGGGTACATATTTTGCTCAAAGCATCGCTAGCGCAGCTGAACAACGCGCATGGTACTTCCAGCAAATTTTTAACGGTGCAGTTAAAAACGTTGGCTCTATCACAGCACAAGGCGATGTTTGGTTTGATGGCGTTATTAACAGTGATAAAACATTCAGACTTAAAAATAGCGTCATAGCTGAAAAGGATTCAGGCGGTAATCTAATTTTCGGTACGACTGATCAGCAAATGTATCTTCGTTCTAAAGCAGCAGATATAAAGGTTCAAGAAGTAGTTGGTGGAACTTCTTATCAAGTTATTACATCTAAAAACTTTGTTGATGAAGGTAACAAAACTTATGTGAGAAAGACCGGCGATTCAATGACTGGGCGCCTCAATATTTCTCAACCTATAACTGCTACTATCAACCAATCTGCTGCGACACCGAATGCAGTTCCAAATGCCAGCAATTTTGGTACATGGACAATCGATATCACTGATCCTGCAATTTATAATACTATGCGCCCATATGTTGTTGGAGTAAATGCAATCAATAAAGAGACAGGTGAAGTCTTGCCATGGTTTGATAAGTACGAGGAGTTTAATGGGCCTGGTACATTGTCACAATTTGGATCTTCTGCTAGTAATGGTTCTGGTACATACCAAATCTGGGCGCCACGTCCGCCAGCAGATAAAGCGAATTTACCTGGGCATATTGCTGGCACAATGTGGACAAGACAGTGGAATCCTATTACAAATAAATGGGATGGCTGGGGCAGAGTATTCACAAATAACCATCCACCATTGCCTACAGACATTGGCGCTATGAGCAATAATGGTTCAGTTTTTGATTCTATGAGAATTAGAGATTGGATTCAAGTAGGTAATTTGAGAATTTATGCAGACCCATCTACAAAAACCGTTCGTTTTGATTGGATTGAATAAGGAGATAATATGGCAACTGCTACCTTTATGGCAGCATTCAATAAAGGCGTCGTAGAAAGCGACGTCTTTTCTGAAACAGATTCTGTCACATATAAATTAGATGTTGCTGGTGCCACAAATTTTTCTGGAGCGCCATATCTAAAACGAAATGACATTAACATTGCAGGTACTGTTACTGATGGGCTAAATCTAAGGGGAGTCAATAATCCAACTGACACAGGTGAAGTAAAATCATTTGTTTTGACTTCATCCGATTCGTCAGCCAATAGCGCCTTTATTCAATATATGAATACAGTAACGCACAAACTTATTGTTATTTTCTCTGGTAAAAATTTGCGTTCAACGCCTGCAGTTGATGCATGGTTTGCTTCTGTAGGCTCAGTGAATTGGCCGGGCACATTTTTATGCAATAACTATTCTGCTGGTTATGTTGGATTTTATAATCCATCGATCAGGAAAATCGTTGCAGAAGCAATGATAACTTCTGATGGTATTGAAAAAGGTTATGCAAATTATATTGCAGTGTATGACACATTTGATGACATCGGATCTTTAGGATTTCCATCTAGAGTAATATACGATACTGGCACGTACGCGGCTAGCACCGGGTACGAATATAAACGGTTTCCTACAGACAGTATAACAAATAAATTGTCTGATTACGGACTTCGTCAAGGTTCAACTATTATGCTTCAAGCCGATTTAGTCCACTCTTCGCAAATGGCTTCTGCAGGAATGAAAACTCGGATCAACTTACGTTGGCTTCAAGGAAGCACAATTAAAGATTCGAGCACTATACTTGAATCTGACGGTGTTAATTGGGTTAATAAAACTGTATATAGCAAAGTGCCAGCAGGTGCAGATGGATTTACTGTCGTTGTTTCTAGATTTCCAAGGAATGACACATTATCAGGAAATTCAATGGTACGAAATGTGGTTATGAGTGAAATAACTCGTGATGGAAGCAAATCGGGCTCTAACGCCGCAGTTGGTGTCAATGGTATTAAGGCCGGTGAATTCAAAGAAGCTCAAGTAGCCAATCATTTGATGGATCTTAAAATGGATGTTGATGCATTCAATAACATTGTGCCAGTTGTTGGTATCAAAGAAGGCGATTCCGGGACTCCACCACCGCCATGAGTTAAGGACCGCAAGGTCCTTTTCGCGTATAAATATTGAAATAAGAGGACATACTATGGCAGATTTAAAGGCCGGAACAACTATTGGAGGTACACTTGTTTGGACTCAAGGTAACTTCCCGTTGTTCCCTACAGGCGACACACTTTTATACAAAACATACAAAGTCTATTCAGAAAAAGATAAACCTCAAGCTATTGACAATGATTTTGTGTCAAAGGCCGAAGGAGGCACATACAAATCAACGGTTATTTTTGATAAAAATATTGTTTTGAGGGCTAGTGGCGGTACATCAGGCAATCTGACTGCTATTAATCTTTACGGTGGACTCGGCGATGGTGCAATACCTACATACGGGTTTTATGTAGGCAGCACATTAGACGCAACCAATGGCAAACACGGCTCAGTGTTTGGTAACTGGGCGGTCTATAACGTTGCAGCAAATGGCGGCTGGATTTTCAGAACACAGACAAAGAATGTTGCATCTATCAATACTGAAGGAACCGGCACATTTAATGCGGTTAATGTGGATTTGCAACCTACTGTAGACTCCCATGTTACTCGTAAAGATTATGTTGATCGCTTAATAAATACCGTTACAGATAACGCAAATAGTAAAGTTTCTAAGACAAATCCTAATGGCGATACAATGGTAGGCCCATTAACTGCTCCAAACTTTATTTCAACAAAGGTTGCTACTGCGTCAAACCAAGTTCCTCAATTAGGACAAGTTGTTCAACGGGGCGTAATTTTGGATTATGGATCATTTTAAGGAAATCAAATAATGGCATTAGACTCAAATATCGGTAGAATTAAATTTATGAGATCTAAGACAGCGGGTGCAGTACCAAGCCCTACTCTCTTGGACGAAGGCGAATTAGCCATTAACTTGGTTGATCGTACAATATTTTCAAAAAATGGCGCAAACACAGTTGAACTCGGTTTCGGTAAAGGCGGAACAGTAGCTGGGCCAATTAATGTTACAGGTGGTAATGCTGTAACTGCTGCGCAATTTAATGGTGCGTTAAATGGTAATGCTGCAACTGCATCAAGACTTCTTACAGGAAGAAAAATTAATAATGTAGTTTTTGATGGTACTAAAGATATTACTATCGAAGATTCTACTAAATTATACAAATCTGATGTTCTAACTTCATCTGGCAGTTCTCGTGTTATTCGTGATGCAGCAACAATTCGTGCAGCGACTATTGCTAAAGGAGCAGTAGTAATTCATTTACCGAAAAGGGCAAATTCAGTTAACACAATGATGAAATTGTGCATTCAAGGATTTGATTATGTTGCTGGGCGAGCTACTCAAAGTAACTGGTCTGTAGATATTAGTGGATATAATTACACCGGTGCAGCTTGGCACTCTTACCAAGCAATTTCAACTAGTGGTCCTGCACCATTTGATACCGTTAGATGGGGGCAAGCTGGCGACCACCAAGTTATTATTTTAGGTGAAGGCGGTGCAACGCCTTCTTCGTGGTCATATTACAATATTAGCATTGAGAAAATTTATTTAACTAATAGTACAGAAGCATATGATGACCCTAATGATCCAATTTATATGGCAATTGAAGCCGATATATCTAACTATGTGATAAATGCCACTTTGCCACTTGAAGGCGTTGCAATGGCTAAACGTTTAGAAACAGGGCGTACATTCACCTTCACCGGTGACGCTAGAGGTTCATTGACATTTGACGGCACGGCAAATGTTTCTACTGCATTAACAATTAATTCTGCAACTACAGGCCAAGCTGGTTTAGTTAAATTAAACAATACATTAACTTCTACATCTGTCACAGAAGCGTTAACTGCTGCTCAAGGCAAAGTCCTTCAAGACACCAAAGTCAATAGAAGTGGAGATACCATTTCAGGACGTTTAGTCGTTACTCAAGGTATTACTACTCCTAGCATTAGTAATGACGTCACTGTACCGATTAGCTTTTTAGGGCCTACAGTAAACGGTTCAAACGCAGGCGGAATACGGGTAAGAAATTTAGAAGTAAATGGCGCTTATGGGGAAGCGACACGAGCATTCGGTATTTTTTCTAAAGATGGTATTGTTACTGGTGATTCAATGTCATACTCTACATTGGCGGCTCTAGGTACTGGCAATAATATCCCATTTAAAGTAAAAGATACTAATGTTGGCACAACATACGGCTTTGTGCCATTCTTAGGAGGTAATGTACAGAGCTCATCTGGGTATAGAAATGTCGTTTCTATTGGCGCCTATCGTCCAGGTCCCCAATGGGATAATTCAGGGATGTATATGTCTATGGGCGGGAATGACCAATATTCAACAGAAGCTTTCTTGTTCAAAAACGGAAGAACTATTGAAAACACAAATGGGCCTATTATACTTAAAGGCTATGCAGATACAGCTGGCAATATCGATGCTACATCGCAAATGCTATCCACCGGTCCTGAAGCGGGATGGAGAAAATTAGGTACTGCAACAATTCCGCAGACTGGTCGAAATGTCACTATTCAAATTTTTGGTGGAACAGGGTTTAATGCAGGAGTTCCATCACAAGCACATCCTACGACTATTGTTCTGAAATCAGGCAATGGTAACCCGGCATCAATTAACATGGTTGTCAATGTTAATCAAAAGGCTAATATTTTATCAAATGGCGGCTGGACTCCTGACATCGGCGCTAGCGCATGTTTTGTTAAATCTACTGATCCTGCTACACCAAATGATTATGACATTTACATTCACACTGCAGGTTATTTGTATGCATCTGTTGTAGTTATAACAGGTTACCAAACATCTTGGACACGAAGCACAAGTATTGTAGGTAACGGTGTCAAACCTACTGGCGCGGTAGATGCAGTGGTTTATCGGATGTTAGATTCGCAAGCTCCATCAATCTATGGCAGTGTCGTTATAGGTAACATTGACACCAATGCCAACCGTGTTAAAAATAGAGAGTACACAAAAATTGAAATGGTGCCACCTACTCATACGGGCGGGACATGGAGACAGGTATTAAATGACACTGATATGACTGCTGAGTTGCTATTTAAATATGGGTCCGTGACTCCACTTAAAATGGATAGTAAAGGTGTAGTACGAATAAACAATTATCTTGATGTGGATTCTATTAGAAGTTCGTCATCATCAATTAATTTCGCGACTCCAACCGGAGCATCACATTCTGTTCTTATGGGCGGATTGATGGTTAGTGATAACTTTAGCGATTCCGGACATATTCCTTCAAATGGTATATACTCTAAAGGATTAGTAGAAGCTCCAGGTGGTTTCTTCTCTGGTGATGTTAGAAGTATTAAGCCTAATAGTGCAGAACTCCCTAAAGGAGCATTAGGTGTATTCTTCTCTTCTCGCGAAGGTATGGTCGGTGGAACAGTTGGTGCGCCTTATGTTGATTTATTGACACTTAACACATATAAAGATGCTTCTGGTGGCAATATTAATGCGTTAGCATTTGATAAAGGCACTGCAAGAATTTATCATTACCAGAGTGCATTTAATGGTGCTTCTTGGGGTGCTCGAAATATAATTGCATATTTGACAGATAATGTCGCATCGGCATCTAAGCTTCAAACTGCACAGCTAATTAACGGCGAAGCATTTGATGGTACTAAAGAAATCAAAATTTATCAGAAGCGTGCAAAATTATTAACTAGTGGTACAGATTTCAATTCATTGACACAAGAAGGCGATTATTACTGCGACCAAGATGCCGTAGTTGCTACTATGGCAAACCGTCCTAATAATTGGTCATTTAGTTTAACTGTCACTAATGCTGCAGGTGTAGTACAAACACTTACAAACTACGCTGGTGTTAGTATGGGAGTATATGTTCGTGGCCTATATAGTGGAAGTTGGAGTCCTTGGAGAAAATTAGCGTATACCGATGAGAATGTTGCATCTGCTACTAAACTTCAGACTGCACGATCTATCGGTATCACAGGTTCTGGTGCATCAGGTTCTGTGAGTTTTGATGGTACAGACAACGCTATCATCCCATTAACTGTTGCGACACAAGCCACTGCAACTAACAACACAACAATTGCTACTACTGCATTTGTTCAAAATGTTAACGTTGCTGAGACCGGTGCTGCAGCTTATGCGTTGAGACTTAAAACTCCTAGAACGTTCCAAGTTACTGGCGGCATCACAACAAATGCGGTTGCATTTGATGGGCAGCAAAATGTAGTATTGACTGCAAACGCAGTTGATGGTTCTAAAGTATCTGGCGTGGTTCCTGAGGCAATTAAAGCGCAAACTCTTGCAGTGACACCGCAAAAAAATGCGAAACTCGTTGCATCATGGAAGGGTACCATATTGCAATCTATGACGCCTACACTAACTATTGTTGATGCAAATACACTTCGTGTTAGATTAGCAGACGATAATCCGAGTAACAGATTGGCAGTATTGAGATTTAATGTGAAAATCGGTACAGTGTATCATCTCGCATTTAGTAATACTATGTTGCCGATCAATGGCACAGTAACTTTCGTCCAAACTGGGTTAACATGGGTTGAAGTTGATCTTAATTCACCTAACCACGGGCTATCAGGTTCAGGCAATGGTGTAAATGTTATGGCGATAACATATTCTGCATATGGTTGTTATTTTGAGGGCTCAATTAGCCAAATCATTGGCACAACAGGGCCACAAGACAGTCAATGGGCATATGTATTGAAGCTCAATTCTCCGACAACTGATGCTACATATAATCTTAGCGGATCTTCGCAAGATGCAATATGGGTTGCAGATAAGGATATTTGGTATCTTAATCCCGCGCAGCCGGTGATAACTGCAGGCGCTATGATTTCTCCTGATAGATTGAATTTCTTCGCTGCTGATACAGATGCTGCAACAAGAATGCGTTCTAATATGGTGACTGCACAAATCTGGGACATTGTATAATTTAAATACTAAAATGGGAGCCTTAAGGCTCCCATTTTTTATTTCATTACAATTATTTCATTACCAACTATAACTTTACCTGCTTTTGCTTCTGAATCAAATTCTAATCCCGACTCAGTTATTTTAAATGGAATTGCAACATCATTGTCATATTGCTCCTTACTTACGTTGTCTGGTGTTGTGCCGAATGAAGTTCTATTAATAAAATAATAAGGAAATGTTTTGATTTTGTCTTCATAATCCATTCCTAATTTATGAGGCCCATATTTAGCGACTAGAAAATCTAATTCATCTTTGGAATTTATAATAAACTTAAAGCTTCTAACACAGTCAAAAACCGATGCCGGTTCGTTATTATATGACGTAGTTACTCTAGTAAGTTCTGTTGCATAGACTTGTTTCACGCCATCTAGGACTTCAATATCGATATACTCATCTTCATATTTACCTTTAAGGCCGCCTTGTAATGTCCTTATTTTAGCGCATACTACTGTAGAATTGCTAGGATTTTTAAATATTACCATCCATTTTGTATAAACATCTGACCCACGCTCAAGGACAATGTTGTAAAATTCGCCTACTTTAATATCTTCAAATTTAGTCGGTTTCATATGATTCTCCTTTATAAATCATGCTATTTATAAATATCTCTATTAAATCATAAATGACTAACTATGAACACTTCAATCAAAGACCAACAACCCTCAGCACAGGCTGAAGATGGCACACTTACACCTGAAAAAAATGGAAATGATTCACATCGTAGCTCTCTACCTGTGTTTGATTTTATATTTGGCTTATTGAATATACTATTCAAAGATGGAGCAACAGGAAAACTTCTCGCATCTCGAGTAGCAGCCCTTTTTGCAGTGTTTATCATGATAATGATTTGGGTGAAAGCTGATGCTATAGGAAAATTATATGTAGAGGCGTCATATGAAAAGTATGCTCAAGCTATCCAAGCTGAACGCACAAAGAGGTTTAATGCAACTATTCAAGAGCAACTCCAAATAGCGCATGTCGCATCAGGCGCTGACTTCTCTGCGGTATACGTTTTCAGACCTAAAAACTTAAACTACTTTGTAGACTTAGAGGTTTATGAAGGGCGAATCCCACCTACAGTAGATCCAAAGAACATGGGCGGATATCCAGTCGATAAAACATCCAATGAATATATTGCTCATTTAAGCGGACAATCATTCACTACGGATTCAGAATTTGGCTATCTTCCGACTACAGAAGATGAGAAAGGCGTAACATTCATGTACAGTTGCCCGTATTTTAATCTCGATAACATTTATTCGGGTTCTGTTGCAATGTATTGGTATCAACAGCCAAGAGTTGCCAAAAAGCGACTTGATTCAATATGTAACCAAGCCGCTAGAGCAATAGGGCGTGCTAGATAATTAGAACTTAGCAGTGTTAGTGTACATTGCTAATTTTTTGTAGATCGGTGCATGTCCAACGTTGAATTCATTGATAAGTTTTTCTTTTTGGCGAGTTGTAATGTCTTGTGTCAAATTGAACAATCCGGCAGCAGTGACCTTTTTGCCATTGATTGTGATGCCAAGCTCATTTAAAAATGCAATGAATAAATTCTTGTCTTCAAGGATGTCATCATGCCCAAATTTGATAAGAATTGATACAACAGCAATGATTTCTGCAAGAGTTTCGTATACCATGATAGAGTTCCTTAAATGTTGAAGAATTTGATGATTGTGTCAATTAGAATTTCAATGTTCTCTAAAGAACGTGGCATATCAAAATATGTTTGTGCCGGAGCAGATCGATATGACATTCCAATTGATGCAAATAAGTCTATAGTTTCTTGAGATGGCTTACGAATACAAACACGGATTTCAGGTTTGTTTTTAATTTCGATAGAGCCTATACCTTTGCAACGTTTCTCAAATATAATAAAGATGTTACTTCGGCTTGTTGTAACTTCTTTAATAGCAATTTTGTCTTTGAGGTATTCAACTGCATGATCACGACATGTTTCCATGTCTTTGGTGATTTCGCGTTTTGTGGAGCCATTGCGTTTAACAAGTAGATCAGGACGTTCAGCAGCAACGAATAAATTCATTGCAGTTTCGACAAGTTCATCACCTAAAACTGAAATGATGTACATGTCATTTGATTCTTCAATGAGTCCACATTGTAGCAATTCCTCCAGGTGATCGCCTAATTCATCTTTAGTATGGTATTGAGTACCATATAGTTTAAGTAATAATTTTAAACCTTGATCACTTGGTACGTTGCATAGATTTAACTGTTTAGACGCTTGTCTCAGATAAAACGATTTATCCATTTTTATTCCCAATTATTTGATAAGTCTATAATATCAAAAATTGCTATCAATGTAAACAACAAAAGGGACCTTATGGTCCCTTTTTAATCACTTAATTTTAGAAAGTTCATCTAAATCTTTTTTGTACTCTGCATAAGGAGTAGTTGATTGCCAGTATTCAACTTCAGCCTTAGCTTCATGTGCACGTTTCTTGAGATTTTCGACTTCATCATCAGTCATGTGATAGATGTTCATTGATACCAGTTGATCTTCGAATCCAACAAACACTGAAGTTTTAGATAACTCTTCTTTCAACTGAGCACGTGTTCTGCCTTTAACTGCAATGTTACCAAGATTGACTTCTTTGATAAACAATGCTTTGGCAATCGCGAGTTTGAATGTTTCTTCAGCTTTAGACTTCATGTACTCGATTCGTTTTGCGATAAACTTCAAGCGAACTTTAACAAAGCTCTCGATTAATTGCGCAGCAGTTTCAAATTTGTCATTGAGTTTTCCATTTTCATCGATAACAACAATGTTTTGCGATACACGTTCAACCAATTTAAAATCACGTTTAATTTTTTCATCAGCTAAAACACTGTCACTCGGCAAATTATAATCTTTGCGGAACTTGACTTTAAATCCGAAACCTTTTTTCGAACAGTCATCGTCATATGAGATAAGACCTGCATCTTCTAAAGGATCAAGAACCTTTTCAACATATTTTGCACGATCCCATGAATATGGAATTTCAGAAATGTACATTTGAGTTTTTGAAGTTAATTCATATACTCCATGAAGTTCATATTTGCCTGGTTCAATATAACGAACTTCACCATTGAATTCTGGAAATGCTACTTCCGGTTCAATTTCAAGGTTACCTTCAAGAGCCATCTTTGTGCAATGTACTATTGATGAAAAACTATGTGGCAAGATAGAAGTCGAATAACCTGTTGCAATACCACGTACACCATTTAAAAGTACTGTTGGAATAACTGGCAAATAGAACTTAGGCGGAAGATGTTCTTTGTCTTCATGTTCTGGAGCAATTTCATGATCTTTAAACACTTTATTAAAGTTTTCAGAAATTCGACAGAAAATATAACGAGATGCAGCAGATTCTTGTACAAGACGAGAACCAAAGTTACCTTGCCCATCTAAAAATGGGAAGTTGTTATTCCATGTGTTTGCCATTAAAGCGCCAGCTTCTTGAGCTGAATTTTCACCATGGTGATAACCAGCATCAGCAACTCCACCAGCAACTGAAGCAAGTTTATGCATTTTGTCTTTATTGCCTTTAGCTAGTTGAATTGCACGATAAATCATGAATCGTTGAACTGGCTTAAAGCCATCAATCATATTAGGAATCGCACGATTCTCGACTGTGTACATCGCATAAGCTTTAGCTTCATGATTAACGATGTCAGTCAATTCACGTTCAGTGTTTTGCATAGATTGGTTCCTCTGTATTTTTGTTCATTATAAACACAAAACTGGTTAAGCACAAACTTAACCAGCTAATTTGAAACGAGTTACTTGATTAATTTAAAACAAATAACAAATGTGATGATTGAAGTTAATGCCAAGCCAAACAAATATCCAGAATCCGTAAAATCCATCGGTGGCATCATTTTATGTACTGTTGCATAACAGAACATTAACACAAGGCCTAAAAGTTGATTATTGCTCATAGGTGCTCCAATTAGTACTTCTGTGCGCGAAATTTAAAGTTGTCATTCAACATACGATTCATTTCTTCTAGATTTTGGAATGAATCTGCGTGTTGACGTGTTAGAGCTAATGCGAGTTTGCCTTTGCCATAACCATTAGTAATAGCTTTCATTTTGTCTAGACTAACATAGTGAATATCAAATGAAGAGAATGATCCCATAATCATTTCACCTGTTTTAGTGCGACGTAGGCGAATTTGTGACACGATGTTTCGTAACCCAGAACCAGTACGTTGTCGTCCTACATAAAAACGTGCATAAACTTCTTGGCGGCTTGTGTGAACTAAAAAGTAGAAGCCAGGCTTTGTCAGATCTGAAACTGGTGGTTCAGTTGTATGAGGTTCATATAGAGCACCTTTAGCTGTCAATCGAGCAATAAATTGACTTTTAACTAAACGAAGGTCTTTAAGCATCATAAGAGATTTGTTCATTTCATATTTCCTGTATCATAATTTGATAAGACAATTATATACACATTCATTTGCGTTGTAAACTAAAATGTGTGAATATTTAACATGTGTTTCAAATGTCCGAGCGACTTATCGTTGATGTAGTAACCACCGTTTCTAAAGTTTGAGCGATTAACTACACGTGGCTGTATTAGGGCGTGTGGATCACAAAGTAAACGAGGTGTCAGGCAGATGTCTTCAGGAGAATTTTCGATTGCATCAAAAATTACGATAACATCTGCAACGCCGGCTTCAAGGAATGGCCTCACGTTAACACCAGGGTACCCATTGTCCGAGAAGTATTGACCGCCTTTAGAATGGATCGTAATGAAGTTTGATTTTTGATTCTGGTGTGTCTTTACTTCAACTCTAATACCATTGTATTTGATATTACCTAACACATCAAATGCATAAGAAAGAGGATCATCGGAGTTTTCGTTACCATGGTTCACCCATCCTTCAAGCCATTCTGCAACATATTGTTCAGCCAATTGGGCAATGGCACAACGAACTAAAACTTCTTGGCGATCTTGATTAGGGTCTAATCCCATTGAATATTCAACAGTGTCCATAATTTTAGCAACACTTTCTTTTGAAAGATGTTTATACGACAATGAAACTTCTTTAAGTTCTGTTAATCTAATGTAGCCTGGATTGGTTTTCATAGATACCTCAAGAGGAGCCGTAAGGCTCCTCATTCAATTAGTTAGCTTCACCAAGTACTTCATATTTGCAAGTACGCATTTTGGCATTGTTGTAGTCAACCGGAATTGATACTACATCACGTGGATGGACTTTAACTTTCATGACTTTGCAATCATATGATGTTGCATAATGGTCGAGATACGACTTCGAACAAACATGTAAGCCATTTGAACAGGTTTCATGATCGTTTTCATTTACCATATTTCGTGGCATCTCTACAATTTTGCCAGGACTATTATCAATTGTGCCTGTATAGAGATCCTTAAAGTCTGATGAAACTTTCTTCCATGCAATAAAGTATCCGTCATCTGTGATTTCGATATCATTTGCTTGCAAGAAGTCAAACAATCGAGTAACTGCACGTTCAGATGGATTGAGCATCAAATTTTCTAAAAATGGCAAGTAGAATTCAAAATCTTCACCTGCTTGCATCGAATTGATGATTCGTGTTGTTAAACCAGAACGAACTTCAAATCCTTTGTAGAACAGCTGCCCATCCTTAATTTCAATGTTGCCTTTGACATATTTTGTTACTGCACTTTCGGTATTGATTAGATCAATTGCCGTTTCAATGTCACCATCGATAAGCATTTGAAGTGCTTCTTGGAAATTGTCATGCGACGAGTCCGCATTATATGTTTTGCGTCCTTTTACAATTGAGATAAATTTAGCCGAAGCAGTCCATGTAGCCTCTACATATTTGTCTTTAGAATCCTCTTCTTCAGAGACACGAGTGTCATCGAATGAACCATTGGAGTCATATGCTGGATTATCCACCAATGCAAAGTTTTTGTCATCTTCAAATCTAACTTCAGGCAATGATGAATCAATAATCGCAATATCTTTGATGTCTTCTTTACGATGATATTCAGGCTCAATACGAATAACAATTTTTCCGACACGAATCCGTTTCATTACGCCGATGTCAGTGTCATAGAATGCCCAGTTCTCGAAATTTTCGTCATTCATCATTTCTCCCTCTTCAAGTTTTTCGGAGTAGAGGTCGTTTGCATAAATGACGCCGTCTTTAGGATCACCGGTTACAATAAATTCATATGCACAAACTGTACCTTTTGCATAAAGGATTTTAGTTTTATCCGCTAATTCATAGAGTTCTTCACCTACAGTGCCATGAACTTTAACAAATAGTTCAAGCTGATCTGCGTATTTGTTTTGGATGCGACGAACGGTATCAACTGAGCAATTTAATGCAGACGCAATTGACTTTTGCTTGACACCTGATGCACGTCCAATTAATAATCCAGCGATTTCATGTTTAACTAACTTAGCCATGACTTCTTTCCTATAAAAGAGTGTAGAATAATTATATAACTATTTGAGTGTAAAGTAAACTTCTTTACATAAAAATTCATATAGCCACCATGCGTAGAGCACTACGATGGTGACAATAAAA